TGGAGCTGGAGCTGGAGCTGGAGCTGGAGCTGCTAATAGGGATAGGTATTAATGTTGACCAGTAATCCGCTGCGTAAAATATATTAAGCCTGTACTGGACGTTGGTTCCTGAGGTCTGGTTTATATCTTTTTGGAAATCAATGGTATACCAAGTCCCACCTGCAAGCCCAGATATAGGAGGGCTCTTAGCAGCTAGTATCCAGCTTAGCCCTGCCCAGCGATATACCTCTAGGCGCTTTGATGATAAATTAAATACACCAATTATGTATGCTTTAATGTATTTATTACACGATTCTGAGTACACAGTGCAGTAGTCTAGTATTACTCCAGCAGTTCCAGTAGTTGTTGCGGAGGAGAACGCAAACGATACGGACACTCTATTACCCATTGTAGATACTAGCGGATAATCTCTTTGGTAAACATGGCTGTCATTAGATGGGTCGTTCCATACTGCAGCAAACCTAGACCCGGTGTTGTATACCGCCAGACCATTAGAGTCCGGCCCAGCAGGAAACCCTCTATGGAAGGTTGTATCTTTATAAAAGTATGTGCTGTTAATAAATTCAAAGTGGCTTGGGGCTTCTTCACTGCCTACTGGTTTATCTAATTCGTCTAAGTATGGCAATAAAGTTGACTCAAGCACACTACTACTTAGCGATGGGTTGTCGGTAATTTCGTTAGAGGTTTCGGCTATGGCGTCTTGATCTCCTGCGGCATCTGCTATCGCTTGGCACACGTCGGTGTATTCATTTGGAAGCTTTCCATTTTGATCTGGTAAGTAGTCATTCTGAGTGCACACCTCCGCCATCCCAAGTGGTATCTCTACGGCCAGACCGGTAATCTGTGTAGATACTATTCGCTTAGCAGATATCTGGTTACTGATGAATGAAAGGCTTATATTGCCGGAGCAGTCGGGGTATATGTTGTTTAAATACTCTACGCTTATCTTTTTGCAGGACTCGCTTTCAGGCCTACCTTGACACTTGCCGATATACTTCTCAAATAAGTTAGCTGAGGAATTTTGATTATTTAGCCGAAAGACTATAGCGTTTACTTCTCCAATACCTTGCACATTTCTAGTATCATAACTGATATCTAAGTCTCCAACTGCTCTTAGTAATACGTCTTTAGTTAAAGCTAAGCTAGCGTCATTTATCGATATAGAACGAACGCTTTCAGACTTATAAGATAGCGCGGCCCTAGGTGCTAGCAGTGCTTGGCTGACCTTACTAAATCTAGCCGATATGCGGCGCTCCGTTCCTTCGCCAAATACAACCCAACCATAAACCCCGTTAGCAACAGGCCTGACTTCATACGGCACTCCAGAGAGCACTGGCTTGGGTAATGACACTACAGCTAATGGAGTAAATTGTGATACTGGGTCCGCTTCGTCAGTAGAGAGGGTGTAGTTATTGCAGCCTGATATTGTTATCGTAACTATTTTGCTTGTGCAATTAATGCTGCTTACAGCTGCAAACTTAGCCGTTAACTCAGGAAACCTAAGCCTCATATCTACGATTATATCGTGGGGGAATTCAGTACCGTCGTCAGCCTCGCCAGTAGCTTTGTCATCTAGCGGATAGCGTCTTGTTGAGTTCGCATTCAGCCAGTTATTGTTTGTTACAGCCATTATAGTTTAAGCCCCAGTGAGTAAGGCTCCCCTGTAGATACTATTTCGTCATTACCGTCCAATACGGCCTGCGCATTTATTAAGATTAAATCGCCGTCAGCGGGGTCTATTACCGTAGCGGTAAACCTAACCTTAGCTGACTTACCAGGTTTTAAACTATCCCACCTAAATATATAGTTAGGCCATTCTCCTTCTGGGATAACCTCTGTAGGACTGGATGCATCTGTTGGGTACCATACGACAGATTCTATGTCGCCCAGGTTTTCTCCAGAGCTAAGATCTACCTCTAACCTGATAGGGCCTATGGTAACTTGAGACACATTACAAAAAGAAGCTAGTATAGAAGTTTTAGCCCCCTCAAGAGGTAACGCAAATATTCTAATAGCGTTATTTTCTCTACAGGTCCTAGCAGCTGACCATCTTTCTTGATTTGCATAATGCTGCCCCCTAACTGTCATAGACCTGTTGCCAATGGCTTTAAACTTTGTATGCAGCCTTCTTATGCCTTCATATGTCTTAACGAAGTCATTACACTCACAGCACGGGCTGCAGTTGTTGTTAAAATCAATTTGGCCAGTCGTTGTTGCTGTATAATCGGTAGCGTCCCCTGTTCCTTCTAGTCCAGTCCAGTAACACTCTTTTGTAGCGATTGATATATTACCATAAGAGTCGGGCTTTATCCCGTTAACGGTTTTAATGCCCCCTTGAATACAATCTTCTGGGCACTCAGGAAAGAGTCCGGTGCCAGTACCGGGCGTGGCTGCTATTTGAACTCTGTTTACCTTTCTTTTGCCCTCTACGCTAGTAGCCCCTAATAAGCTGAATACTAAGTTATTACCTCCGACTAAGTTAATGTCTCCTGCTATCTCTACTGCTCCGAGTTTTATTTTATTTACCTTTATAACGTCTCTAAGATAAGTCCGCTCGTCTAGCACGGCGCTGATAGGAACAAACGAACTGCTCCCTTCTGACGATGAACTTGATGAGCTTGTAGCTTCAATTACTGTATCCGAGTATTGCACGACAGTTAGTACAGCGCTGTTATTACGCCATACATAAACTAACCGATGGCTGCCCCAGGTTGAGATGTCGCTGTCGATTGCATTTAGCGTAGAGAATACTAGAACGTTTCCGTTGTCTCTTATCTCCACTAATGAGTTTGCTGGGTTATTAGCGTTAAATCCGGAAACTAAAGAAACTCTTAATGGTAGAGCAAACTCACCTTCATAGCAAAGGTGCAAGTCTTCAAACAGCCCTTTTATGTCTGGGGATGGTTTAACAAATGGAAAGTCTGTCCCATTTGGAAAGAAGCCAGAGCCGTAGTTTGATGCTACCGACATTACTTCTCCCTTTATAAGCAGCTTCCACTATCGCCAATACGGCTGCCTAACACGGTTAAATTCATACGATTAACCGAGCCCTCTAATCTGTTTAAGAAGTTAGTAAGGCTAGTGGCTGACTCTCCAAACCTAACTAGATCAGTAGTCACTGCTTCGAGCTCAGTACACCCGCAACACGGCTTTGAGCAGGTATCGGTAAGTTGTAGCCCATTAGCGACCGCTGTGATGCTAAGGCAAGAGTCTCCAACAAAGGATAAGTCTCCCCCCTCGGTTGGTTCCGTTCCGTTGATGGTTCGAATACAACTTGGAATGTCGTCATCGTCTTCGCAGTTACAATCCACAGTCAGCCCTTCACCTTTTATTGCATTAAAAGTTATGCTGGTGACTCCGTCTACTGTAGAAGACTCTAGCAGCATGTTGCTTCCAGCTACAAAAGCTATATCGCCTTGTAGCCGTTTTGTAGTTGTGGATCCATTGACTAAAGTGATACTACTAACTCCACGAAGCATAAGTCTTATAGCATCAGAGTCTACGTTGGCGGCGTTGTAGGTGAAGTCATATGCTCCGGCTGGCAGACTACTAAGCTCATCTAGTTTTCCTAGTACAACTTTTCCAGCGCAGTCTAGAAAATCTCCTTCGCCTATTAGAGAGTAAGTCTTATATTCTGAGTGTGATGAGAAGGCTATAGTGGTTGATGCTACAGTTATTCCTGAAACGTTATCCCAATACCCCAGCACAATGTTCAGCCCAGTAGAGAACACGGAAAGCGACCTTATATAAAACCGCTCAGGGAAGGCTACTAAACCAGTATGTATTGGAAAGTACAGCCCTAGAATAAGACTGTCAGGCATGGTAAAGGTCCCAGTCGTATCAACCTTGGAAGCGGTTTCTACAAGGGGGTAGCTTCTCTGACTGTTAGAATTGAGCCACTCTAGGTTCCAAATGCCTACGACCATTAGCTTCGACCTCCATGTCGTAAGTTCTTAGTACAGTACAGCAACGGCTTCAATCAAGCCAACCTCGCCAGCGTAGCCATCAGAGGCTAACCTGTTAATCGAGAAGAAAACTATGTCTTGGCCGCTTATGCCTGTAATTGCAGAGCTGTCGATATCGATGTACTCGTCAGCAGCCAGCGTCGTGCTGGTGCTTATAGCAAGCCCTGTGTCTGTTGTTGGTAAGCTTTCTGGGGACCCAGAAGTTTTAGAAAGTACTCTGTAGCTAGCTGTGAGCGACGGAATAGTTCCAGCCGATCTTCCTAAAACTCTAAGCCTTAACTTTAGGCTTGGAGTATCTGGAAACGCGTCTTCATGAGGAAGCAAAACCTTAAGTCTAATAGAACTAGCTTGTACTGGCGGAAGGGCTAGGTACATTATTTCGTTGTAGTATCTCTCTTTAGCGTCGCTAAGCCTTACTATTTGCGGTTGTATAATCCTCTCAGATGGCTCTATATTAGCTCTTATGGTAACGATGCCTTGATGGAGAGTGTCCCCATCATCAAGTCTGCTAAATGTTGAGGTGATGGTTACGCTATTATCTGCCGCCTTAAGGCCCTCGATAACTCTGCCCCTTTTAAACTTACCACCTACTACGTTCTTGAAGGCTAAGGAGCCTAACTCTGTGTTGCTGTCAATCGCTAGGCCTAGGTCTACCCCTATCTTAAGTGCTCCGGTGTTGGCCGGTTTATTATCATAGCACCCGATAATGCTGATGCCGCTTCCTGGGATTGGGTCCAAGCTTGTCACTACGGTCTTGTCCACCCCGTAAGACGACTTAACAAACCGAAGTAGTAGCTTCCTAGTTATGTCCCTAGGGCACTCAGCTGGGGATAGTGATGATCCTGACATGGATGATACCGATAGTGAAGAGCTAGACCCTAAGCTTTGGTAAGCCCACGGTACATCGTTGTAGCAGTCAGACATCCACCATATACCGTTTATGTCTATATATACTAGGCCGCTAAGGCCCATAGGTAGCTCAACTCCGTTTCCATCGCCTTCGCTTTTAAATAGAGTCACACTTGAAGACTCTGCTGGCATGGGAGGGAATACATTATATAGGGCGGTGTGGGTTTTTAAGTTATACCCAAATGTCGCTTTTGTTGGTGCAAGGCCTTGAAATGAACTATCGTCGGCAGGAAGCCAGCCTTGCATTGTGCTGTCAACATTGATGATGCTATGTCTCCCGTTAACTTCAGGAGTTGGGGAGTCACCGCACGGAGTTAAATAGAGATCAAATTCGTAATGTACATGATTAGACGGCCCGTCTCTAAGCTGAGGTTGAACAAATACAATACCATCTCCGTCATAGTGAAGCACAGCTACGTCAGCTATTGCAGGGCTTTTTGATAGCTTTCCCTTTACTTTACCTGAAAGAAAGTAACGACCTGGCTCGGCTGCCGAATTATCATCAATGACTGAGGATATATTGATAGCGCCCCTGCCTACTAATAAGATGTCTGCAATCTCAGCGCCGTGCTTGTACAACACAACCCCTAGCACATCCGATAGTGGAGACGTCTCCAATGTTCTTGTCTGCTGATTGAATTCAAATCCAGCCAGCGCTCGTTCAAATCTAGACCTAGGTCCGTTCCAGCATACTGCCATGCCTACGGTTAAGTCAGGCTCCACGGCAGAGTCATATGCAACAAGGGCCTCCTTGTTCTCAATACCGTCAACACGGTCTTTGAGATACTGGGCCTGCCCTTCCAATGCTCGAGTTGGTCGGCTATCAACTTTAGCCTCAATAGGCTCGCCGTCACGAACATGCTCAACTTTATTTGTCCAAGATGAAGACATCAGTCATACCTCTGTTATTTGAACTGCTCGGTCCAGCTTACTCCTATCTGGCTTGAAGCCTGCTTTAAAACCTGCTGACCTTCAGGGTAGTACTCCCTAGCAAATATAAGATCTCTAGTCCTATCTTCCAACCTTGGGGTAGCAACCAGAGCCAGCCCAAACACGGTACTATTAGCTCCAACAGAAAATGGCTTCCCATGTACGCCAGCGCTTCCCGTTGTTTGAGCAAAGAACGTAAGCTGATTTACCACTACGGACGCCCCTTCATAACCGCTTATAAGAGATGCCTTTGGGCTTGATATCAGCTGCAGTCTTAGGAAGTCTCTATCTGCACTGGCTGAGAGCGCAGAGTAGTACTCTATGCCATCAGCCCTATCAAATGCAGGGGCAGATACCACATCGCCAGGGGATGCTACGTTCTCAAATTCAATGTACATTGCGCTTATCTTGTACTCTTCCTTGCCTTCACCAAAGAGCTTGCAAGCTATCTCGCCCCAAGTCCACTGGATCTGGTTATGGAATGACGCCCCTGGAATCCACAGCCCTGCGCTGTTGATTTCATATGACCTTATAAACCCATTTACTTCCGCTATTTTATTAGCCATCGTAACCTCATGAACACTGGCTGCTTATCGATTTAATCGTAACGGCTGAATTTAACAGAACTAAGGAGATATACTCCTCAACCGTCTCGGCTCCCGTGTACCCATCGGCACTCGATGATTGTACATTAAAAGCACTATCTATAGCGAGTGGAGCTTCAAAAATGAAGAACACCCCATTACCTAGTGCCACTAAGTCCGGCACTATGTCTAACCTAGGTATCTTCTTTGACACTTCCTCTGCCCTTACAGTTACTAAGGTTATTCCACCCGGTATAACCTCGTCAATTAAGAATTGTAAGGGATTGATGCTGGTAGGCAAGCTCTCAGCCTCGGGCTCCCCTACTTTAACAGGCCTTAAATCCAGCCCTTGGGCTATGGTCTTCCCCTGCGCTATTCCGTTTCTATGAACGACGTCCCAGAAGTGTTCCACATCAAAAGGGTGGCCCCCCACTTCAAAGCTCAGCTCGGTAATGTCGTCTCTAGTGGTTATATTAGTAGGGACTGTGCTATTTGTAAATGTAAGGTCATGCGCAAACTGATTGCTTATAAACCCGCTTCCAAGGGTAATAGCGTTGATGCCGGAAATATCTGATCCGCTTCTAAGCTCTTGAATCCTTAGCCCAGTGGATAAGCTTGTACCGGCTATTACTTCGTCGCCTACTGATACCGAAGCAGATGATTTTGGAGACAAGAAGTATACATTCTTATCTGTAATCAAGACCTTGCGGCCGACGTTATGGATCCGCTCAACAACCTCGCTAGTTTTGGCCACGGGAGCCTGCAAAGAGTGCCCTAATATATTGGCCAGCCGGCCGGAAGACATTCCAAGGATTAAACAATCATAGATATTATTAATGAGCTGCTTATAGTCTTCGCCTGAGTTGCCATCAACGCCTATTGGAAGGCCGTAAATTTGCTGAATAGACTTTAAATCAAATTTAGCATTATGTAGCCATAACGCCAGCTCCGTATCGGAGTTACCATCAGCGTCTATAACATCTTTAATGGCAAATCGGCCGTCTGAGAAAGGGTTAGCCTTAAAGACAATTCTATTGGCCACCGAATCTATAGTGAAATCAAGCCCTTCATATAGGCTAGCCGATGGGCCGCTTGTTCTGTTGTATATTTGACTGACACCGGACAAGTTGTCTGTAAGCGTCCATGAGGCTCCCGACGTCTGCCCATACACCAGTCCCTGCCCACCGTATGCGCCGCCGCCACCAAACACGCCCTCTACACTTATACCTTTGCTCTTCAAGATAGGAAAATAGCTCCAAGTCTTTACTTTAAAAGGGCTTATAGAGAATCTGCTTTTGCTCTTTTCTGCTTCTCGCCAAGTCGAAAATGAAGCCTGCCAAAGCGTATTTCTAGCGTCAACCAAGTCTTCAACTTGGTCTTTGCCTTCGTAAACTTCAATCCAGTAACTACCTGCTAGTGCCCTTACGTCTTCGGCCTTATCCAGGTAGGTCTTAGGGTACTTAAACATGCGCCTCCCTCATGATTAGGGATTTGCATTATCACATATTTTACGAACGAATGAAACCAGCTTTTCCAAGCCATCTTTAGTAAAGTCCTTAGCTGATAGGGTAAAACTGTCAGGCGCCTCTATTTGTTTGCCGCTTGACCGGCTGCTCAGCTACTTGGCTTCTCTAACTGCGCTTTTTGGTTCAATTAGGCCCCACCCGTAAGTTGAGTCATATCCTGGGGAGCCTGCATCTAGAGCTGTTTTAAAGAAAGTTGTGGAGATTTCTTTAAGCAACTGCTTGTATTTAACGTTTTCTGCTTTAAGCGCTGACAGTACTAGTGCAAGCACGCCAGCTACGAAGGGGGTAGCCATTGAAGTTCCAGACAACTTAGCGTAACCAGTAGGCGGCCAGCACGAAGACACATCAACGCCAGGCGCTGCGATGTCTACCTTTCCTCGGCTAGAGAACATGGCGGCTAGGTTCTTTTTATTTACAGCGGCTACTGAGATACACTCTTTCATATTAGCCGGGTAGCCTGTAGTTCCTTGGCTTGGGCCTTCGTTGCCTGCGGCTGCCACTATAAAGCAGCCCTTAGAGTAGGCAAACTTTATTGCTTCTTTTATGCGCTTATCTAAAGATGAGGAGCCTAGGCTCATAGATATGATGTCAGCACCTTCTGACACAGCCCACCGGATACCCTTTGCTATCCAATCAGCTGACCCTGATCCCGAGTCGTCTAATACTTTACCAATAAGTAGCTTAGCGTCAGGAGCTACGCCTATGATTCCGCTTTTATTCTTGTTTGCGGCTATGACTCCGGCACAGTGAGTTCCGTGGCCGTTAGTGTCGTAAGGCCCTGAGTTAGACTTACTGAAGTCTTGCGTAGCTATAATCTGACCAGCTAAGTCAGGGTGCTTGTCTGCTACGCCTGTATCGAGCACTGCGACCTTGATGCCCTTTCCTGAGGAGTCTGTCCAGATGTCGGGAATACTGTTAGCCCTTAGGCCCCAATCTATTGTCTCGGAGCAGGTCATAGACAGGCTTTCCACCGTGAATGGCGGAATCTTGAATGGAAGCTTCTTAGTAGCCATATTACTTATCCTCGGTCTTTGGATAGTTGTTCTCGATCCATTTTACGACTAACTTAATAAGAACGGGCAGCAGCCACACAGGTATATCAAAAGCTGCTGTAGATGGTTTTCGCTTACCCTCAACCAGCTTCTCAAGAGTCTGCCCTACCACCTTCTTAGAGACTTTCGAACCTCTGATGGCCTTGGTTGAATAGGAGTCTGCAGCGTACTTCATGAGGTAGGCGGACACTTCCATGGCCGCATAGATAGCTTTCCACTTATCAAAGGCGGTCTTCCCCGTTAGCATGTCAGCCAAAGTCTTAGCAGCTGCGAATGGAAAGTCAGAGAACTTTACTGAGAATGGTTTTGCTGCCATGGCTTATCCCTCTATAGCGTCTAGTATGGTTTGAACGTCGTTTTCATCTATCATGCTGGCTGCTTCAGATATAGCCTGCTCAATCAAAGTAATAGCTGGGTCACCAGCTACGCCTTTTGGTATCTTCACACCCTTGTCTTTAACTCCTGCCCTGATGATCTTCCTTATCTTAATCTTATCTAGAAGGCCTGGTTTTCTGATTCGGTTAAGCGCTTCTTTGGGGGTATTCTTGCATATCTGGTTTAGCCTTATGAGGTTTACAAGGATCGATACAAGCGCCGAGATAACCACAACTGTACTTATCACAAACCCTTTGGCATCTAGCTTGTCTTTAAGGCTTGGGGCTATCTTGTCAGCTAGTTGGTTTACATTATTCATTAGGACCTTCCTTAGTGGAGACGTCTCCACTACTATTTGAAGTTACATAACTTACATTTACACTGAGCGCACGAGCAGGCCCCGTGGCAACTTACTGGCGGCTTGTCGCCGTCGCAGCAGCGGTCGTAGGTCTTAGTAGCCAGAACAGCGCCTATTACAGCTCCGACGCCCAGAATGGTCAATACCTCTAGGAACTGTATGAAGCTTTTAATTGTCTTTTTAAAGTTCATTGTTTAACTGGCATACCGCCAGTACCTTTACTACCGTCAGCAGCTTGTAGGTTTCTTAGCCCGCCTAGGAATGTAGCTTTGATTTGTGTATTTATCTTCTACTACTGGCTCTTTGTCTTTTATTATTAAAGCCTTTGAAGGAGCAAGTAAATCAAACGATGCCTTATCCAACTTAATAGTTTGATAAGGCATCAGGGTAGCTAAAATGATGTATAGCATGTCCGGCCTTGCCTTGTATATCAAGGCTTTAAAGTTACACCAACATAAACAGGGCTTTGTCTATCAGCTGCTCAGGGAACCCTTCAAAGTTACTAAAAGCAAAGGTCTCTTTGGCCCTGATATGCTTTTCAGCGTCTTTGCGCCTGATCCTTAGCACGCCCACAGGCAGGTCAACTCCAGTATCAAAGTCTTTAAGCTGGCCATGAGAATCGGCCCAGCTATTAAGAATGATAGCGTAAGGGTCTCTATCATTATCATCTACGCCAATAAAGCACATCTGATGACCCCAGTTATCTGTTTGTCTATGGAATCCGTCGTTAGCTGGTGTCATGCTGTAACCAATATCGCTAGCAGTAGTACAAGGGTAGCCATTAGATATGGCAGCTACTAAGTCGTCCCAGCTCTTAATCAGGGCTGCCGATTTTACCGGGTGCATTTTACCTTCCTCTACGAACTTATTATCAGGGCCTGGGCTGTCTCCCCACTTCTTAGCTACTTTTCCAGAATATGCTGGCACACCACCAAAATTACTGCGAAGAACACCGTATTTAATAATAGCGTCTGCCATCCAGCTTCCCAAGGAGCCATCGTCACCATCTAACTGCCCTCCTCCGATAAGTACTCGGCCTGTGCCATAGAGATAAGGCGGGAACACTGGGTTAAAAGCTTCCCTGTCGCCTTTCATAAGCTTCTCGGTAGCCATTAAGTATTCACAAGCATTCTTAGCTCCAAAAGACACGCAGTCACCGATCTCTTGTGCGTAGTTCTCTGTGTCTTTACCTAGAAGCTTTCTTACAACTTCATACAGCATAGTCTTTCCACCCTTAGTGCTTCTTGTAGAGCTAAGGATGTTAAACTCTTTAAACGAGCTGCTAAGCAAATCAAATTGAGCTTTGACTAATTCTGGGTTGTCTTTACCTGCCCAGCCGCCCTTAGCGCCGTTCTTGTATAGCTTTAGGATATCGCTCATTTTATTTTCCTTATTTTACAGACTTAAGACCTGCTGCTACTTCTCTCCAAGCCTCAGCAAAATCTGTGGCTGTTAGCATTTGCTTACTCTCGTAAAGGGAGTAAAGCGCTTCCTGCATTTCTTTAAAGAAAGGCTCCCATGCAGCTTTGTTGGCGCCTACTGCTGCTCTGTTAGACTCAGCAGTCTTCTTTAAAAGTTCATCGACTTCCTTGATAGCCCCTGCGGCTACGGCTGACGCCATAGATTCAAAGGACTTTGCAACGGCTGTTGCAGATCCTTTACGGATAGCTGCAGGCACCTTATTAATAGCTAAGGAATAGGCTTTCTTTTGAAGGTTGTATCTAGCTTCTGGAAACGTAGGCTCAGGAGCTAATGGTTCTGGATTTGGGTCTAAGTCTTCACCAATGATAACTGGGGAAGATATAATAACAGTCTTGGTGACTATCTCTGACGTTTTGTCGCCTTCTTTGACTACGTAGAGATAAGTGATAGCTGCTAGTGCTGTCATACGTTTAGGTACGACTCCGGCTCCAAAGAAGATACCGTCTTGGTATTCTCTTACTCTTTTTTCTTTGTCTCCATCAAATACCTTCCAAGCAATACTGCAAGATACAAAGTGCTTTGGTGGATCTTTAATAGATGACACAGTGAGGTCCACCAGCTCCCCGAGGGGAACTGGGGCCTCGGCTCCAACAATCTTCTGCTGTGGGACCACAAAATCGGTCGCCAAGGAGCTGCTGGAAATGAGGATCGTAGCTAGTAGGCTAAACAATATCTTATTCATAGATATTCCTTTACTTAGAGTGTGCCGCTAAGGCAGCAGCTACCAATTGTGTAGCTCTTTCCTTGCTTACTGGAGTACTAGGACCAAAAGCCTCTATCAGGGTTACAACTAAGTCAGCAAACCAAGGTTGATCTGCAAACTGTTTAAATACTTCTACGACCCTGTCATCAACATCGCCAGGAATCATTTTGGTCATAGAGTCGGCGATCTTCACAATAAGATCAATCGCCTTCTTTACTTTCTCTGCGTCTAAGGCTACTTTAGCTACAACGTTATCTTCTGACATAGTGCTCTCCTATCTTAAATGAGTAAAACCAACACTCTTATACACTCTTAACTGTGATTTGGATATCCGACTTATCTAGAAAATAAGCCGTTGATCTAGGGGTTACCATGTTTAAAGGTGAGTTAGGCACCGTAAGGGTGACTGCTCCATTAATGTATCTTACAGTACCGTTAGGGTACAGCAGCCGGCCTCTTAGATCTACGGAGTCTATTGACTGGTCGTTGGTTAGTATGTTTTGAATAATAGCTATCAGGTTTGATTCATAAAGCTTTGAAGAGAATCCCAGCTCATTTACATAATCAAACAGTTCGCCTTTAATATTGTCTAGTGGCACTGCGTAGTCCTTATTTCTATTATGAATAACTACGGAAACCCTTACGTCAAAAGGAATTGCAGCTCTAACTAGTATGTCGGATCCTGAAGGCCTTACGTCTGCTCCATTTAAGAAGCGCTGGATCTCAGCTATATTGCGCTGCCTTCTTAATACAAAACTATAGTTACCCTTTACTCCGAGCTCTAGGCCTGCGTCAGTATCTGTATCTAGGAACTGAAGGGTGCAAGTTTGGTAGCGAGTAAAGGCGGCCTCAGCTCCAGTTTTTATGTCTGGCTTAAACCCGGTACCGTCGTCGCTGACGTCGAAGCCTCTCTCGGTTATAATAGTTTCATAGCCATTAACTATCGACAGGTTAGCCTTGTCGGCCAGTCGAACAATCCTAGAAGCCTCGTAGAAGCCTGGGGCTACGTTTCTTCCAAATGAGACCTGCCACAGCCCTCCGTTTATTCGCTGCTCTACTAAGGTGGCTTGGGTATCTACCGCTGTCTTAGTCGGGAGCCCATCACCCTTAATATAAGTATCTACCCTTCCGCCATGGGCTACTGGAAATAATCCGTGATACCTGATCTGTTCTGGGTCACCATACCCAAAAGATCCTACGTCATTGATGCCAGAGAAGTTGCTCTTTATTAAAGCCGACAATGAGTATTTATTAGAGAAGTTCTTAGATGACACCCCCTCCTTTAACCTTTCAATAAGCTGCAAGTTAGACTCGATTGCTGAGCCAGGAATGAAGTCGCTAGCTACTACGGCAGCAGTTATACCCCCAGCAGGAGCAAGCATCGCCAGCCTATCTCCCTGCTTTAAAGCGGTATCCGCGCCAACAGACTCCGCTTCTACGTCAACATTGAAGCCGTAAGTGCCGTCACCAATAGAAAATATCAACTTATCAAACGGGGTCAGTACCGAGTTAACCGACGTCCTAGCTGCAAAGGTACCAGTAACTAAAAACCGTTTACCAAAAGCTACGAACACAGAACCTGAGGCTATTGCCGTAGCTTTTACGGCTGGAATGATAAGAGTTATTTCCCCAAATGACCTAGTCCCGCCTTTTCTTGTAATTAAAAAGTTGCTTAAGACTTCGTCTACTAAGGCCGGGTCAGCCAAGGCGGGGTCTGACTCGATAGCTAAGATCGAGCCAGCCTTCCTAAACTTATCTGCGTAGCTCTCTTGGGCTGCGTGAACGATGCTTTCTAAGTTTATTAGAAGGTCATGGATAACACCTCTTCTAAACTCCACCGTTGGCGCCTTCTCTTGTATTCTCTGTACAAGTAGAGTCCTAGCAGCTGCTACGTCTGCAGGTGATAGTTCAGTTAGGTTGGGAAACGTTATGGGCATTATTACCTCGCAGGTACTACCGTTAGCGGAACAACAAACACTCTAGAGACGCCGGCTAGGCTATCAATTCTGACAGACAAGCTTAATTTTGATCCTATTTCTAACTTTAATGCAAGCAGTTCAACGCCGCTGTACTTCTCATCGTCAGGATAGGTGCCGGCGTTGTCTTCAAGTCTTAAGTTAAACGCAACCTTATCTCGAGCAAAGGTGAACGCCGTAAAGGCGTCAGCCTCAGTTCTAAGTCTACCCGATCTTGATTGATTTATAAAGTTGCATCCTCTAGCTGGCAGATAAGGCACTGATCCTAGGGGGGTAAGAAACTCTATAAGCCAGCGCTGTGCTAGCTTTTGTATACCGGCGCATACTTTTCCTGATGACTGAGACTCACCGTACAACCTTTGAGACATCTCAAATGTGCCGTCAGTATAGGCGCCATCAAACGCAAGTATATCTACCTTGCGACCTGTATAATCATTTGTTCTCTTAGTTGCCGCCATCGCCTACTCCTTAGCCGCCGTTGGCACTTAGTTCAATTAACTTTTCTATATATCCCAGCACCCCGTATGGAGATTGAAGCGGACCATCTCCGCTGCCCTGCCCTCTTCTTCTTCCGGCTGAGAAAGCTTCTGATCTGGCTAAAGAGCAGTGCCTTAAACGAAAGGCTCGCTCCATCGCTTGAAGATAAGCAGACTGCAGCCTGACGACCTTGGCATCGCCATCAGTTCCTGGCGAGGCTTGGTTGTAAACATCTTGGCAGTTGCTGTCTAGCTCCCCTCTGCTAAAGGTGTCTCTTACAGCAGCATAATTACCAGGATCTTTGCCCTTGTGGTCTGCAAGCTCCCAAACGCGGGCTCCACCATTAAACATGGCGTCAGCCATTTCATTTGACTGCGCAGCCATCTTCGTAATGTTGTCTTTAAACCTAGTATCTGGGCTACTGACCTTTGATATTCCGTAATAGTCACTCATAGCAGACCCATCCTTTCACGGCTGTCCATCTTCTTTTGAATGTCAGCCCTTATTTGGCTTACCCTAGCCGGGGTTATACGCAGCTTGTTAGCAATACTAATGTTATCTAATATCTTCTTACCATTCATCCCAAATGTGTGCTCCATGATAAGCTTTGACCTATCGTCTAGGCCGTCATGGACAAAGCCTCTCCAAGCATCGCCTTGCTGCTGCCCCGGTATAACTGATGATGGATCTGAGGCGTCTTCACTTTCGGAACCTGCAAATGCCTGAGTAGCTGCCCCTTCTGAAAGGCCAGGCTTAAAGCTCCTAACTCGCTCTATGCGCCTGCCGCTTAGTCCTGTGTAGTCAGCTAGCTCAGAGTCATTAGGCTCTCTACCCAGCTGATCCGTAAGTTCGTTAAATGAGTTATTGACGTAGTGGCTGTCAATCCTCACTCTTTCAGGGACATTTAAAATTTGGTTAGACTTAGCTGCAGCTCTTTTTAGGCCTTGGAGGTGCCACATCATATGAGTTTTAAGCTTGGACTTTTCTGGGTCATAACTTCTTAGCCCATCCAGGGCCATGCGCTTGGCTTGCAGCTTAACGCTGGGAGAAGCCTCTGCGCCTACGTAAGTTTTTATGGCGCTGTCTATGATAGGTTTTAGCTTTCCTACCATCATATCGTTTTGCTCTGGGGATTGGTTTTGCTTCCAAAGCCCGTAATGCTCACCAAACTCAGGCTCAATGTTTGAGCTTGGTTTTGGCGGCGTGCCAGGTGCTTGTGGCTTTTGTTTATCTAGAGAGAACATGTTGGGCACTTGTTCAAACGGTTTCTTTGGTTCCATAATTATTCCTTTATTTATTGTCCAGCCTACCGCCTAGGTAGGTTGTCGTGTAAATAGGATGCTTTGTCATTGTTAAAATACCCTCTCCATCTTCAACTTGAGTTCTAACGTATCCTACGGTGAATGTAGTCACAGCCTGTGACGATTGAGCGTCCAGCGAGGTTGTAACCCTAAGTACCATGCCTCTAAAGTATTTAGGAAAAGACGCAGGACCGTGTAAGTCATTTGGAATTTCAAACTCAATGTAGCTTCCAATACCTATGTCTGTTCTAAAGGGCCCACTTATAGTTCCCTGTCTTCCTTTTAATATCTCAAACCCATAGAGGGATTTAGCGTAGTTATCTCTAAGCTCCATCGTGTTTTTAATAGTCCCCGTTTTTGACTCTAAACCAGAGGGGGTGCCGCCAGTAGGACTAACCGCCGTCTTTACAGGGGCATTTGTTTTCTTATCTGCGCCCAGTGCGTAGTACGTCGCACTTGCAGTCGATAGCCACGACGGGGGCTGCTTGTAAAGTACAGTGCCCTTACAGTCAGCAGTGCCTATATAGGCCCCTCCAACCCTGAGTCTAGGGAGAGAAGTTTCATTTGGAGCGCCACCCATCACTCCAGTCTCTGTCGAGAAAAGAAGCGCAACACCTCTTATAGTGCGAGGCATGTCACCAGAAAGTGAAACAGAGAATATTTGCTCAGACGGTATAGAGTAAAACGAGTCAGGCTGACCACTTAGGCTTGAAGAGAAGCAGGGCAGGAACGGAATAACGTTTGCTTCATTAATACCTGGAGCTATCGCAAACATGTAGTTAGCACTGGCCGATACTATAACGTCCCAAATGGTCTGTCCTGCAAAGTTCTCTAAAAATATAGATGTTAAATCTTTATATATAGCACTTTTTACATTTTCTGCAGTACTACCATCTAATGGGAGCACGCCTTTCATTTTAGCAAGAGCGTCTAGTGCTGCTTTATTATTAGGGTTTCTAGTAGAGGGGTTGGCGCAGGTCGGGTCTGCGGAGCGATTCACATCGATTAACCCAGCCGCCTTAGCTCCTGCTTCTGCTATCTTTTTAATGCCACCTTCCCACAGATTACTTACAAGGTCTGTAGCGCCTCCTATGACTTTAGACGTCCAAGTTGCACCCATCAGCCCGGCGTTCCTTGTTTGAACTACTCCGTCTCCCGCTCTTGCATTCACCAATAAAGCGGACCTCTGTAGGTCGCCTGGGGTCATCGAATGTGTAGAGGCTCCCATCATGCTTGATGCCGCTAAATCAGACAGCCAGTGCTCCACAGATACAGAAAGTACGGATCCAGAGGCGTTACGCTGGTACCCAACCCCAGCTATATAACCTTCAAATATCATCTGAGGTTTCACTGCCTCTGAAGCTTTAAGCCCTGCTGCTAGAGATATAGACTCGTCTTCAGTGGGATTCTCCGCCCATATTCTTATGCTTTTTCTAAATGTAAATAGATTATCTAGGATCTCTGCTGCTTTAGCCGCTTCATTTGTTTTTGTATTCATACCAAGCGCTAGGGTTATCGTAGCTGTAGGTATTGCATTCAGGGCAAACTCTGTAGTCACCTGAACAACGTCATATGGTGTGCCACTGTTGTCACCAATGGTGACGTAGCATACTAACTTTCTCTTTACGTAGGAAGATACAGCCATTAGTTGCCCTGCACTATCTTAATAAGTTCAATCTTGTCCATCTCTATAGCCAAAGCCAAGCTAAGCGCACCCATCTTATCAGCCAAGGCATCTGACCTACGCCACAGCTGCTTAAGGTCTTCTTTACCGGAGAAAATCTGCAATTCTACATCAGAGCCTATCAAAGCCTCACAATCTGCAAGGACTTGTCCGATGTCCTTAGCAGGTTTAAGGAAGGCCGTAGCTCGGTAGTGCCCATTACCTAGCGCTAATTTAATATCGTTTAATAAGTTAAAGTAGCTACCAGAGCTGGCTACCGTATACCTATCACCGGTGCGCTCGTCTACGACATTACAGGTGTCTCCTGACACCTCTAAGTCTAAAATGAATTGCGATCGGCCAAGCCTATCATCAGCAGTAGGTATGTTAAACACAGAATAATCGATTGCAAAGATACTATTAACCCCTTCAACTTTAACAACTCCATAACCTGCCATGGTCGATGCAAACTGTATAGGCCAGTAGGTAAGTCTACTGTCTTTAGCGGTAACCGCCTCATACAAAGCCCCGTCATGCCACATGGTAGTAAGTTGCCTAAGCCTGTAGTTTAAGTAAGCCCTGTCTGGGCTTTCTCCAAATATCAATCTATGAACCGTAGACACGTAGCCTGACATAGGCTTCTGGCGAAACATGGGGTCTACAAGCTCCTCGCCAGGGTATTCAAGCCCAGGCCAGTTGCTTCCGCTGATATTAAGTAGTGCAGTCCTATAATGGTTAATCATGTACCGTCACCAGGTAATAGGGCCATTTGCAACGTAAACTGCCCAAGCATAAATTGAGGGTCTGCCATTTGAATTTGAAATGATAACAGAAAACCCTTAAGTATACGGCTCCCTACGGCTATCGATAGCGGTTCTTTTTTCTTTACTACGTACTTGTTATAAAAGAATTCATAAAATGGCTCAAGAGGCAACTCATCAATCTTATCAGGCCCGCAAGTTATTGGATTATTTAGAAATAGGTACCCGCCTATTGATAGGCTTCCTATCTTATCCCCAAACACTGTAAGGTATATTACATCTTGCAGGGTGTGCATAAACTGAGTGTTAGTTTCCCCGGTAGCTACAAAGCTAGTAATAATGCCGCCCAGCTGACCAACGCTGGATGCACCTACCCCTCCAGCTGTATCAGAGTCTAATAGTATTGTGATGGGTGTACCGGGCGCCCCCCCATTAGGCGTGCCGTCTATGGCCATCACTGTACCTGCGCTTGAAGTAAATATACTAGGCATTACTCGTGTCCTTATTAGGCGCTAGAGGTATTACTTGGGCCAACCATCCCTGCTAACACTTTTGATTCCAAGCCTAAGGTGCCTGTAATCTCAAACTTCTGCCCTTTCTCAAAGACAGCGGTGACTTGATTTTTGCCTTCCTTTCCACCGTTAGGGTCGAGAGCGTTCTTCTCTGCGATAGTGGTCTCTGTCTTCTTGAATAGTTTAATTAGCTTAGCTTCATCAACGTTTCCTTGCTTATCTAGGACATCCTTAAAGCCTTTATCAAGCAGCCCCTTTTTAAGGGTCTTTTGCTCGTCACTCAACCCCTTGTCATCGGTGCTTGATAGCAATTCGCTTAAAGCCTTCATCTGTTGACTTTTACTCTTAACCCCCTCTCCTGGCTTAGTCGCATACCGGCCAGCTGCTTCCATCCCCAAGGTTAAGTCTTTTCCAACTTCTCTTGCTGCTTTTTCGTGAACCTGCACCTCATCCGCTAGCTTTCCACCTTTCTTCATACCTGACAGCTGAAGATCTTTAGTAAAGAAGTCTATCGCCGTTTGAGCTGTGCCTGCTTGAAGCTCAGACGCCTTTCCAATAGCTGCCTCTTGGGAAGCTGTCATCTTTGTCTTACCGCCCAAGGTCGTAGCTATGCCTAAATCTTTAAGACTACTCATCAGCCCTTTCTTTTCTTGAGTCAGTAAGGCATTAAAATAGGATTTCTTATCTTTATCTTTAGGATCACCCGCCCCCATAAGAGCCATTACCGCCTGTGGGCTGAAGTCTCCCAGCTTAGTCGCTGCTACTATCTGCTGGGCGCTTACTGCTTTTCCTTGCTTCATTAAATCCTTTGCCATTGATTTGTCTTTATCAGAAAGGCCTTTCATTGCCGCTTCACTGTCTTTCTTCCAATCTTCCAACCCTGTAAGGTCTTTAACGTTCATACCAGCCTTTATAGCGTACTCCTCTAACTTCTTTTGGTCCTCAGGGGTTCGTATATTATCTCTTTTAGCCAATAACCTTTCATACTCTACTCGGTCTGGCTCTTTTAACGTCTTATCATAGTTCTCTTTTTTGGCCTGAAGCTTACTGCGCTCCTCGCCTTGCTTGTTTGAAAGCTCCAAGCGCTCTTTCTCTTCTTCGGCTGTAAGAGGAATATTACTTCCGTTCTTAAAGCTGTCGTATTCGCCAGCGGCTGGCGCATTAGTCCCGTAATACTCGTTTCTTCCCTGAGTTACCGTATCGCCATCTTTATTAATATAACTAAAGTTACCGGAAGCTACCTGATCGTCAGTAGCCTTTACAGCTTTACCATCTCTAATTACAAACGACTCTCCGTATTTAATACCGGCTTCGGCTGCCTTATACTTGTCGTGCAGCATTTCCAGTTGGTTGTTTTGTCTTACTATGTCATTAGTTTTTATGCCCGCAAGGCTAAGTATCTTTTCTCTTTCTTCTTTTTTAGCCTTATCTCCTTCAGAGCCTGGATCTAAATGTTGAGACGCAACATCAGAACCCGACTTGTATTTACTTAAGAGATAAGTAAGCGCAGTATCATCTTCGCCGCCCCTAGAAAGCTCCACAACCTTATCGGTATTCTCTGCCCTAGACTTTCTAGCTTGGAGTGCGTTTAACCTAAGCGCCTCTTTATCACCTTTTGAGCTGACATCCCCAGTTTCAGATACCTCAAGCTTAGCTCTATCTTCTGCTGTAAGGGCATCTTGAGGGGTTATTAACTTAGCAAGCTTCTCAAGATCCTGTGTTTCTTTACCGGTAAGTTTACCATCATACTTCTTGAGTATAGCCGTAGCCTCATCGTAATCTTTACCAACAAGGCCTTTAAACTTGGACTCATCTATCCCGCTTTCGTCTATAATATCGTTAATCTTCTTGTCGATCTCTTTACGGGCAGCGTCGTCCTTTGGAGAAGTACCTGTTATTTTAGATTTCTGATCTCTAAGGGTACGTACTGTCTCAAGCTCGCCAGTGTCTGGGGCTGCCATTTGCTCTAAGGTATGGCCTGTGCCTGTTTCTTTAATAAAAGTGTTTACCGCATTTTCATGGTCTTCTTGCGCTGTCTGGGCTTTCTTAAATACTTCAAAAGAAGCTTCAAGAGCTTTTAAAGGCTCTCCTTTCAGCTCTTCCTTGGCTTTCTTAGCCGACTCCATTTTCGAGCCTATGTTTTCTTTAGTAGTATTAGAGAGATCATCAAGCCTGTTTATTTCTCTAGTCCGTGCGGCTTTTTGAGCTTGAGGCTCGTTAGGGTCATCCTTCGTTGTCCTGAGAGCATCTGCTTGCTTTTTAAAGCCACTAGTTATATCTGCAAAAGCATTACCGTTATCTTTATTAGCATAAAGAGTATCCAGCCCCTCCGACCGTCTATCCGTTTCTTTTATTAGACTAGCAATGTCTATCTGAGGAGGAAGCCCGCCTGCATCAAAGTCTCCGTTGAGTAACTCTCCAGCGTCTACGCCCAGCGCTTTTGCATAGGCCTCAATTCTTAGTATGCTTCCTTGGGCTTTTTCCTTAGCAGCATTACCTTCAACACCAGCCTTTGAAACCGCTGATTTGTCCATGCCGAAATCTGATATGTACTTCTTAGCTAGGTCTACCCCATAGCTAACATCGCCCTTCTCTAAATACTTAATCGCTTCATTAGCGGCGCGGTCTCCAGAGACGTCCCCTACCATAAGACCTGAGTTGTTCATCCTAATATTAAGTCGCTCAGCTTGTTCTTTGTATTGATTAAGCCTAAATTCTTTCTGCTTAACTTGGAGCTCTAGCGGACTAAGGTTCTTAGCTTGCTCGACTGTTATGCCGTACTTACTTTCAAAGCCTTGCTGCTCTTGCTTGGCCCTCTCAAGCCCGCTTGCTTTGACCTTCTGGTCAAGCTCTTTAATCTTTGTATCACTGTCTGTTTGGATATCTACGAGCTTAATTCGCTTAGCTGCATCTTCTTTAGATAATGGAGCCCCATCTTTAGCCTTCTGGTCAAGCTCTTTAATCTTTGCAGCACTGTCTGTCTGCTTAGCTACAAGCTTGTCACGGCTGTCCTGATCAGCTTTAGATAATGGGGCGCCTTCATCCTTATCAATCATCTTATTGTAATAGTCGGTTGATCCCGCCCTGTCGGTGAAGCCGCTTCTAATTAGGTCTTCTTTAAGGTTAGTCTGCTCCTCTATTAGCTTTTTCTTCTTTTCTGGGTCTTTTTCTTTGGCGATTGCATCAGCATTAATGGTGATTGCACTTCTAAGGTAATCAGTTTTAACCTGTTCACCGTTAGCGCCCTTAAATGCTTCAACTGACTTCTGTAAATCATCAAAGTCCTTAGCAAATATCTCTTTAATCTGATCCTTAGGTTGGAAGTTCAAAGCTGCAGCCATGAAGTCTTCTACCTTAGTTTCTTTTCCAGCACCTCTAAGGAAGTCAGTCGTCCTCTGTAGGAAGCTGCTCTTGCCCATTCCGCCAAACCCTTCTTCAAACTGGCTTGTGATATCTGCTTCTTGCTTTAATGCTTGGGCCTCTCTGATCTTCCCTTTGTTCATGCTGTAGGCCATGGTTGGAAGACCGCCTTCAAACTTTTGATTCCTAGCGTAGGCGTCTGAGGACTCATAGATAGACCCAGCCATGACAGCAAGTGCCTTCTTATCAGCTGCGGTAGTCTTGATACCTTTTTCCTCAATAATCTTATTGAGGTTTCTCTGGGTTAAACCTTTAAGATCATTAAGGTCATCTTTGCCTAAGTTGTCAGCAAATAGGCCTTCAGAGGTGCGATCTGTTATTTCTTGCGAGCTTGAATTAAGCAACGTCCTTAACTCTGGGCTAACACCCTTCATAAGTTCTTCGTCATCCATTACACTGCGTACAGCCGTGCCGTTGTACGCCGATAGCTCGTCAGTTACCAGCCGAGTCTGTCCCTGCCTGCCTATATTAGTATTTATATCGTATTTATTTATAACAGCTTCGTTAGCATCTCTATTGGCGTTAAGACTTTGAATCACGGATATAGGAACTTTACTACCGGCTAAGAACTGGTTGATTCCGCCTTCTTGCTTGTTTAAATCATATACGTTCTTCTTCTCGCCGTTATATGTGTAGTTTCCGCCAGAGTCCTTATCCTTTATAGCTGCGTACACGGCGGCGAGCTCACTACCCTTCTCGGGTTCGACTCCAAAGGTCTCAACGGCTCTTGCTATAGAAGCAACATCTTGAGTCCTATAGTCCCTGGTGGCTTGAACATTAAGCTGCTGGTCGATGTTAAGGAGCTTGTCTGCGTTTGGTAGCCCAAAGACCTGAGCTCCACCAAATATGTTCTTACCTGCTTGGTTCTCTGCTACGGCTTGGTTAGTGATGCCCGGAACAAATACACGGTTAACCCCCGACCTGTCAGCCATGCCAGCTGTGGCGCCCATGAGCTTAAACATCTCTGGCATTTCAATACCGGCAGCCTTAGCCACATTAGAGGTGTTTCTTACCATACGTGCCAGCTTCTGGGGCTCTATGTTCTGCATATTAGCTTGAGTAAGCGTTTCGATCGCTCCTACGAGCTGAGCCATGGGCGCATTAGGCTCTCCTGCTTCGCCAAATATCTCAGACATGGCATTAACAGCCTTAGACATGCCCTTCAGCTTACTGGCTATCTTATTGGCGTCTAGTTCCCGCAGCTTACGGTCTAAGTCCGGCATTTGGGACACTTCGGAGATGGTGGTCCCCATCTGATCTGCAATTTCCTTCATACCTTTGCCGCGCCCAGATGAGTTAGGCATCATGCCTCGGCGCTGAGCTTCATCAAACAATGCACCAGCCCTGCCAGCGGTCATGCCGCCCATAGCAGACGCATCCCCTGAGTAGAGCCTATCGTATACGCCTTTGGTAATCTCGCCTGCTGATTCTGCGCTGTATCCACGGCGCCCAGTCACTGGGTCGATTGCATACCGACCACCACGGGCCATGTTTTGAGCCATAACGGTGGCTGAGCCTTTAACCCCCGCCATCTTATCTACGAGATCAGGATTTATTTGTGCCAAGAAGGGCATAGCACTTGCCGCATACGAGGCAACATCGTTAGCATTTTGGCGCTCTCTTCGACCCATGGGCTGGCCTAGTAGGTTTGCAGACCCCTCAATCATCTCGTAAATAGCCCTTTGATCTCGCTGAGAAGCGATCCCCATTGCTTTACTTTGATTGCTTAATACAGAACCGGCTTTCATCTGGGAATACATATTCATACCTGACGAAAACTGAGCCGGTACGTACTTACCATTAGGGCCCGCCCCAGCAAAGCTAGACAGGAGGGGCTGCAGAAGACTGTTTAACGCTACGCTCATGCCTGGATCGGTGACGCCTAGGAGGCCGGCAAGGGGAGGCCCTTCGCCAACGCTTCCCATACCCCTGCCTTGAGATATGATAGGAGAGGCTAAGCCCTGTGCAAATACGTTAGAGAACACAGACTGTAAATACTGATTAGGATTGTAATTATACGGCGGTGCCAAGCTTGAATACCTCCCGGCTTATTACTCAGACTTTTCCTTATCTATCCAAGGCCTTGCGGCTTTGTCATAGGTATCGAATAGCTGATCCATACTTTCCCATGCTTGATTGAATAGATCAGCAGTACCGTAGCCCAAGGCACCAGTATACCTTAAAATAGCAAGTTTAACTACCTCTGCAGATTTATTTGAAGAGTAGGACTGTGCCAACCATTTTAGCCTTAAATTCCACTTGCGATCGAGTACATTGGCGTGTTTAAAGTCTACAACGCCATGAGAGGCTAGCTCAACAAGAAGGGCACTTACACGATCGCTCGCCAGAAATTTGAAGACTCCGCCATAACCTGAAGCTTGTCGCACAAGGACTGGAACTCGAAATAGGCATGACCTATTACAGCTCTAATCCCTTCTGTTGGTATGTGGTTGTCCAATATATAGTTTAAGAATGGGATTAGCTTTTCTTGTAGGTTCTTGAAAGACTGGTCTTCTATATTAGCGTCAGCTAAGGAAGGTATCTCGACCTTTCCGTAGCTCACAGACTCAACACTCTCCAAAGACATAACCATTCGGTATGCTTGGAGGTTTCGCCAATAGAAGTCTGTGCCAGCCAAAATCCTACCATTATAGTCTATCTGGCCGTCAATTACGATCTGGCGATAAGCTATGTCAGACTCTTTAGTGGTTAAAGCTTTAAATGTTACTTTAAACTTGCCGCCAAATAACTCATAAGTCTTTCGGTGTCTTGTGCCGCCTAGGATCGATTGCACAAAGTCTTGCTTATCAAGTTCGGTAACCTCTGTTAGGTCGACCTTCTTAAGGTCCCAACCACAATGTGGACATTCTGGCATTAGATCAAACATAGGGCGTGTAGGCTGTTCTATGGTGTTGTCCTCTGGCATGATACTAGGCTTCTCCTTGGCTGCCTTAGGCGGACGACGAGTTTCTGCGGCATTAGTTTTAATATCATTGATAAAAGCAATCTTCTCTTCTTTGGTCTTCTCTGCTTTTGGGGGCGGCGGAGTTGGCGCTTCTTCTTTAGTTGTGGAGACGTCTCCACTAGCGGGGGCTGCCTTAGCCTCTAGCTTAGGAGTAGGCTTGAGGTCATCTGGAATCACTGCGGCTTTAAGTGGATTAGACTTTTCTTTAGATTTATTAAAGGCATTATCATGAGCAGCTTTTAGCTCGTCATACCTAGGCTTGTCTTCTACTATCTCTTTAAGAAGCGCTAGCCCTTCTTCTATTTGTCTTCTTTGCTTAAGCGGCACCTTATCAAGCGATACTGGGTTTCTAACTTTATTTAAAATAGTGTTATAAGCAGCCATGTCCGGCTCAGAGGCGGTTTCAGTTACAACCTCAGGGATTGGGGCTTCTCTTCCACTTGTTATAGCGTCTATCTCTTTTTGAAGCTCGTCTAACTTGCCTTCTTTCTGAAGTTTAAGGGCTTTAATCTCAAAGTCGGTCAGTGAAGAGGGCTTAGGTTTCCCAGCCAACGGCGGGTCCTTTTCATTCTCACTCATGCATTCCCCAGTTCTGTTTTAACCTATGATCTTGTAGTAGCCATTAGGCGGAGTTCGAAGTTCGTTGCCTGGATTTTTAAGGTCCTCAATCTTGTATTCCGGTATTAGATCATAGAATTCAAGATCAACTTCTACAAAAGTGGGTGCATCAACCCATGCTGTTTTTCCTGGATAGGGATAGGTTTCCTCTTCTAAATAAACAACAGGGTTCTCAGTCCATGCTTCGCCGGCGCCTGCCCCGCCGCCGCCAAATAGCCTGCTTCTTTGCTGCCATCTAGTTTCATAAAGGGTAAACCCGTAAGCCTTGTACTGATCTGTAGACTTGAAGTAGAAGGCGTACTTACCCCAGCCACCAGCTGGGTCAGCGTCTCCGACTCGACTTGGGTCCCTAAACGGAGCCTGTATAAGCGCTGTGAAGCTGTTGTTTCCTTGTTCGTTAGCCTCCTCAACTGCTTTAGTTATTTGATCTAACTGGGCGTCTGCTTTTTGGGCGAAAGTCTCCCCATCTCCGGCGTCGCCGCTGAGATCACCAACAAAACCGCTATAATCTTTTGCTAAAGCAGTGGCTATATGGCCTTCAGTAGATATGAAGTGGTCGTTGCAGACCATAAACCCTAAACACGCCATGGTCCCAGCTGAGTATAACGGAGTGCCGATTACTGCACTGTTATCTGTAAAGATATTCGATGGCTGGTAGCTTCCATTACTTCCAAAATGATCAAACTTGCCTCGACTAACAAACGAGCTTATAACGTCGGCAGACATGGCTATAAATCCAGGAGAGTCACCTCCTGCGTCTAGTATTATATTTCTAGCATCGCCTCCGGCTCCTGATCTCACATACACCTCTTGTTCCGCCAGCAAGCTAACAGGGCCGGCAGATTTTAAAACAATACCTTGCTCATCAGCAAACTTGTTCTCGATAACTAGCTTGCCGCTCTCCTTACCGTTTCCTGCAAGTATTAAAGTGTCTTTTTCCGCTTTAATTCGTACATCAGCTTCTGTCGAAGCTATATCTATATCTTCCTTAGACCTGAGGCACGTACTTCTCCCAGCTAGCGATATGAGGTTACGGCCCGGCCTTAGCTGAATGTCCCCAGGGCAGCTTATCTCAATAGAGCCACCTACCATCCTAATCTCTTCACCGTTGGGGCCCGCAATAACGATAGTCCCATCTGGAAGAATCTTAAAATAAGACATCAGTTGGTTGTACTTTGCCGCATACCTGTGATCGACGAATTTGGAGGTTACACCTGAAGGGCTGATGTACCATGCGTCTGCCAGCTGGCCATAGTCCGGAGGCGCCTCCTTATCTGGCTGCTCGATCGGATCAAAGTCATTGGTGTGGTACTTAAACGGATGATCATTCCTCCAAGCAAAGGCATAGGCCACATCATCATCGGCGCACAGCGCCCTGCTTGGAAATGTAGGGGCGCCTATGGTGGTGTCGGTAACCCGGTGGGCCTCTCCACCACCTATCATGCCAGAGAACCTGTAGTTATCTCTAGTATCACCATCTTTATCATTCTCAATCCTAGCTTTGCGCACGGGAGGCCTATAAAGCGGGGTGTGCGCTATCGTGATACCTTGAGAAGATCTAAGATGGTAGTTTCCATCTAAGGCTAGATGCTGTTCCCATACCGCCTCACCTGTAGGCCCGCCTAGTTTATTTACACCAGATGCGCCTGTAGGGGGTAGCCTTAGGGTCTGTCTAAAACCCTGACCAAGATAACCTGTATAGGTTTGAAGTCGGTGATACGGCATCTGCTTGTCTTCATCGTCAGACTCTACAGCGTCTCCGGACCCTAAGTAAGGTTTGTCTATCTGCTCTTCTTGAGGAGTGTGAGTCTTAGCGGTCGGGGACCCATACGCTAAGGCACCTAGCCCTTCCCAGACATAAGGGCTGGAGCCTACGTAACCAACAGCTTCTCCGTTATCGTCAAAGAACTCTTGCTCGCACATAGCCGACCGTATTTGCAAGTTGTGCCCTTGCATTCTGGCTAACTGATCAAAATGAAACGACCAAAATCCACAGTTTTCATCGGCTTTAATAAACGACATAAATGGGTCAATAAATATGGCTGTTCCTGTCTCACATACCCAGCCCCGCTCACCTACAGCAGTAGAGTCTAAAGGAGATCCGTTAGAAAAGTCTCCTAAGCACTCAGGGTCTATGCCGTATAGGAGGGTGTTAGTAGCCTCGGACAGTGCCGAGTGCCCTGAGGCCATAGTTATGGTCTCAGCTAGAGTGTTTGCAATATCCGCCATTACCTCAGGCTCTACCCCTATAATAGTTCCAGTGCTCGAAGACTCGCTTCTAATAAAGTAGACCTTGGTATTAGGTTGCAGGCTGCCAATGCGGCGAGCACCCATTCTGGATTGCGAGGTATCAGACATGAGGTTGCACATTACAGACGTGCCGCTGTTGAATGAGTTAACCTTATACCACCCCCAGAAGGGGACCGCCTCAGCAACAATTCCAACCTCGACCCTGCTCGTATTCGACATGTCAAGCTTGTTGACGCTGCCTGTAGAGTAAGGATCAGCGTTGTGCTTAGTGGGTCTGTTTAGCGGATTGTCTCGGCTAATGACCGCCGCTGTTGTCCGCACTGCGGACTCAACTCCAGTCGTAAAAGTGTTAATAAAGTTACTAAAACTATAGCTGCCGGGGGTATCTGCCATGATAGTATCCAATCATAAAAAAAGAACTGCCGCACGCCCCTATTGTGAGGTGTACGGCAGTTTTATTCAATAGCACTAAACAATTAGCTTACAGCGTTAGCTTCATACTCTAAGTCTGTGATAACCCCTTGGATCTGAGAGTTAATCAAGTTGTCTTGTGCTGCTATAGTAAACCCCACGCTTTGAAGAAGAACTCCCTTTAAGGTTAAAGTAAGTCCGCCTCCGGTTCCGCCATCTGCAGTACAAAAAGAACCAGGGATAGCCAACACCAATGTCCGGTTTCCCTCGCAAGGGTCAGCTAGGTCAGTTATAGAATTCAAGGCTGCGTCTCCAAAGCCTAGAATCTGACCTGCACTAAATGTTCCACTGGCCTTGCCGACTACATAATACCTTTTGTTAGACCCTATTTCAAAAAGGGGCTGGACTGGCTGCTGGTGCGACACCTGCAAGCTTTGTAACAAGGTTATGTCATCTCCATTAAAGGAGATTGCAGTATTAGCCGTGGTTCGAAAAGCCCCTTGGTAGTCGCCTTGTGAGTTTTCCCCAAATATTGCTGCCATGGTTTCACCCTTCAAATAGAGATTAGACTAGTTCATGTCGACTTCAGTATATTCAAGATCAAGCATAATACCGTTAATATTAGAATTGATCAAATTATCTTGGGCAGCCACAGAGAAGCCAACTTGTTGCAGCAATACGCTTTTCAAAGAAAGGCTAAGGCTGCCCCCGTTCTTACCGTCAATTTGACAGTAAGAGTTAGGAATAAGAAGGTTTAACTGCCTGTTTCCGACGCAAGGGTTAGCCAAGTCAGTGATGTTGCTGAGGGCCTCGCTGCCGAAACCAAGTACCTGGCCGATGGTGAAAGTACCACTTGCTTTGCCAACAACGTAGAAGCGCTTGTCAGAGCCTACTTCAAACAAAGGTTGGACAGGCTGCTGGTGAGTTACTTGCAAGTTCTGAACTAAGGTTAGGTCTTTGCCGGCGAACTTTAAAGCTGTGCCGGCAGTGGTCCTAAAAGCGCCTTGGTAGTTAGATGCAGAGTTTTCTCCGAAGATTGATGCCATGTTATTGGCCTCCTATAGTTAATTGCACTTATGAACTTACACAACTAACTTAAGTTCAATGTTATTAAGAGGATAAGGAATGGTAAGGTTAACAATCGCCACAATGTGGTCCTTAAGAACAGCATGTTGGCGGAGCTCAGCAATGGTGTAATCCAGAAGCTGAGGTCCAATGCTGTTAGTTCCTACCGATGTCTTAAAGCCATCACCAATACCTTTAAGGGTAATGCTGATGTTAGTAAGGGTAAGGGGAGTGATGTTAGACCTTCCAATGTAAGGCACCAAACCGCTTCGGAATGCATAGCTCATATTATCGACATTGGTTCGGACCTGTTCTTCACGGCGATTTAAGTCCGTGTTGTTGGTCGTTACCGCATGACGATTGATAAAGCTACCGTCTTCTGCTTTGATGATAATCCAACCGCCGTCTCCGGCGATAGTATTAAGCTGAGCACTGTTGAAGCCGTTGATGGCGTCTCCAACATAGTCGATACCTGATACTGATACGCTGGTAAGGCCTTGGTGAGGGTTTACACCAGAACGAAGACCGGCAATAGCCGCAGCTAAGAAGTAGCTAGGCTGATTGGTGTATCCGCTCAAGGTTAAGTTATCGTTAGCGATAGCAACGACTCGAGTAGAGGAGTACTTGCCAGCAGCTTGACCGATAGCGTTAGAATACTCGGTGTTGTTCTGGGTTCTCCAAATCTCGACCTTCTGAGCTACGGCTACCGCTGCTGCGGGGCCGGCACTAAGTCGAAGCGTGTTTTCAGATACTACAGAGTCAACAGTGTACTCAGTGTAGCTGATACGGGAAAACCCGTCAGTAACAAAGAAGTATCTAACCTTATCTCCAGCTCTTACTTTATTAGTAATAAACTTGGCGTTGTTAGCAGGAACGCTTAAGCGAGTATACTGCGTTCCAGAGGTCAATGGATCGTCGCTGATGGTTGCTAAGACCGTGCCCAAGTCGGATGACTTAGTGGAGTTAACAACAGCGGCGGTCCGTTCAACCTTAGTGCCGACAACTACAGCTCTCCAACGACCTACCTCTGCTCCTGACTGGTCTTCAGCGTGAGCTTTGTAGGCGTCGACAACCACTTGGGTGGTGGTAAGCGGAACAAGGTTATAAAGGTCTTCACGATCACCGAGAAGATCAAGCACCGCCAACCAGTCGTCTGTTACAGCGGGGTTAGATACGGCGGTGAAGCGGACTTCTTGACCGTTTGAGTTCTGAAGCGCCATGAATACGCCCCAGCAAAGAGGGTTGTCAGGGTGCAGCGTACCAAGCAAAGCTGGTAAGTCGCCTACATCATTGAGGGTTCCAAACTCGCCAACATAACGTTGTAGCCAAGCTCGGTATTCAACATATATTTCGCCTGCTTCTACAGGAAGGGCCGCTTTAACGCCATCATCAGTCCAGCTGTCAAAGAAAGCAGTTGGGTGATCTTGAATGACTAGTTCAGTAGCGCTAGCGGTGTAGTTAACAAGGGGCGCTGTTTCTTCACGGTTCATAGGAACCAAGAGGTTAGTGACAATATAAAGCTTGATGTCTAAGTCAGCAGCGCTTTGAATTTCAACTGGAAGGTCGTCTTCAAGAACTAGCGTTCTGTAGAAACCTTCAACTGAAGCGGTAGCTATGATGTAGTACTTATCACCTTTGCAGAGGCCCGTGCCGCTGAAAGCAACAGTAACACCTTGGTTACCGACGCTGACTGCCGTAGCTGCCGCAGTAACTGCAACAGCAGCGCTAAAGTCTACGCCATTAGTAGTGGAGACAGAGATTTCAGGGGACGATGCAAATGCCCCACCTTTAGTTACTTCAACGATGTAAGTAGTGTCGCCATCGCCAGTGTAGGTTCCAGCTTTAGTTGCGACAGGAGGAGTGAAGTCTTGAACTACATGCACTCTCCACTTCTGCCCTACTACTAAGTCATCAGGGCTAACGCTGTCACCAACAGCCGCTGAGGAGGCTGAGGCCGTAGCATTAATGTCGAACTCTACTTTAAGCCCTCTTGTGCCGATAGTGGTAAACCCACCAGCTGCCGCAGGGGTAACAGAGGCTACGTTATCAAGGCCTGAGCTAGTAGTTACACGGAGTAGGCCAGTGGTCAGATCTCCATCTCTGGAGCTCTGAGTAACTTCAATAGTGTAGTACTCGTCAAGTACGCCATCTTCTCGGCCATCATAGGCGGAGCCATCAGCAGTGACAGTAATACAGTTCTGGACTGTACCAAGGTCATCTACGCTGGTGCCCGCGCTTAAGGCAGCCTTGTTTGTAGTAGCTGATGTGGCAGCTGCGGTAGAACTAGCTACAGTGTCACCAATGAATCCAGCGATCTTAGTATTTAATTCGTAAGTGGTGCCGCTAGCAACCCCGCGAACATAAACGGCGTCGCCAATTTTAGCGCCACGGTCTTTAAACACGGCAGATTTAGCATAGGATGCGCCGTTGCTAGCAAAGGCTACACCATTAGCTTTAATTCTATTAGGGTAACTAGCTACGGGAACAACAGTGTCGTAAACACCTGCGTTGTTTTCATAGTATTTTAACTTAGCGTTATCTAAATACAGCTTAACATAGGTAGTGTCTACTACTGAGCCAGTAGTAAGGCCTGGCCAGCTGTAAGAGGTATCAGATAAGGGGTCAAGCTCACCTAGGTAGGTTATCAGCTTTTCGTCAGCTACGCTGTATCTAAACAGCTCAGCATGACCGCCACTGATATGACAGTTTAATACGCCAGCGGTAGCAACGGGTGCTAATCGGAATTCTTGGAATACTTTAACTTGCGGCAGAACATATGCCATGATGATTGGCCTCCGTGCCTGTTAGTGCGCCCCGTCTTAGGGCAGGTAAGAAGATAAATTAACCCTCTTTAAAATCGGCCCTTGCTGGGCCACTGTCCAAACCTCTTGTCCAGTGTACTGTATGACTATGGGAGCTGCATAGTTCTCTTTTGCTTCTTCTAACTGGAAAAGTTCTCCAAGCTCCACTGCTTCAAACTTAACTAAATTAAGGATATTTGCAATAACTAATCCGTAGGTATTCAAATCTTTAAATACTTCTCCAGAAATTATCTCAGATTGTGCTCCACTATTTGATATGCAAAACAGAGTATGGGAGCCTGTCATAAGCCTTCCATATCGCTGTGATCCTAGGTGAACGTTGTCTATTCCAGCGCTGTCATTTAACACCAACCTACTTGAAGCCCAGCTTCCTCTTTTAATAATTATAGCAGGTCTTTTTTCTGTCGCCTCTGGTTTCCACCTAGTTATTGACTCAATAAGTATGCCAGTGGGCTGTGTAGCCTTCCACAGCATCCCTCTTAGTTGCTCGGTTTCAATGTTATCAGCGTCAGAAAACCTATTAGTGAGCCAATCCCGCAAAAACCCAGTAACAATATGGGGTGTCATGCCGAGAGCGCAGAGGTTGTTACCCGTATCAAAAGCGGGTTTAGGATCACTCATTACTTCTTACCTTTTGGATTCATAAAACTAAAATCAGGCTTATAAGGTTTAGGCGGTTCTACTTTTGGAAGCTCTGGTTGTTTAGTGGAGACGTCTCCACTGCGCCCGCCTAATGACTTTACATGGGCAGCCATCTTGTCAAAAGTCGATTCATGGCCAAACAGTGAGTGAGTGTCCATCATTCTAGGGGCTCGTTTCTCCATCATATTCCATTCTCCGGTATAGTGTAAACAACGTCAGAGAACGGGGCCATCCTAAGATTCACAGCCGCCACGATGTTGTATCCCCTTATAGTAATCAATTCCGTATATTCATGCACGATGTATCTTCTACCGCTACCCTTATCCCAGATTACATCTTGGCTGCTTAATACTGCATCGCTTATTATTCTACAGTTTTGTGTAGTTCCCTGACTTGAAGTGCCCACCTTTTGTGTATCTTGCTGCTCCGTCTCATTTGAGACCTGCATGTCCACTAATATAGGGACGGCGGAATAGTAGCCGTTTACAAACCCGGTTCCAAGACACACCTGGCAATTACCGTCAATTGGCTCATCGGTAAGCGGGTCTGCGCATCGTGTGCACTTTGTACCAATACGCTTTCTTTTAAATAAAACCGTATCTGGAACTGAAACAAACCGCTGCATTCTAAGCGTTTCTTTTCTAAGTATCTCTCTGGCTATGCGCCAAGTTCTGTAATCAACCCCTGAGTCCGAAGATATAACAGGGGAGTAATAGGTACCAGAATAAGTTATTAGCTTAACTCTATAGAACCAATCCAGCTCCTTACCAAACAATCTAGCCTCATCATCCACTAAGTACCAAGTATTAATAGCTGGAATGCCTATGGCAGTAAAGTCAGCAGTCTCTCCAGAGGAGCTGGCTCCCTCTAAGATAAAGTAATAAGGGCCGACGTCGGTAAATAGCCGGTTCAATTCCCATTCGACTACTGTGCCGCCAGAAGGGGAGAACCTTATAGAGGTTCGTTCAAACGGTTCTATTCCTTGGATAGGCATGGTCGATTCCTCACCTTCTTAAGGTGGGCCTCACAGTCCCTGACGACATCTGGGTTCCAAGACACGTATGAGTGAAGGTGGCCAAAAACAAAGTGGCAATTGCTAGGCTTAGAGCATAGAACAATAAAGTTATCATCGTCTAGCTCCTTAGTTGGATCAACCTGTACTGGGATCTTATGGTGCACAACGAGGTTCTTCGATGCTCCACAGGCTGCGCAGTTCTTACCTTTTACAAAGTTATTACGTACGGTGGGCCACTTGCCTGACCTCGAGCTCAATATCCAGCTTATTGCACTTACAGCCGCATTCCCTAACGACTTTAATGTTATCACCTGTACCTTCCAAGCCCGTTATAGGCAGAGCTAAAAGAGCCATCCCAGGCTTCTTTGTTGATTTGAACTTTAACCATCCGGACCCACTTCAGGTAATCCTGAAGCATGCGCTCCCCTATGGCCTCATACTCCTGTGACTTATTCTTGTCATCTATAGATAGGCCACCAGCGTTGTAATTAAGCTGATTTCTTCGATAGTGCTTGGCAGCTGCTAAGTACAGCTCTCCCATAATCCCGTTGATAATAGCAGAGGTATCTGGGAAATTTAAGGTGGTGAATTTTAGCCGTATTGGAGGTTGCATCGTGTTCCAGTATTGGACACAGACAATCATCGCTTCACAAATCTCCGAAAGGTCGAACTCAAGGGTATTAAGTAGCGGGTTATCAGCAGGTCCGTTGTCCCGAAGGTAAACCCTGATTGTTTCGACAGCCGGTATACCTGAATTTGGAAGAGCTGACGACGTAGCAAACTGACTATTCTCGACTACAAGAAAAAACTTGTTAGAGGTGAGCAGCTCTCCCTCGGCTGATAGTACGCCCCAGTTACCTTCAAATATGCCCTTGTTACGAGTTGCACTTGCTGGGATCCTAGCCCTTACTACTCCGGCGGCTGCGTTTACAAATAGCCCCTCTACGTCAACAAGAGGGGCGGCCGTACTAGGGGCAAACACCTCTTTAGCTTTTAGGACGACTCGGCCTTGAGGGCCTGCCGAGCTTGATGAGCTTGAGTAGTCAGTAAAGCCGCAACTGGTAAAGTTTATGGGCCTGCCTTCAGAGTCTCTGAGGACCATCTCGATAACAGGGGCCATGCCTTGAGACGTGCTCACTGCCGCTGTCTTAGTTAAGACAGGTCTCCCGTCCACTCTTGTGATGCTAGGTCTGAGCACTAGCTGGTCCGAACACTCGATGATAGACGGGTCCATGATTACTCCAGATGCTTATATTTTACAAGGCCCTGGTTGGTGTTGCCCTTTCAATGCACACAGGTCAGCGTAAACATAAAGGATATTGTTATTCTTATGAAAGTCCGAAGGGGCCGCAGTCCAAAGCCTCGCTGCTTGGAATCTGCAATCTACTTCCGGTACATACTTAGAGTAGTTCCTATCAGTATAATACCAAAAAGAGTTTTGATTAATATAGTTAATGTGAGTCGGATCCTGCGTAGCGCCCCTACCATCGGAGCTAGGTGTGCCGGATAGGATGAAGCCACCGGGGGCTAGAACCCTATAAAAGTCGTTCATACACGCTACAAACTTGTCCCTGGGGATATGCGTTAACACATCGAAGGCCCTAATAATACCAACCGAGTTGTTATCAAAGGGGAGCGGGGACTCTCCTATCTTATGGATAATGTCTGCTTCCCTCACGTCTAGGCTCTTATAGCCTTTTGGAGAAGGGGACCCTCCTCCTAAATTAATCATAGGAAGGTTACCTCTCTTGCACCACTCTTCACATAGTTTGTGCAGGTATCGGTTGTAGTTGTTGTTTTGGCCCTTAGCTATCTTATCAGCCTTAGCCACAAACGAGTTGCTCTTCTTAGGGTCAAGAATTCTGCGGTATAAATACAGGCACTCTTCGTGATAGTAGAATTTAGCCCCTGTTAAATAGGTTTTGCATACCAAATCATGGTCGTCACAAACCTCCATGGCGACGTCATGGCCTCCAGCCTGATAATAAACATCTCTATGCCAAGCTCTGACATGGTTAGGGGCGTAATAGATTTGCCCTAGCGAACTTGGGCTGTCAGGAAAGCACTTATGGGCTACATACTGCTTGCCTTCATAAGTGTAGTCGTAGGTCTTCCATCCATAAAGGTTGTTATAGACCTCAGGAGAGCCGTTGGGGTAGTAGCTGGCGAAGTCTGAGTAATGAAAGCCAGGACCCTCAGCCATATGGCGGTCAAACATCCTTTGTAGCGCTGTGTCTACTAAGATGTCATCATGGTCTAACTCTACATAGATGTCCCCAGTAGCGTGGCTGCATGCGTAGCTCTTCAAAGCCCCGATCTTAGCCGACTTTACTGGTTTTAATAAAACTCTAGGGTCTGTGGCTATGTCTTGAGGTATGGATAATGGGGTATCGCCGTTTGGCACAATGATCCATTCCCAGTTTGTGTAAGTCTGCTTCTTTAAGCTAATATAGCAATCGTTTATCCAAGTTGTATCGTTGGTCGGAGTGAATACGCTAAACTTAATCACTGTGCCACGTCTTTCTGTAAAGGATTAGATGCCACAACTATAGGAGCATAGAATAGCTAATGTTGTGTTTAATTTCTAGCCGTATTAAATAAAAAAACCCCGGCCTAGGCCGGGGTTTAGTTTTATGAATAAAATCAAACTAGATAGAGCTTGAGTAATTTACGCCACAAGGATCAGCGGTGCTGATGGAGTTATTGTCTACCTTAATCGTCTTGGTTACGTCAAGGGTTTCATCGTAGAAAAATGGCGAAGGCGAACTAACAATAGCGATGTCTCCTGCCTTAACTGAGGTGATAAAGGCTTCTCTCTTCCTTTTGGAAGTGATGGCCTGAAGAAGTCCGGGCATGGAGCCAAAGAAGGTATACTCGTCGCCAGCTGCGAGTCTCTTCCCATGAGGAGGAAGAAAGCCGAAGACAGCAGTCTTTCCAGACATATTCCTGACTTTAGTTTCCAAACAAGTTGAATCAGCCATGATAACCTCCTTGGTTAGTTTGCGTCAGCAGACATCTGCTTAGCTATGGCGCCGTGGTATGTTAGCACTGCGTCAAAAAGGTCAGGCCTAGAGGCAAGCTCATAAGATGCCGTTTTGACAACAGAGTTAAGTTGATTGTCAGCTGAGGAGCCAACAAGGCCACCGAGCTGTCGATTAGCTATGTTTAAAAAGCTGGTTTGTGCGGACGCACTCTTAACACTCTCTTGAGCGCTGGCTTCACCAAGTCTGGCAGCCATCTCAAGGAGGCTTGAGACTTCTTCATCGTTCTGTGGAACGATGTTGTAGTCACTTGCTAGCTTCTCAAGAAAAACAGGAACAAAGACTTCACGCACAAGAGTAGCGTGTGCAGCTTGAGCTTGATTAAGCTCTTCATGCGTTAAATTAGACATTATTAGCCTCCAGACCTAAGATTAAAGGGGCCGTTGTTAGACGGCCCCAGCCCATTACGCAAAGTCAACTCGAGCAACTGCATTGGTGTTGCCGATAGCACCACCAAGAGTTTCATAAGCGAAGAATTCCAACATGTAGGCTTTTCGGTCTACATAGAGGGTTGTATCTTCAAGAATGAAGCTTTTGCCCAGGAATTTAGGATCAGCGAACATAAAGATGCTGTCAGTAGGAACCAAGTCCTGTTTAATGGAGATGATCCAACGAGCATTCATAAAGCTCTGCTCTGACCAGCCGTTCTTGAATACGTCCTGACTGAAGTCCCCACCCATTTCTTCACGACCGAATTTCATCAGTTCACGAATAGTGAGGTTGTTGACTAAGCAGGTGCCTACTTCAAGGCGACTGATTGTTCTTGGAAGAATCTTGAATGCATCTTGCAAGGTGTCACGGGTAATACCACCATAGATGGTTTCCCATTGGACCAAGCCAGACTGGGTAACGGTAGCATCAGCTGCGCTTCCCATAGCTGCATTACAAGCGGAAATAAATTTCCTATCTTCTTCCGCTAACATATCTTTAATGGCATTATCCGAGAGGATTTGCCTGATGTCCATGCGGTAAGTACGAAGTTCATCTACGTCCTTTGTGAATCGTGGGGTCACGATACGGTCAAAGGTTACACGATACTTCTGACCACGAACATAAAGGTTCATAGGAAGAGTATTGAATGGGATCGAGATTGCTGCTGGAGAATCAGGTTCACGTTCAATAATCTTTACAGGCTTATCAGTGTCGACTTGTTGATCAAGATCGTCATTGCTAACCTGAACTGGTGGAAGAATTCTTCGGTAGAAGCCTTCTTCACGCATTCTGTACCTGGTGTAATCGACCACTGCATCAAGTGCTCGTTTTTCCATTCCAGGAGTTTCAAGATAGCTGAGGAATGTTTCATTCGTCAGCTTAGTTTCATTATCGTAAGCCATGGTAGCTCTCCTCCTGTTTAGTAGGCTGTTTTGCCGGGTTTGTAGGTAGGCCAGAACGCCAATACGTTATTGCGGTCTGACTGGCGTTTACGGACGCCACGGGAAACAACACCTACTACAGCGGTAGGATTAGTACTGCCGCTAAGCGCTGTAGAATCTTCTAAGGTAACAACACTTTGGTTGGTCAAAAGACCACCGTCAGCGCTGCTGTTAGAGCTGCTCTTGCAGCGAAGGAACTCATTAGGAGCATAAGTAAAACCAGAGTCAAACTCAGTGGTTTCTAATTCATAAGCACCTAAGGCTACAAGGCCAGTAACGGTACCTGTAGGCCCGATGGGGTACCAAGTGGTTCCACCAGAGTTAGAGACGTCGTTATCGTCGCTGTTTTGAAGCAAGAAGATAGGAACCTGTGAACCAGTTGCGCCGAGTTCAAACTCGCCGCTTGCATTCAAATGGACACATCGTCCAGCGTACACAGTCGTTACAGTTACATTACTTGACAGCTTGGCTGTGTAGTCCAATGCTGCCATGTGAAACCAACCCTTGATCGCATCAAGAGTATGGTCAAACATCTGGCGTGGTGTTGCCATTATTGAAGACCTCCGTGTCTGTTGGCTACAAATCTAGCGCGGGTTAAACCAAGACACTTATAAACCTAAGTGCTGGCGGAAACGACGATCGGACTCGCGCTCGGAAGTAGTCCGTCGTCCCACGTATGGATCGTTCATTGAGTCGTAATTGTTAGCCTGCTTTTCTGGTTTACCCAGTGACTTTGGCTTAACAGTGCGGTTAACATCGGCAGCCTTGATGAGGATTTCTAAAGCCTTGGCATGGTTAGTCAAAGCTGAAGCGGCCTTTTCACGGTCGGCTGGATCGATTCGTTCAAACTGGATGAGCGCTTCAACCGCTTTTGGAAGCAGGTCGTTGATGCGGGCATCAGCAGCTTGTTTTTGATTCAACTCTTTTTGAGCAACATCAAGTGCTGCTTCTACACATTGAATGTAATCAATGGTTTTTTCTGCAATGTTAGACATAAAAATAGCCTCCAAGTTTATCCAACGATGTCACGAACACACAGTTTAATCTGATTGCGCAAGTTTCTCTGTTGAGCGGTCTTAGCTTCGGTGAAGCTAAACTTACCAGCCCTACGATAAGCCTGAGCATATTTAATCAAGTTCACCAAATCGTTGGTTACTTGTCGTTTAGCGGAAGCCTGTTTGCCACCCATCATGGCAGGATCCATCATAGCAGGATCCATCATGGCAGGATCCATAGGAGGAGCGCCGGCGTCTCCGCCACCACCGCCTTGTTGAATCATAGCAAGCAATTCTTCAGGGTTAATGCCTTGCTCTTGAAGGGCCATAAGCAACTCATGAGCAGCGTCGTCAGGGCTAGCACCAGCTTCTGGAGCGCCCTCGCCTTCGCCAGCCATCTGAGCCATCATTGAAGGATCTACATCCATTCCGCCTTGATCGCCTTCAGTTTCTTCTTCAGCAGCTGGGTCACCAGCTTCGTCAGAAGGGGCAGCAGCTTCGCCTTCAGCAGCCTTATAAAAAGCGGCTAAATAGCTTCCTACCATGGCGGCTTTTTCTAGGCCATCAGCGATAGTGGCTTCAATTGATCCAGCTACAGCGTCTTGAGCTAGCTTAGTCAATTGATATTCTTCTTCAGTCAAAGTAGCGGCAGCGGATCCCGCAGCAGCCATCTTTTTGGCCTTGGATTTTTCTTCTTCTTTTTCTTTATCCATAGGCTTAGATGCGTCGCCCTTTGCTTGCATCTTTTTTTGGATAAAAGGGGGCATCGTCTCAGCCGCCTCTTTAATTGAGTAAGCTATGTCTGAAAGAAGGTCATTAGCTTTCTTCTCAGTAAGGCCCCTAAGTGTCCCGAAAGAAAGGGAGCTGTACTTTTCGCCTTCGCTAGTCTTAGCGGGGTGTGTAGTACCGGGATCTTCTTTATCGCTCTTGTAGTTGTCTTCGTTAGCGGGGTCTTCGCCAGTTGAGGTGCTGGTGATGCCTACATTGAGCTGTTGATCTTCTTGTGAAGGAGAATCATCACTGGCGGAGTCTACTCCACCATTAAAGATGGTCTTCTTAACGTCAGATGTGTTTTCTTGTGAGCGTTGCCCTTCGCTAGCGGGTTGAGTGCCGTCATCAACGCTTTTGCTGGGGTGACTTGTGGCGCCGCCTTGGCTGCCGGGCTCAGTATTAGCTTCTGCGCGCTTCTTTACAGAAGCTTGTTTCTCGTTTTCAACTTCTGAGAGAAACTCTCGCAGCTGGTCAAATAGCTGTGGCATTGTAACTTTACTCCTTTATACGTTCAGCGTGTCGGTTGCAGCTATCCTTAGCTGACCTTGAGAGTAACTCTCACGCCTTTACTAATTCTGTACAGTACTTCAAAATCACGCAATACCGTATTATGCTTTTTTGTATATTTAATTACTTAAGCCAATACGTTATAAGCAGCCACCGCTCTACAATAACTAGACACCTGAACTTCATCCTTAGCAGCAGCTTTAATCCATTGAAGCTGGTGCACGGCATAAGCCTTAGCCAGTTCTTCATACTTTCCGTTATCATTTGCGGTCTTTTCTAGCACCGCAGGGGCTTGTACATTAGCGATAACCAGCCTTCGAACGCCAGCTTCTAAGTTATTAGGGCTAAGCGAATGAGCCGCTGCCATCTTACAAGATTCTAGGTTTTGCTTTTCGGTAGATGTTGTCTTTTCTGGATCAGAACTCTTGTCCGTCGCCTTTTCAATAGTGGAGACGTCTCCAATGAGCTTAGTGAATACGCCCGGAAGTTGTTTCTTAACTTCTTTGGCAACTTTATCGTGTCCCTTAGCCGTTAGCCAGTCTTCAACGGACACTAAAATGCCTTGCTTAGCGCAGGCGGACCATGGGTAGCTGCCATTTGCAGAGCCTTGCTTCCAAAAAGACAAGGGTTTAACCCTGTCGTGAATTGCGGCTAGTAGTATCGGGCTGAATTCTTTGGCGGTCTTTTCTAGTTCAGCCATCTTAACGGCGACTTCGACCATTTTGCCGATGTCAGCAGAGAGGTCACCGCTTAGAACGCCAATCGAAGCACCTACTCCGGCAAGTTCAGCTAATTCTGCGCCACCAGCAACATAAACGCCAGAAGCTGCTTTGTAATGACCGACTACCCAAGCTATGCGGTCCGCTGGGCGATAAACATCGCTGATATCAAACCAAGTTGGATTAGGGTTGTCTACATGGAGAACATGGCCGTCTTCGGCTACCTTGGTCAGGTTAGCCTTGCAACCACCATACTTGCACATATCTTCGGTGCAGTACTCATCTCTGTTTCTTGCCTTATTACCACAGCCTGAGCAGACGTCATGGGCAACCTTGCAAGCCATGCTTACGCCCCAGTTATCATCCCCAGAAGCTATCTTCTGCATTTCTTTATCAGCAACTAGCCCCTTGTTACGGGCAGCGGCTTCTTTAGTGGCGTTAAGGGCTACGATAAGTTCAACCCTCTTCATCTTCTCGTTGAACATTGAGGCTTTGACTAAGCCGTAGCTCTGTTGCGGGTCTTTGTTCTTGTGATTGCGGTACCAGCGGGCATGCTTAATAAATGTATCGTGGTATTTGCGGCAAGTGGCTTCTTTAAAACCATCACCATTACGGTTAGGGCCGTAAGCTTCCGTAGCTCCGATAGCGATCATATGAATAGGCTGTTCGCCTGGCTTAAATTCGATTCCTTTAAGGAGGTGGGCGGCTTCGTCACCCGCCCGCTTTACGAACGAAGATAAGTCAGACCCGACTAAGCCTTTAGAAGATAATTTTATAAGGGAGCTAACTGAGTCCCCAAAGTTCTGAGAGTTTGGAGCGATAATCTTGATCATCATGGCTTATGTACCTTATGAGGTAGTTTGTTGTTTAGCTAATCGGTTAAGGTTTAGGCGGAGGTTGCTTTTTAACCCAATCTGCAATCAGACTATTAGCGTCGCCCACCGTGTTGCTGATAGCCCCGCCAGCGTTTGCGCCGCCAAGGAATCCAAGTATGCCTCCTGAGATGCCCCCAATAGTTTTAAGACCGCCCCTAGTGAAGCCTAATCCGTAATCTCCAAACAGCCTATCGTTATTATGAGGTACCTTGTTTATAAGGCCGGTATCCTTAGACGCTATGTTAGTCCATGCGTTCATGCGCATCAACTCGGACTGAGATTTCTTAGCCGTAGATCTAAAGAGACGCTCTATGTCAGCAGGGACGCCGGGCCCTGTTACTCTTGGACCTTTGAAAGCCCCAACCAAATCAAAAGCACCGGGAAGTGCTTTAGAACCAAGGTATCCGCCGCCGACGGCTCCAGTAAAGCCGCCGATGCCGATACCTAGCTTGTTATCTTCAAATTCAGGGGAAAAAATAGGGGTTTCTTTAGCATTAGACCCCCCGTATGCCCCGCCTGGGCCTCTTCTAAGCATGTTAATAGGATTAATTGACCAAGGCCGAGCCGGGTCGTCAGGGACGGGCTGAGTGCCGTAAGATGTTGGAGGTATTATGTGCTGGCCCTGATCATCGGTCTGTACTGCGGCTGCAGCGTCAGGCGTTGAAAGAGCACCGATAGCGGCGCCAGGAACAGCGCCGGCAAGTGCGCCGTATAGGGCGTCACTTAGTTTTAGTTTCCTATTCTTTAAGTACCCAACCCCTAAAGAGCCAAGTCCGCCAATACCAGCTCCGGCTGCCCCGCCAATAATCGCTCTTCTTGATTCCTCTGGCAAGTCGGCAAATGATTTACGCACGCTATCGTACATCTCGCCAATGCCGGCGGCCTTTACATTATTAGACCTCTTAGCTGCTTGAACCTCGGCGTACTTAGTAGCCAAGATCTCGACGGCTTCAGAAGCTGACTTGGTCATTAGAGTATCAATAAACTTAGACATCGTGCGTCTCCGTAATCTAGTTATCTATTATTTCTTATCGTCTTCTTTTTTCTTGGATCGTGACGACGAGCCTCTAGCCATCACATCTTTTCTTAGGCTAGAGGTGTCTGACCTAGTGTTTTCAATGTCCAGCATCTGCTGCACATCTGTAGGATCGATAGCGGCGTTACCACCTTCAAGCCTTTTTCTCAATAACGGCCTCATAATAGAGGTGTTAGTGGAAGAGTCGGGAGCAATGTTACTGATCTCATTAAAGTGCATAGCTACGTCTTCTGGATGGTGCGCTCCAATGATGTCGTCATTGGCCATTAAGTCGGAAATGGCGGCGCTAGACCTGATGTTTTTAAGCATCATGTCTTGAGTAAGCTGGTCATTACGAAAACCGTAATCCTTAATTTCGTTACCAATATCCGACCCGCCAGACCTAGCTGCGTCCCAAGTGGACTTAGCTCGGCTCGCCAACGTAGCTGCCTGTGGAACAGATACCCCTGCGGCTTTCTTGTCCATACCGTCTAAGACTGAGCCGGTATACTCTACAGGCAATGAGTCAGAGAAGGCTGAAGAGATGGCTGAGCTAATCACCTTCTTAAGGTAGCCCACAGAAGCCGTTTTATTTAAATGAACTTCGGCTGCTTTAATGCACCCGTGGATCAAGTTGTAGGGAGCCGCTTTAAGTTCAACAGGGGCTGCAATGTCGGCCACGGTGCCAGCTTGTTTCTTAAAGGATTTGTTTGAGCTTGAGAGGATGTTCAGCAAGGCTTCGGCCTTCTTACCGAAGAGCCTAACGCTGTTGTTCTGAACTACGGTAAAGGGCTTACCTCCAAAGGTTCTAAAGTAGCTGGCCAGCTTATTAATGCCGTCCATCATGCGATCCCTGCTTTGGGAGGAATCCGCACGTAGCTTCTCAGAGTTTCTACCTATCTTTTCGATCAAAGAGCTGATTGCCCTAGTGTGACCTAAGCCGTCACGCTCTAAGGGACGGTATCCACCCTTATCATCGGCTAACTTAGTAAGTGGCTTTAGTCCGACCTTCTCAGGTTCTGGGGCCCGGCGATAAGCGTCAGATATCAAAGTGTCACGCAGCAGGCTAGAGGCGGTCTTGACCCTGTCTGGGTAGACCGTGTCAATAACCGTCTTAAGGTCTGCCAGCTCAAATTCAGCAAGCTTCTCTAGCGGGTCTGCCCCCGATTGCCGCTGGGTCTCACTCCTACCGGTATTGTAGGCTCGAACCATGAGCTCTAGATGGCCGACGGGTACTCCATTTGAGGACGCTGTTTTTGCCAGCGCCTCATTCGGTGAGCAACCAGAGTTTACAAGCTCGGCTACCTCACTCAAAGAGTCCGTGATTTTTGTTTCAGCTTCTTTGCTAAGCCTTGGTGTCGCCATCGGCTCTGGCCTCCGGTAATTTAGTTCCTACTAATCTTTCCAATATGGACGTATCGCCGCCAGCTATCAACATAGCCTCATCAGCCCTAGGCTCCGCTGCATTAATGTCGTCATCAATCCAGCTTAGCTTATTCTTGTTATTAGCGTTTGACCCCGTGGTAACCACAGTAGACATAGCCCGCATAAAGTAATCAAGCACATTGCCGTCACCAGTGCCAGCAGCGCCTGCGGTACCGGCAGCGAGTTCTTGCTCTTTCTGGTGCATCTGCAGTAACTGTAGCTGATTCCAGCTGTTTGGAGCAACGATCTTAGAAGAATGAAGATTCTTTCTTAATAAGTTTGAGGTTATCTCGTTGTAAGCCCACTTATTAACTTCTGGATCTGCTTTATTATAAATTAGCCATTCAAGCTTCTCAGAGCCATAAAGGTAACCGTATAGCTTCCACATAACATCGAGGTCTCGCTCCGAGGCCCCAAAGAAAGCAGACTTACCAATAGCGAAGTGCATTATCCAAGAGTTGTTCTTAATACGGTCTATAACATTAAAGAATAGGCTCTCGTACCACTTTATGCATTTTGGAGACAAGTTAGACATCTCAGAGATAGATCCGATATCGCCTTGAGCTAGTATTCTAGCCTCCAGCTCCCAGCGCATGATCTTAGCTTCTGGCTGTGTATAGATTTCATAGGCATCAGCTAAAGGCTGATTTGAAAGACACTTGGCGTAGTACTCCCAAGGATCTTCAATCTTATTAAGAAGGCTAGAGAACTTCCAAGCGGCTTGAACATACTTATCGTCCTCAAACCTGTCGGGGTTGCGCTTGCTGTTAAACAAGGCGACAGCCCTTCTCCAGCGCCAGTCAACGGGTCTAACCGGACTGGCCTTTCTAAAGTTAACATATTCGGAAAGGCTAGCTTCCATTAACCAACGTCGCTCCAACCAGTGATAGCAATGTCCCAAGTAGCGGCACCTGTGCCGGAAGGGTGAATTTGCAAATAGATTCTTCGTTGTCGATCGGAAAGAGGGCCGTCGCCGTTCTTGAAAGCCCGGCCGTAATCGTCACTCATAGTAAGGTACTCACCAGAGGTTCCAGATGCGCTGGGGAATACTCGGTAAAGTTCTTGATCGTCTACATAATCGCCTTCTGGATCCGCTCCCCCAGAGGAAGAGCCGGCTGCAAACGCCTTTTTAGAATTAAAGACATCAACACTAAAGTTAACAAGAGCGTCGCCGCCAACTTGTTTAATGATGATCTTCTTAATAAACCCTTCGGAGAAGAACCCAAGCGCAAGCTGGGTAGTTTCGCCGTTGGGGGCGCTGACGCTTCGGTAGTGCTTTTCGTATATACGCATTTCTAGCTCCGTTACACGTTGTTGTCGTCTAGGCTGATGCCTTCGTCAGGGTACGAATCAATAGTCTTCTGCTTGAGGAACAGTAAGAGGTCGCCGAGCTGCTCAAAGGAGTTCCTAAGGTTGTCTTCAAGCTCAGGGATGTCCTTCTTGCCGTAGCGGTCTTCAAACTTATCTTTGTGCCAATAAAAGCTAAAGAGGATACGCCCAATCTTGTCCAGCCCGCCCATAAGGTCGCCCAAGTGACGGTCTACCATCGTGTCATCACGGACAGACTTGATTAAAGTACCAATCATAGAAGTATCAAATACGTCCTTTTGGCCGGACTGCGCCGCTTGGTAGCCAACAGCCATGGTATTAGGGTCAGGGAGCCTAGGGTCGTATATCGCTGAGTTTGACTGCAGCGATTGGCTGCTCATAGCAGGAAGTGCTTGCTGTTGAGGATAAGTAGATTGTACGCTGCCTAGCAACGTAGACTCCATACCCGAAGGTGGAGTTGGGAATGCAGGTGCAGAGGTGGAGCCCTGCATGGATGAATCAATAGGGTCGCCGGGAGCGGCTGACTTAATTAAATCCCCTGCGTCTTCTTTGGTAGGCAAGTGAACCCTGTAGTTTACTACCTTATTTTGTTTAGCCTCTTCAAGGATGGTTCTAGCTTGCTTCTCACGGAGAGAAGCGTCACGAACCAAGTGAATAAGAGCATCTTGAGGAGCCATTATCCTGCCGTTTACAGCAACCTCAGAACCAGTGTGCCGTACATTCAAAGAGGCCGTCTTTTGATAGATAGCGTGTTGAAGGTCGGTAAGGTTGCCTGGGGTTATAGAGCCGTCGCCGCTGCAGCAGTCTCCTGACAGCTTGATTACTTTAAAGCTACCAGGGATATAAAGGTCACCTTTAATAGCTTTGATGCGTACGCCTGGCTTTTCAGTAACGTAAAGTCTACGCCCGCCACCGATCAGACGTGGGCCGTAACTGCTCATATCGCAGTCGTCGTAAGAGCGCTTGGTTATTACCTTGGGCAAGTAATCGGGTTTAGGCTGCGAGGCACTATCGTGATACATAACTCTGTAGTTTTTTGTGCCATCTGAAGAGCCTTCTACTTTGAGAACTTCAAAAGGTACGCTAGCGTCGCCGCTTTCGCTGACAGCCATATAAACGCTGCCCTTAGCTAGCGATGAGATCTCAGGGAGCTTCTCAAAGAACTTAGCGTAGCTGTCGCCGCTGTCTTTACTTTCTGGTGCGTCTTGCCCGCCGTCACGTGGTGGGCGGGTGAATAAGTTGCCTGGATGACTATTGATCCAGTTCTTCTCGCCTGCGTAGCTAACTACGGTAGCAAAGTCCTGACGACCGGAGGGGCCGTGAGGCATTAGGAAGATAACAGTCTTGAGCATGGAGAACGGGGATATAAGAAGGTCGTAGATCCCTGTCGTAGGCGGGTTCTCTATAGAGGTCGGCTCTTGAACTCTGTAAGCGATAGCGGCATCGTCCTTAGTTCTGGCATCTCTAAAGATGACGCCGTCAGTAAGGAGCTTCTGCTTATCTGCTTCCGAAGAGTCCATGATACCGTCTGAGCCGTTATCAGAGGAGTTGAAGCTTCTTACAATAATAGTAAGGCCTTGCTTCTCTTGCGGCCTAAGGTACACAGACTCTTCAGATAACACGCCTGGCTCAGTAAGTGTACTTAGCTTAGCTACGGCGTCCTTAATAAAGGTGCCGCCACAAGCTTTATCAATAGCCTCTGCCATCTTAGGAAACTGCTGGCAGATATCGATGAGGCCCTTGACTAGTTCTCGGTAGCTGCTTTTATTATGGGCCGCTTCTTTATTTAAGAATGACTTCAAAGTAAGCTTATTATCGTACTTAGGATCAAGCTCCGGATTAGTGCAAGCATGTTTAGCTAGCTGCCCAATGCCGTCGAGCATTTCTTCTCTATCATCTGACCCAGCTTTGTAGCCGGCGGGTACTCCCATGCTTGCTCCACTGTTTCCAGGGTACTGCTGTCTCATGGGCTGTTGCATAGGGCTAGGGGCTGGACGTCTAGGGCCTTGCGTTCCTGTGCCGCCTTGTCCGCCGTTATATCCTGGAGTGCTCTTTGAAGGGTCCTTTGGATCCTTGCGGTACTCTAGACCAGTGCCTCCGTGACCGCCATTCCATCCCGCTACGGTAGCGGCGGGGTCTGGCTTAGAGCGTGTAGGTTGGGTCATCCCATAGGCTTTATTAGAGGAGAAATTATTAGGGGCTGCACTGGGGTTTGCGTTGTCTTTGATGTTGATAGGAGGGAAGGCTTGCTTAGTATGGGAGGCAAACTTAGATGGCGGACGGCTGAACGCTTGAAGGTCAGGAGTAAGGAAGCCTAAACGGCTCATGTTTTGATCAGTCTTCTTACCAAGGCTGGCAGGCTTACGGCGTAAGATGTAGTTAAGCCAGTTTTCTTTAAGCGGTACGAATTGGTCTTGGTCTTTAAGATAGAGGAGCTCATGCCCTTTAAGGTCGCCATTAATAAAGAACACAGGAGCGTAGAGCCACTGGGTTCCTACTTTAAAACCAAACAAGCCTACTGCTTTGGTGTTATCTTCATTGCGCTCCATTAGCTCAAACCCAACTTCATAGTCGAGAAGGCCTGGCGCTTTATCTTTTAAATAAGCATGGGCAAGGTTGCTAAATGCTTGCTCAAACTGAGTGTCGTTGCCTTCGCCACCAAGCTCAGCTTGCTTGACGAAGCCATTGATAGGGGGCAGTTCGATAAGAAACTTGTTATTATTGCTCATATTCTTAACCTTCCCTGGCTTAGAAATTAACATAGAGCCATTATGCTCTTTATTTTCCAACTCTGCAACAATTACAGTGGCGATTATTATCTAGGTCGCATATTTAATAGGTTTCGAGTCATGCTACCGCTATTCATTAGGTCGAGCATAATTCCAAACCTTGTCGCCTGGGCCATCTTAGCATAATTACCATTCGAGGTGTTAGTGGAGACGTCTCCACTATTTACCTGAGATACGGCAGCGGCCTGATTAGATACAGAAGGCAGTAGCGTAGACGGGGCCATGGCCTGCGGAAGTGTGTTTACTTGGGCTGCGGCTTGCGGAGATGGCTTACCAGCTTTAGCAGCAGAAAGGGGAGGCGTAGCGGATGAGCCGCTGCTGGCGGCAGGCTTAGGAATCGATAAGTCTTTTGGAGAAGCGGCGCCAGCAGCTGCCCATTTATTAAGAAAATAGCTCATTAAAGTACCCCTTTGTCTTCTTTCATGTCTAAGACACCGTTGTCCATTTGCTTAGTGTTATACCCTTTTACTGGGCCTTTGCGTCCAAAGTCAACAGCCTTAGCTAGAGAAGGAACATAGGAAGTACTTTGCTCATCACTTATAGCCCCACGATGCACAGCTTGCAGAGTCGACTTTTTAAGGTTACTACCAAGCATGCGAGTCATCCAGTCGGGGTCATGCTGAAGGTTTTCTAGCCCACGGACAAAGTGAGGCTCAAAAGGAGCGGGCTTATTATGGACGGTAACCTTACCGACGCCGAAGTCATTAAAGTCATTAATCATCGAAGGCTTAATCTTAGTACCTATGGTGTAGTGCAGAACTGGCTGCTCTAAATAATTACCTACTGATTCACTAGGGGTTACTATTCTATGTCCCTCTCTAGGTTCCCAGTCGTGCTCCACTGAGTCATAGGGGACAACATCATCTGGGGCAAATTGTTTGTACTCATCCGTAAGCTTAATGTGATTAATAAGCCCTTTCGACATAACCTCAATATTACGACGATTACCGCCCATGCCGGCGTTTCTCATAGCACCTTTGAAAGCTTGAACAAACTGCCTGCGCCCTTCGCCTATGCCTTTGAACTTAGTCAACTGAGCAGGGTTTGCTATGCCGTCAGAAAGGGTGTCGCCAGCCTCTACTGTATCGTTGAGCTTTACAGATACTGCGGCTTCAGGGTTAACATAGTGGTCTACCCCGTTGATAGCTACAAAATACCCGCCGGTTGCTGCTGGCTTAATGCCTGTAACCTTTCCATCTGTCTGTGCGTGGGCGGCCCAGTAAGGAGACTGCTTAGGCGCCTGCACCAATTGATTTAAATGTTTAAACCCTGATACGGCTCCTGCGGCTCCGGCTACGCCACCAGTATGCTTTGAGCTCAGCTGCCCTTGGGAGATTGGCTCCGAAAGCGCTTGCATCGCAGCAATACCTACAGAGTCTCCAATAGGAGCAAAGCCTCCCCGCTCTCTTATTCCTAAGTCTCTAGAGTAAAGTCCGCCATCGGGAGCGCCCATGGCTATTGGACTACGAACTAGAAGCCGTTTAAGGTTCTTAGACTTTAAATCTTTAAGTATTCTTGGAGTTAAGACGGTGTTTCTGCCATACCCTCCAGCCGGCATAGCTAGAAGAGCGCCCTCGTTATCATCATCCTCGATGTCTACAGGAAGCCCGCGGTTTTCAGACCTCGTAGGATCCTCAGCGTCGTCGCCTACCACGATCATCCTATGGCCGATTTGATTAAGCTGCTTTGAGAAGAACCCAGCGTCCATGGTGGCGAACTTGGTATCCGCAACCCCTTTACGAGCTCCGAAAGCTCCAGCAAAGTATTCTGCAGGGTTAAGACCTTTAGAATAGGAGCTGAATACCGGAATAGGTATTGGGTTGTCGTGGTGGTCTGTGTAAAGTAAGTCACCGCCCCTTAAGCTTTTAAGGTTCATCGGCTTACCACGGGACCCAGACTGAATCTGTCTAGCTAGCTGATTATTCTCCCTGACGGAGTCATCGAATATACCCTTCTCCATGTCCTTCTGAGAGTTGTTCAGCAAGTCGATCATTTGGTTGTTTTTACCGGTCTCGTCGTTCTGAGGGTCAGCCATAATGCTGGCTATGGCGGTTCTAAGCTTAGCCTTTGCATCCATAGAGTACTTAGACTCTCTGAGATCTTTAAGGCCGAACGAGAACCCACCGCTGCCATAAGCCACATCTCTACCAATGTCGTAGAGCTTCTTTGACACTTCTTTGTACTTATCAGGGTGCTGCTCCGCTATGGTCTGCATGAGCGCTGCAGAGGACTTAGAATCTAAAGTTCTAGAGTAGTCCTTAAGTTCATTAGGGAGGGCGTCGTTAACCATGATCTGACCGATGGTGGTCCTAAGCATGATTAGCCTCCAATAGTGAGCTTCTTAATGATAGGTGGTGTAATTCCATATTGTTTAAGGACACTTGCAAAATCAGCATCACCTGCTGTATAGCAGGTGATTGTGTTATCAAGGTTATCAAAGAACAAAGCGATCGGGTTATTAAAGCTGTCATAAATGACTAACCTTGTCGCCTTCGTTATAGGGCCCGCATTAAACGAGTCATGATAATCAAGAAGCATTTCTTCTGTTCTTTCTTAATAAGTGAAGGATGCCTGCAGCCTTCTCACTAACGCTAAAGTTATCAGCAGCTGTCTTGATTGGTGCAGCACCTTGGTCAGGTGAAGGAGCGCCGCCTTGGTCCTGTTTCTGGCCGTCTGCACCTTGCTGGCCTTTAGGGTCATCAAGGATATCATGAGGCAAGTTAAGCCCGAGGGATGAGTAAAGATGGGTCATGAGCTTTTGAATACGGTGCATGTACACCTCAGTCTGAGCTCCGTCATTCTTCTTTACAGCACCTTTACCGCCGCCTTTTGCTTCAGCCATAGCTCGTTGCATTTCGTCTTTTACAACTGACCTAATTTGCTCTGTAGGGTCAGGAGGAGGAGGAGGGGCACCGCCCATCATGGAAGGATCCATAGGGGGAGCACCACCGGCCATAGCAGGGTCCATAGGAGGAGCACCGCCAGCCATAGCAGGATCCATAGGAGGAGCACCACCGGCCATAGCAGGATCCATAGGAGGAGCACCACCGGCCATGGCGGGATCCATTGGAGGAGCGCCTTGTGGAGGGGCGCCGCCCATAGAAGGGTCCATTGGAGGAGCTCCTGGAGGAGCGCCTGCACCCTCTGGAGGCATGAAGGCTCGCTTAACATTGAGTTGTGCCTGCTTCAAAAGATACTTGTTGATAGCCATGTTAATTACCCTTCTTATATGTTTAAAACGTTAATTGCCGTTATCGTCATCAATCCTTGGAATAATCTGGATACTCGTCAACAATCTGCATGTTTGGCTTTGATACAGTACTTGACTCCATTAAGCCGCCTAGTAAATCATTAGCCATGCTCGCTGGCAATCGTTTTCCTTCGCCCGCAGAGGTGCTAGGGGACAAGTACGTACTCCTGTCAACGCCTGTATTACCCATCCCCTTTCTAATCGCCATCTCATTAACCCCAGCGCCACCTAAGCCGCCGATAGCGCCACCAGCAAGAGCACCACGGCCAAGTCGACCAAGAATACCTACGCCTTTCTTTCGTTTACCAAACATAGCGTTACCTACGCCGCCTATTGCAGCGCCTGCGCCGCCACCTAGGATAGCCGCCTGAGCTGTAGGGTCAAGACCTTTATAAGCATCTAAAGCCTGAGCTCCCATGCCCTTAAGGCTTTCTAAAAAAGCTCGCTTGTGCATGGTTCCGTTTTGATGACCAAGGCGAGCGGCAAAGGCTGCCGACTTGTTCACCTTTTTACCCTTTTTTTTGTTATTATCACTTATGAACTTTCTCATCTCCCCGTGGGCTCCCTTGAACTCATTAGGAACATCATCAGTCAAGTCGTCATAGTCTTTTAAGTCGTCTGATGCGCCCTTTTCAAGTTGCGATCTTAAGCGCTGGTTACGAACGGCTGCGTCGTATCCTTCAAATCCGCCGCCTAGTAAAGATATAAGAGCCCCCGCTCCGGATCCAGCTCCTAAACCGCCTGCTAAGGATGCAGCAGCCATAGGTTCTGCGACCCCGGCAGCGCCTAGCATACCTACGCCCTGCCCCATTCGTCCAAATAACTCGCCCACAGCGCCTGTAGTCCTGCCGACGTTACCCTCTTGGTAACGAGGCGAGCGGCCAGCTAATTGCTCTAAAGCGTCAACAGATCCGGCTCGATGAAATCCCCCCGCAGGCAGCAGGGCTCCCCACCTACTTAAATGCGGGTCTGCCGCAGCTAGATCCATAGTTTGGCCTTCAGCTTTAGCTTTATTATATTCGTCCCTAATTGTAGCGATCTGGCTAGCTCTGGCTGCATTATTTCCTAGGGCTCCGAGTGTTGCACCAATGCCAGTCCCAAGCATGGCACCTCTAGGGCCATTAGCGAATCCACCTATGGTGGCGCCTCCAGCGGCGCCTAAAAGCGAAGTCAATACCCTTGCAGTATTTGGATTGGTTATGTTAAAAGCCGGGCTGTTACCCATGGCTTTAGATAATGTCGTGGCTTTACCTGCCCTAGCATCTGAGTACGGTAATCCCAGAACGTCACCAGCGGTGGCCCAGCGGCTGCCACTTAAAAGTTCATCATCAGGGCCGCCATACCCCTTGGGCGCTGCTTTAGGAGGGCCTCCAGCAGGCTTAGGCTTATTAGGTTCATAGGAGTATTTAGGCTTTTTCTTATCAGGAGCATCAGCCTCTTCCGCTTGCTTGTATAATTGCTCTAATGCTAACTTAAGTTCGGCGGCTTGGGCTGTAACACTATTCATATCAACACTCCATGTTAAAAATGAGCAACTTAAACTCTATTGGAACAGTTTAAACTACATAATACAACGGCGCTACTGCAAACGATTAGTCAAGAAGTAGTGGAGAAGCCTTCCTAAGCAGCTCGGGACGAAGCAACCCGTAGTCCCTTAGAAGCTTTGAAGTTCCTAAGAGGTTTTCATTGTGCCTGCCTGCACTGTAGTATCCGGCAGCTCCGCCAGCAGCAGCTGGCGCCAAGGTCGCCATGATTGAAGTAGATAGGGGCTGGCCCGTCAGCTTGCTAGCGGCTAAGCCACCAAGACCGCCGATCCCTGCATACCCTAGCGCTCTAAGCGTTGGGTTAGCCTTATGACTCTTAAAGTCATACTTCTCACTAGGATCGTTCTTTAATTTGTTGATGATGTTCTCAAAGCCAGGCCGGCCTAAGCCATAACCACTAAGATCGTCATCAGTAGGTTGAACCATGCTCTTGGCTTGGTCCAGCATAGATATAGCCATAGGCATACGGTCAGGACCGGGCTGCATGAAGTCCTTAAGGTTCATATTGCGAGCGGACTTCTCAGACGTTAGCTTGCTCCAGTTCTTCTTATCTGGGTAGGCTTCGCTTCCTGGCTTGGCGGGAGTTCCGCCTCTTTTCTTTTTTGCTTGAATGTTAGCCCACAACCCAGGGTTGCTCTCAGATGCTGATGATTTAAAGAACAAGCTATGTAATCCCTGTAAGCTCATGATCGGCTCCTTAGATAATAACCCAGCTGAAAAAGCCTCGTCGCTCTGACACACTTCCGCTTCGAGCAACGATTAGTCCCAGGAAAGTGCTAAAACAGGCCCTAGCCTTTCCAGCCAAGTACACATAATATTACTCTTTACTTCCAATTTGTTTAAGCAAATTAAGGAATTGCTCATTTAATTCCTGCTTTCTATTAGCGGCAGAAATCAAATAGTCATCCGTAGCTGGTACTGGATCTGCTCCAACACCCACATATCTCAACATAGATCTTAGCCTACCGGGGGCTGTCCTAGCTATGTATCTTTCTATTTGAACCTTCCTATCTTCTATAGGGAGGTGCTCATGGCTATCAAAGCGCAAAGCCCTTCCTTCACTCTGACTACTCCTAGCAGTGTTCCAATGCGGGTCTAATAGCTGAACTAGCTTAGTTCCCTTAAAGGAAAGACCCTCAGTTCCAGACGGGCCTAAGAGCGCAACCTTAAGCTTGTCGGTATTGTAGTCGTCTACTAAGCGCTTACGCTCTTTATCAGATAGGGCGCCCGTGAAAGAGGCAGCTGGAATGCCAGCTCGGTCTAGCGCCGCTTGATAAGGGGAAAGCCCAGCATCAATGAAGTTGGAGAAGATCAGGGCTTTGCCCTTGGGGTCTTTATCCAAGAGCCCTTTAAGATTACTAAAGGCAGTGGTCAGCTTGGGCGAGTCATCAAATGCCTTTTGGACATCTTTGTTACCCTTCATAAATGGAAGAGTAGAAAGACCTACCTGTCTCAGCCCCGTCATGAAGCTGGTCATTCGGCTGACCTCTTCCTGCGTCAGCGGGTAATTCATCTTGAGCTTCCATCGAAGCGCAGCAGGAAGCTGCCCCATCATGTAGCTGTTAAGGTCGGTCTGGTTTTGGCTCATCTCTACGACGACGTCTTTGCGGTTAATCTCAGCTTTGGGAGCCAGAGGTGCAAAGTAATCCACCTTCCCTTGAAGCTTGTTTTTAAGCTGATCTTGGTTGATGATCGATGGCTCGCCGGGAGCCCCGTTGAAGATGCGCTTGTACCACGGCTGCTTGGGAGCCTCATCCATGTACATGTTACCGAACTCTTCAGGGCTCATGTCCTCGCCAGTGAGGATGTTATAAGGCACTGTGAAGTCGCTTGGGTCGTTAACTACTGGTGTGCCCGTGAGAAGCACCACCTGCCTAGCCTTTCTAGCAGCTTCTACTAGGTTCTTGGCTTGAGCCGAGTTTGGATTACGGAAGCGATGAGCCTCATCTACTAAGAGGGAGCCTGGGTTCTCAATCGTACGGCCAAGCGCTACTCCGGTGTGGCTCATGATGCTACTTGGCGTAGCAGTTGGTTGATCAATAAACTTTTCCTGCTCCTTACGTAAGTTGTTACGTAGAGAAGCTGGAACTACAGCGGTGTAAGGTATTTTTGACTCGTCTGCTGCAGCTAAGCCGCTTAGTGTTTTTCCAGACCCAAGGCTGTGATAAAGCAACATACGAGCTTTGCCAGCTGTGTCTAACTGTTTCTGTACCTTATCTACTACTCCCTGCTGGTGCGGCTGCAGCGAGATATTAGGATTAAGGTCAGCCTGTTTTGTGGAGACGTCTCCACTAATGTAGTCTTGGGTCACGGCTACTCCACTATGACAACTTTGTCGTTGGCATCAATCTCGCCGGAACGGTACGCACGCATGGCATCAGCCTTAGTCTTGAAGTACCTCTCTGGCCTCTTAGATGCTTCAGAAGTGGCGGTGTAGAGCCCGCCTTGGTATTCATTCATTGGCAACTGATGAACCTTGAAGTTCTTTACAGCGAACAGGTTTCTGCTGGGTAGCATCTTCTCCATAGCGTCTTTAACCGCTTCGTCAGTAGTAGGCACATGGTAGTTCATAGCATCGCCATCGAAGTCGGCGCCAAACCCTTTTACAATAATAGGAGGAACTTGAAGAGTACTTCCCTTAACAAGGGTAGGCCTAAACGCCATAACCCCATATCTATGTAACACTGGAGCACGAGTAATGATAACAGGTCTTGCTTCCATCTCAGAAGTCATGGCATCCATAGCCATCTTATCTTTATTCTCTATCATTTCTGCGGCTTTAAACCTATCAACTCCACGCCTGACTAATCTTCTCATAATAAATGGCTTATACACTGCCCAAGCCCTGTCTTCAGGGATACCGACTTGATCCATGTCCAGTTCTGGATTAGGAGTAATAGCAGCCCTACCTACCATGTCAACATTAGATGCTAATAGCTTTCTTTGAAGGACACTGAACTTAGGGTTATCACCAAAGACTTGCTTTAGTATTCCCTTTACGTTCTTCTGCTCTAACTTTGGATTGGTAGCATCGCCAAGCCCAGTTACGGCTTTGAGGGAGTCATAAACGCTTGTTCTATGCTCAGAAAGATCAGAGAAGCTCTTGGACGACTCCCTCATCTCGTTGTTAGAGTCGATCAACTCTTTATAAAGATAGTTAGCGTCTCCAACCATAGGCAGCCCGCTTGACTGCATCACGCTAACTGGCCTAAATAAAGGAGGAAGCACAGGAGCTTTAGACATCATCCAGTCAGATGGATGCATATTCAGTTCTTTAGTGCTCTTAAGATACCCAAGTTTACGAACTGCTTCATCTCTGTAAGACTTCTTACCAGAAGCTATCTGAGCTCTGGCTTTCATGATCTCTTGGTCGACATTGATCTTCTTTAGTGCTATCCCAATAGCGTTAGGTCCCTTAACGCCGTTAAGAGCTTCTTTACCAGCTAATACGTCTCTAAATTTGTTCTCTGTTAATCCCAGTACTTTGCGTATGGGCTCTTCCATAACAGGGTTAGGCATCGGCTCGTGCAGCTTTATGTGGCTCCACATCGTACCGCCATGGCCGCCCGTAAGCTTAGGGTCAAATAACCCATCACCGACTGGCTTCATGCCGCCTTCCCAATCTACGGTGTCGGATCGCTTAATCTCACGATCGCCTGAGAGGGAGTCTATATCTCTATCAGTCAATGCCATGAGCTGTGTCTTGGAGCCGCTGCGCACGGGGTTAATTCCAGCTGCTTGGAGCTGTGCCATAAACTTGCGATAGGTCAAAGGCACTCTAGGGATTGGCATAGCCTTGCCCCCCATGAAGGCCGCCCAGTAATCATCGTTCTTCTGGCCTCGAATAGCTCCTGCGTCTCTTAGAACCTCATGGGCCCCGTGAGAGAGTAGAGCGTTAACGTCCATGAGGGCCATTCTTTTAGATCCGGTCTCTCCGCCTTTAGCCGGGGTCTCTTCAGCGGTGTACCCGCTAGAAATTCCTCGACCTTGGCCTTTAGACTCAGAGGTGTGATGCAACTTCATAAAGAAGCGATTGCCTGTGAAGATGTTCTTAATCTTCTTACCTGACTCAGGATCTTCGAGGTCTTCCATATCACTAAGGTTGTTTTTTCTAAGCTCATCGATAGCGAACTCAGTAAGGTCTTCGATGTTGTCGAAGTCTTTAACTGCGTAGCGTTTACCTGTCTTCTCAGATATCTTTCCAAGAGCAGCTTCTACCATCTGGCTTGGATTAGTTCGAGTAATAACCCCAAGCGGGTTTAGTAGTACTTCAAAGGGCCGTCCGTCTGCGCCTTTTGGCATCTTGTCATCAGGAACAACAGTGGAGATAACTCCTTTATCACCATAACGCCCGGAGAGCTTATCTCCTTCTTTCATGGGGTTAAGGCTCTTTACCGTTACTGCAAATCCTTTTTTAGTTTGAGCCACGTCGGTAACCACACCTTCGTTCTCGTGATCCCACGTGGTGCTGGCGTTATTAAACCCAGTCCTAGACCTTCCAACTTGCTGGTTATGGGCTCTTGAGAGTACGTTAGCTTGTAAGATAAGTGGGTCACCTTTTCTTACAACTGTACCCGGCTTAATCACACCGTTGTCGTCAAGGTTGTCTACGAGGGCCCTAGAATAATCAGAAGGAAACAGTGTAAGAAACGCCCGCTTTCCAGGCTTGGTGTCTTTGTCAAATTCAGCCTCATGCTGATACATGTGCTCAGAGGTTAGACGTTTAGCTGCGCCTTCTGAAATAACAATAGCGTCTTCAAAGTTGTAACCCTTGTAAGGTATGTAGGCGGTTCTAAGATTAGTGCCTAGCGCAGATGTGCCTTTGTCATTAGTGTAGTTAGATCTAGCTAACAAGTCACCTTGGTTGACAACATCACCAACTTTTACGGTAGCCGTGTTATGTAGAAAAGTCTTACGGTTGAATGGAAGATTATTATAGATCTCTTTCTTGTGAAGCTGGCCGTCTTCTCCCCGTACATGAATCTCATCACCATCTACTTTGATTACTTGGCCCGCTACATCAGAGTGTATAGCGCCCATATGTTTACCGTAATCTTCCTCATAAGACTTGTCGTCTTCATCGGGCATACCTGATTGCACATAAGGGGCTTCAGGGTTTTGTAGGGGTAGCGCCTGCGTAAGCATGCGGGCGCCCATCATTACTCGCTGCCCTTTGGTAGCGCTCTTAAGAGGAATCATATTGGCTAGCTGATTAAAGGCGTGCTCCATGCGAGGAAGCTCATGGCTAACCTCTGCTCTGTTCACGTACTTGATCTTACCGTTAACTAAAGCAGCTATCTTTTGATTATTAGGATCTCGAAGCTGATTAGGGAACGCCACAACAGAGTCGGCCATCTCTTGAGGAGTTCGCCACACTTGCTCGTTAGTGTTCACGTCTCTAAATCCGCCATACACCTTTCCATCAATACCTTTTCTGGAGTTGATAGCAATACGACTGTCTACGCCTACTTTGAGAGACTCTGGAGTTAGCAAGGGGTCTACAAAGCCAAAGTGAGACGGCTGTACGTTACGAGCCTCTTCAGGTACAGATTGCAGCGAAGGGATACCGCCTTCACCGAGGCGGCTAATCCTAGTTACTTGGTTAAGCAGGTCGGCAGGGTTAACTTCTTCAAGGGGTTGGCCTAACCCGCTAGTCATAATGGCGCCATTAATCTGAGAGTTTAAAAACCCAGCGCTGAAAGGGCTTAGGTTCTTCCTGAAGCTAGCCTTCCATAGCAGAGGGCGCATTACTCGGTGTGCAGCGTTGACCCTTTCTGCAAATAAGTCTTCAGGCCCAACCATAGACTGATACGCCATAGCGTCACGGTCGTCTGGGTCTACCTCTTTACGGTGGACAGCTAATATCTTCTTAGTAGCAGCTAAAATAGAATCTGCTGATACGTTCTTAAACGGCTGACCTAAAGTGCGAGACGTAACCTCGGGATCCATCTCCATCTTGGCGATAGCTTCTAATATAGATTGCTTTTTACTCTCTGCGGTATGAATCTCGCCTGCCTTAGTCTTGCCTATCTTGGCAAACAGCTTTTCCATATGGTTTGGATCGTCGGTAGCAGAGTTAGCACTGTAGATCTCATTACCCCAGGCTTCTCTAAGCTGCTTGTCAGTAGCGCCAAGGGCTTTTAGTAAAGGAGTAACAGGTACAGAGGATTGGCCGAAGCCTATAGAAAATACACCCTTCTCAGGATCTAGCGAGTAGCGATGGGACGAGCCTTTTCCTGGCATAACGTTGACATGGCTTTCGACTTCACCATTCTTAGCGATACGAGTGAACACGCCTGGCTTTAGCCGCATTTGATTAGCTAACGTGTATTCAGTGCCGGTGACGATGAAAGTGCCACGGTCGGTCATATAGGGAACTTTAGCCAGCGTAGTTCTACGGGTGTCTAGCGTATCGCCAGTAACATTATCTGTTAATGTTAGCGTACCTTTAAGTGCCCGATTTAAGGTATCGCCCTTAAGAATTGCATTCTTCTGTGACTTGATAGACTTCTGCTCATCGGGGTCGTCCCAGCCAATATCCGAAACACTTAAGGTGTGCCTCTGGTTTACTAATGGTTGGATGTTAGATGCGGCAGCTTGAATACCAGAAAAGATAGCAGTCCTAGTAGCTTTGATATCATCAAACTTGCGCATTGGCGGCGGTACGGGGGGTTGCATAACGGGCGGCGGCAGGGTAGGAGCTGCCGTAGAAGCAACCAAGCCGACTGGCTTAGGCTTAGTCGGCTCGGAGCTCAGAACACTGTTATCGTCATCAAGTATTCCAGCCATTTTAGGCCTCGTATTCTAGAGTTTTACCTATGTCACCGGAAGGTCTAAGAGTTTTCTTGTTTTTAGCGACATCTACGGGAACAGGAATTGAATAGATGGGCTGCCCCTCTATTGCTCTGCGGTTAAGGAACTCGTTGAGGTAACGTTGGGATTCTAGCTTCTCAGCGTCGTTCTTCTTGGCATCTTGATACCCTGTGTATATACCTGCAGTACCGAGGCCCAGACCTAGCGCTCCGAGTACACCGGCGTATCCTTTTAAGGCGTCCTTAGGATTTGGAGTATTATCTTTAATCTTCCTACCTAACGCTCCAATACCCGCAACCACGTTTCCACCAAAATCCAATAAGTTGTCCTTAGCTTGCTTCTCGCCTTCAGAATGAAACTCAGCTAACTTCTCTAAGTCCTCAGCCAAACTAGCGGACTTAACCGCTTTAATAGGCGAGCTCAATCTATTAGAGTGAGCCTCTACTAGAGCCTTACCAAATTCAGCTTTAGCGTCGGTAAGCTCTTGATCTTTCTCTGCTTTAACTTTCTTAGTTAGCAAATGGTTTATAAGAGAGTAGCTTCCAACCGCTGGAACAGCGGCGGCAGTAAGCGCCGCTGAAAGATAGTAAGGGTTAGCCAGATCACCAGGCTGAAACTTTGACTCCTTTTCCATGGAGATATTCTTGCCGGGTTTATAAGTACCTAGATTCTTTGCTTTACCTTTAAGCTTGCGCTTACGTCTACTCTCAAAGAACTCAGAAGTGCCTGGAATGGCACTCTGACCAGGAACAGGGACTTCCACCATGGATCCGCTAGGAGCACCAAGGGTTGACTCCCTGTCTGTGAGAAGCGAGCCGCTATTTAGATGCTTAAGCAGAGCTAAGCCAGAGCCCCCTAGTAAGCTATAAAGACCAGTCCTCTTTAAATCTTCCATCTGCCTAGAGTCGAAATAATCGTTTGGCATTGTTATCTCCTAGTTGGAACTATCTTTCCTTGAATGTCCGCCCACTCCATGTGGATGCTTATCTTCTGTTTGTCTTCAGAGATGAGCTTTGTCCTATCTATCTGAACGCAAGCCCTGTTAGCTATGAGATCTCTTACTTTTGCGTATTCCTTAAGGTCTTCAGGATTGCTTAGATCAAATATCTTGACCTTTACATCCAGTTGCAGAGGGATATTCTCATACTCCTCCTGCGTTGTATTAGGGGCCATTGGCCCGCCAGCAATTGGAAAGCCCTGCGCCGTAGTGCCGGAAGCCTGTCGGTACTTTACGCCAACGCCGCCAAGCCCAAATTGACTTAGTATTTTATCGTTCATAATGCCTTTCTAGTAGCGTGTTACGCCGGAGATGCCACGATCTCGTTCTCGCTTACGCCTTGTCATCTCAGTCTGTCGCTTAATAATCTCTGTCAGCCTATCATACTCATTGGTGATCTCCTCTTGAAGGAGGTCGTCCTTAGATGGGATAGGGGGCTTGGTAGCTTGATACAACCCCGGACCTAGCAGCTTATTACCAAGATAGTAACTGCCTGCGCCGCCAAGAGCAGCAAGGCCTCCCCCGGTATAACCAAGATCTCTAATAAGGGGCAGCGGGTTAAGGGCGTCAAACCAAGATTTGCCCTCGGCGCTCTTCTCAGCTAAAGCAAGAGCTTGCTTAACTCTCACATGAATTTGATCAAGGGTAAGCCCGTCCTCAACACACTTGGCCAAAAAGGCTACCTTAAACATTTGCTTGTCGTTCATAATGTTATCCTAGTATGATACCTGAGTTAGTTACGCTAGCGCCTGTAGACCAGATCCTACGATTATCGTGTGCTAAGTCTTTTATGACCTTAGCGTCTGTAGGGTCGCCCTGTTCCTTGGCTTCTTGAATGCACAGCATGATGTCTCTAGCCGCTGCAATAATCTGAGACTTCTCATCTTGGTGCTGGACTCGGCTGGACTCCTCAAACAAGGCCTTGGCCCTCTTTCTCATGACGCTAATAGGCTCGGACTTGTCAGAGCCGTCTCTGCCGTCGTGAATACGGATAAGCCCGCCTTCAGCCCAGAATTCTATCTGGTTGTATTTATAAGTCTTCTTAATGCTAATCGAAGGAACATCCATAACCAGCCCTTTCAGTTAAAACCCAATAATACACTAATTTAAGCAGGCTGTCACTCAGCTTATTGGCCAAAGAATCCAGGCACCACTGCCTTAATAGCCCCCGCTACAACGCCTGCGCCCTGCAGCGTTCTTTGAGCCTGCGGAGTCAAGCCTACCAAAGCGCCTAAGACTTTGCCACCTAAAGTAGCTTGCACATACCCAGCGCCCATACCTAGGCCGACCCTAGCAATGTCCATCGGAGTTATGAAGCCAGTGTTACCCCGCATGTTATTAGCGGCCCCTACTACGCCCATCGTAGCTGCCTGCAAATACGATGGAGTGAACGGGTCATTTAAAACTAAGCGGTTAAAGGCGTCAACTGGTACCGGCTCTAAACCAAAGATTGATTGATTGTTATTAAAGAAGTCAGCAGCTTTGCTCATCTCGCTAGAGATACTAGGCTGCAGCTCTGCTAAAGCTTGAGAAGCCTTAATGATTGGAGGCGTAGTATGCGGGTTGCCATAGAGCACGTTAGGAGTAGTAAAGGCGTTCCACGCACTAGACTTGCGATCTGGGTTTAGCTTATTATCCCAAGTAGAAGCTCCAAGTACTCCAAGCGCCGCGCCGGGAGCAGCTCCAAGAGCGCCGCCAAGCATAGCTAAGCGCTTACGCAACTTACCTTTCTCAAATACATTAGGGGCAACGTTCTCAGCTATAGTTCCAGCACCGTAGCCAAGGCCTGCTGCAAGAGTGCCGCCGGCTACCATCGATGCAAGAGGTGTTGGACCCCCAAAGCGGCTAGCAAAGCTGGAGGGCGTAATCATAGCCATTTGAGAGATGGGCCTAAGGATGCTAGATATAGTAGCGCTGGCAGACTTTACTAAAATCCAAGGGTGCTCAAGGTTGGGCCGGCTGACTTTATTAGCCACGCCTTGCTTAGTCAAGAAAGTGGAGACGTCTCCACTGGGGACTAACACCTTACCTGAAACTGGGCTGAGCCAAGCGTGCATATTAGGTGAGAGGGCCCTAGCTATCTTTTCGTAAAGCTTTTTTGATGATGAGATGTAGGTGCTTATAAGCTCGGGCACATGCTGCCACGCTAAATCTTCAGCAATTTTGTTCAGACCTTCTTGCCTAGAAACAGTGTAAGGGATAATATCCCTAGGTGCGTGGACTTTAAATGCCGTTGGGACGTGCGTTACCCCTACAAACTTCTTATTAAGATCAGAATCAATGACGAAATCCTCTGGCCTTTCCATGAAGAGCTTCCTCAATATTTTGTTCTTTTCGTGATAGTTACGGTCGTCCGACATCTGCTTCGCTAGAAGAAGCTGGTGCAGGTCGGCCTTTGGGTTGCGTTCTGTCTCTAGCTGCATTACAAAGATCCTCCACCCCGATGGTACCAATTCTTGGCTAATCAAGCCATAGTTGGATGTCGTTTGGAAGGAATTATGTTTAAGTCTGGAATGTATCAACACATACGGAGGTCATCACCAATGGTATCGGTTGGATCTAAAAAAGGCGTTGAGATTAAGAAAGTCAAGAAGCGTAATGGGAGCGTCGATCTATTTGATCCGCATAAGATAGCCTCGGCAGTAGAACGCTGCTTTAAAAACGGACTGCAAAGCACAGACGAGGAAGCTCAGGTCGCCGGCGTTAAAGTTTCCAAGGCAGTTGTCAACATTCTCAACAAAAAAACTGAAGAGGAAATAATAGAAGTCGAAGCCCTGCAACGACTTGTGATTCAGCAGCTATGGGCTCTTGGGTACTTTGAAGGGGCCGAACACTACACCCTATTTAAAGAAAAGAGGAAACAAGAAAGAAGTAATCACCCTGTTGACCCTGAGCTACGCAAGTTAGTCGACGAAGACAATCAATACTTTCCATCTCCACTCCAGTATTACCAGTTTATTAGTAAGTTTGCTAAGTGGGACGAAGCCTTAGGGCGCCGTGAGACCTGGGGTGAGTGCGTGAACAGAGTGATGGCCTTCTTTGCTAAGCAAGACTTTGCAGAGAAGATCACAAAACAAGAGTTTAAAGAACTAAAGGACTACCTGCAGCGCATGGATGCCACGCCAGCTATGCGTGTAATCCAGATGGCTGGTAAGGCTTTAGATAGATGCCATGTAGGAGTGTACAACTGTAGCTACATGCCCATCACGGACATCAGGTCTTTCAGCGAGCTTCTTTATATCCTTATGCAGGGCACAGGAGCCGGCTTCTCCGTTGAGCGTCGTTATGTAGAGCAGCTCCCCGCTGTGAAAAGGCAGATAGGTAAATCACCAGCAAAGATGGGAATTATCGACACAACCGAGGGGTGGTGCGACGCTCTCTACGCTGGCCTCGACGCTTGGTTTAGCGGTAAAGACATCGAGTTTGACTTTAGTAAGATTAGACCCTCGGGAGCTAGGCTCAGCATTAAAGGTGGTAGAGCTAGCGGCCCTGACCCGCTTAGGACTTTGCTTCAGTTTGCTAGGACACTTATCCTATCAAGGCAAGGAAGGTCACTTAGCGACGTGGACTGCCATGACCTCGCCTGCATGACTGGTAAAATAGTTCAGGTCGGTGGTGTTCGCAGAGCCAGTGAGATATCCCTTAGTGACCTCGACTCTAAGGAGATGCGGCTAGCTAAGAGCGGAAACTGGTGGGAAACCAACCTACAGAGAACCATGGCTAACAACTCTGCTGTGTACAACAGTAAGCCTACCTCTATTGAGTTCATAGAGGAGTGGTTGTCTTTGGCAGACAGCGGATCTGGAGAACGAGGCATCTTCAACAGGGACGGCGTCCTACGTAGTCTTCCTGAAAGAAGACAAGCTAGAGACTTCGGAACAAATCCCTGCGCAGAGATTATTCTAAGACCTTATCAGTTCTGCAACCTGTCTATCGTTATAGCCAGAGAGGACGACACTGCTGAGACTCTTAAAAAGAAGGTGCGCATAGCTACTATCTTTGGAACTATGCAAGCCTGCCTGACGGACTTCAAGTACATTCGTCGAGAGTGGAAAGATAACTGCCAAGAGGAACGGCTACTAGGGGTAGACATTACTGGACAGATGGACTGCCCACTTCTAAGGCCAGGAGCTGAAGGTAGAGAAGAGCTGCTACGCAAGCTCAGATCCATAGTAGCTAAGACCAACACAGAGTTCGCAGATCGCTTTGGAATTGGTAGAGCTGCTGCTGACACTTGTGTAAAGCCCTCTGGAGATAGTGCTGTACTATTTGGCTGCTCGTCAGGAATTCATGCACGTTTTTCTGACTATTACATTCGAAGGGTACGAGAGCGAGCCGACAGCCCTGTGGCTAATATGCTTAGAGATGCTGGTGTGCCTTGGATCACCGCACCTGAAGATCAATCACTAGTGTGCTTTGAGTTTCCATGCGCTTCTCCAGCAGGGGCAATCACAAAGGATCAGCAGACTGCACTAGAGCAGCTTGACAACTGGATGTGCTGGAAACGAAACTGGGCTGAGCACTCAGTATCGGCGACAGTGTACATGGAACCTCACGAATGGCTTGAGGCTGGTAACTGGGTCTACAACAACTTTGATGAGATCTCAGGTATTAGCTTCCTTCCTCGTAATAGCGGAACCTACACAGGCACCCCTTACGAAGAGATTGATGAGGTTGAGTATAATAAGAGATTAAGCTCGTTCCCTACTGTGGATTGGGCTAAGCTCTCTAGGTATGAGAAGACTGACCACACTGAGTCGTCTCAGACCTACGCCTGCACCGGCGGTGCATGCGAACTCTAATGTCTGATAGCTAAAAAAAAGAACCTCCATGTCCCGAAGGACTGGAGGTTCTTTTTTATGCCCTAAACCAAAGTCCCCCGGTGAAGGGGACTTGGATTAAGGTCATATCCGCCGTACGGGCCACCCGTACGACGAAGAGGTCCTGGCACTCCCAAGACCTAATCCCAACCCACATCCGAAGATGCAGCTGTTGGGCCAGGTTGGCTTCGTCAAAACCAGCACACCAACTGGCGGTTGGTTTTGGGGGCTTGGATGATAAGTCAACGCCAGCCGCTAAACACAACGCCACCAAGAATAACCCAGCGAACTTAACCATAGTATGTTTCCTTTATGAAAGAGGGCTACCAACCCGTGAAGTAATAAGAACCACCCAATGGGGTGATTGGTAACTTATCCTTCATATAGTTATGACGCATTTAAAGGCTGAATTAAGTCTTATGCTAGCCAGCCTATAATATGGAACGCTATCAAGCGCATATCTCTGCCAGCCTATAATATAAGCTGTTATTTACTTTTCCCCCTACTTTTCCGCCTACTTTTCCGCCTAGGTAATAGCTAAAAAAAAACACCTCCATGTTCCGAAGAACTGGAGGTGTTTTGTTTTAAGCCCTTCTATTCATAGAAGGTCTTATTTACCATCCTGCGAGTCATCACAGGCGTAAGAGCCCGCTCCAGCTTGCTCTGTAACCCGGGGGACACCTGGGCAAATCCAACCCACTCTTCGTGGGTTTCGTCTTTCATCACTTCGTTCAACTTCTCTTTCGAGAAGCTGCCAAAGTGATGATTTATCATCACGTCAAAGCTGACGTGACAAGCTTCTCCTACCGTCCCCTTGGACGGGAACTTTCCACATTTGTCGTGGAAAGCCTTTCGGAACTCTGGAGCAAAGCCCTTCTCAAAGGACTCATACGCTCTTGGGTACCTCAACCTCATGTTGAGGTTCGGGAACTCCACCACCGCAGCAGGCGCAGGCTGCGCCTCCGTCTCAGGGATGCCGTAAAAGGCACCCAGTACAAGCGCGATTGAAAAAGCGATGGCGCACGCCACCACTTTAAACAACCAATCCAACACCAAAGTTAAATCTTGCACGGTATTTTTCCTTTATAAAAGAGGGCATACCAGCCCATGTTGCAATAAGAGGCACCCAAAAGGGGTGCCTGACGCTTATTACGCTACAAACTATTATGACGCGCTTAGGGGCTTAATTAAGCGTCTGGATCTCGGTTAAGATAGGTGTCGCAGATGAAGCCTATGGAGTAGCCCTTACGCAGCTTGGTGTCTACGGTGGTGCGGCTAATCTTAAGATACTTAGCCCACCCTGTGGCTGTCATTTCTAACCCGTTATATAGGTAGGTCTTATGCTTACGCACCAACCTAGATAGCGGATTGGCTACAATCTCATCCCCGCTATAGCCTTGGTTGTACAGCTTAAGACAACGGTCTAAGTTGAGCTTAAGCTTGCGCACAAGTGAACTGAGTGCTATTTTCTTACCTTTATAAGTAACCTTGCGAGAGACATAGGACCTCTCTTGCTTTACAGCGTCTTCAATTGAGAAACCACGGCCCAGCCTAGTGGAGGCGGTGTCGTAGTTACAATTGAGATCTTTGCATAATACAGATAGCGGTAGCTTCTGACCTAGATACTCAACAACTCTGTTAGTGCTCTTATTAAGGGCCTGCATTGAGTTCTTTATCCAAGCCATGTTGCCGGTTACATAGCTCATATTATTGTCTATACGCTCTATGCTGTACTCTTCTTTGGGGGATGGGCACACTCCGACCTCATTAATGAAGTTAAGAAAGCTATACTTGTAGATATCATCTACCGTAATGCCTTTAGCGCCATAGTTAGCGAACCGATGATGATTAGGGTTATTGCACTTAGATATGGTTCGTTGCCACGTCTTGTACTCTTTCCAGTACGGACCGCCACGAGTGCTAGAACCACGAACATCTTTAGCCGTGAGCTTTCCTTTCATAAAGCATCCTCATGATAGCTAAAAAAAAGCCGAGGCATCCTTGCCTCGGCTTTAGTCTACCACGATTTCCGCATCGTGATAGACACATCTATCTTATCTACGAGTTTATCATCCCAAGGGCTGACGCAGGTCCTACTCGTGGACTCCACCGAGTAGCTAACCCTTTCGGCACTTCTGCAGCCTGTGCAGAAATACATAAGGGCCGACAACGCCACCAAAACAGATATTCTCATCATCTTACACTCCTTTGCTAGATGCTTAAAAACCCTACATGGGCCATCTGATTATGACGCAAAGAAGCCTCAGATTAAGGGCTATCTGAAAGGAGGACCTTCATACCATGTTACTAGGCTATGTCGTTTACCACGGGTTAATGGGGTTACTTGATGGCGAATATATGAGGGGAATACAATAGTCGTGCCCCTGCCCTTTAGTATCTCAGGGTTAGGTCCTCCACTGCTTCCTTTTATATCAAACTGAAGGTCGCCCCCTTCGTAATCTGCTGGGTTAGAGAGCTGCATAACAAATGAAAGCTTACGCTGAGTGTTTTGATTAGCCGCAGGAACCCAGTTAAGGTCCTCATGCCAACCGTAGTGCCCGCCAGTGTCTCCGTCATACTCAGTAAACTGTACCTCGTGGAAAAGGTTAATATCAAACCCAAATGCTGTATTAGCACGGCGAATAACATATTCCATATCTGAGAACAGCCAGTTCCAAGAAGTGTCGCCTCGGTGTATCCAACGAACTTTAGAATCCCGAAGATTAGGCACCTTACCGTACGTAGTTCCTGCCATCGCAGGTATGGTAATTGCCTGATCGATGACCGCTTGACATCGCTCTGCTGACATGTAACCGTCCCACATCTGCCACAGGGATCGCATAGTAGCTCCTTTAAGAAATAGACAGGGTGAATCTAAACTAAGTAAATAGTGTCAGTCAATAACAAGAGCCGAGTTAGGCAAGGAATACCTTCTCGGCTCTGTCGGGACTTTAAGGAATCCCTTTACCGTGGTTGTGTCCAATGAGTAAAGACGCGCACTCACGGCTTACGCCCCCATGCGGCAAGAAGAATCAGCCAACACCGGCCACTCGGGCTAGGGGGAGCCCCCAAAGAGATAATCGTATGATATCTAGGCTCTTAAGAATAGCAAGCAAGTATGCTATTAATCTTAAAGTTTCTTCCACCACTCTGCTACGTTTATGTTTGGATGATCTTGCAACTCAGTAGAGATGCGATAACTATCCTCGTCAAGATGATGCGTAGAGGTCTCAAAGATAACCGAGTCCTCTAACGCAAAGAACTGATGAGCGTACCCAGGAAGAATGTGCCAGGCTTGCCCTGGGTGTAGCACCCTAGACAATACTGGCACCTCAGCCGGTACATCATTAGTCGCTAGCGTAGTAGCCTCAGATTGATCTGCATAAAGCATCAACACTTGGCCAGAAACCACAGTGAGGGTTTCTTCTTTAAGCTTGTGGTAATGAAAGCTGCAGTACTTAGAGGCACTAACCCTAAGAACCTTTCCGCAGTAGCTCTCGTTGTTTATAACCCAGATCTCGCTTCCCCAGCTTTTGGGGACATAAGTCATGTGTTCAACTGGACCACTGCGTCTAGCATCTTTCATCGTCTTGCCTCTGCTTTCCTAATAGCCGTCATAATGAATTGAAGAGAAGGATGACGAACAATCATACTCTCATCAAAGCCTACATACCCTACGCAGTCAAGATTCTCAAGAGCATAAGCGAACTCAGAAAAGCAATTCCTTATTCTAAGGTCGCTCTGCTCGGGGTCTCCGCATACGATGAGCTTGCCGTTTTTACCAAGCCTAGAAGTGAATAGCTTGAGCTGCTCCCAAGTACAATTCTGAGCCTCGTCAAGAATGGCAACGCAGTCATCAAAGGTCCTTCCACGCATCACTGCCAAAGGGATGATCTCCATAGACTTCATAACTTCTTTAGGATTGACTGTGGTAATTCGACGTAAGACGTCCTCAATGGGGGCTACCCACGGAGCCAGCTTGTCGTTTATGTCACCGGGTAAGAATCCCATCTTCTCACCACACTCAACCATAGGTCTTGAAAGGATCATACGGCGGACCTTACCGCCTAGAAAAGAAGTGAGGGCCATCTTCACCGCCTGATGTGTCTTGCCTGTTCCTGCTGGCCCGGTTAGGAACAGAATATCTTTCTTTGGAAAAAGCTTCTCTGCTAGTTTTTGTGCCTCGTTGATGGGTAAAAGTACGGGGTTCAAATCCTTAGGCATCTTAGCCATTGTTACTCCGACCGGGTATTAACCCGGCTATGGGTTACACCGAACTACCAACATTGGAGACGTCTCCACTATCTTCGCCCCTTGGGTTTTCGCCCCTTGGGTTTAGGTGGTTTCTTCTTTTTAGCAGCTTTGGCACCTGCCGGCGTAGCCGCCTTCTTAGCCGCCGCCTTAAACGCGTCTATCTCCATCTGAGAGACTCTCTTAGCACCTCCAATATTTTGCCCACGAGCTTTTGCTATCTGTTCAGCTATGCTTTTGTTTTCTGCATCATTTTTTTGTTTTTGTACATTAGCGGAGCCTTGCTTAATAAGCTTGTTATTTTCGTTGGTTAGTTGGTCTCTATAGGCCTTGATTTCCTTAAGTGTTTTATCTTTATTTTTACCTTTTGTATCCCTAAGCGAGCTCAGCGTTTGGCCTGCCACATCTCTACTGTCTTGAACTTTGTTGTACTGATCCTCTAGTTTGTTTAGGATCTTCAATTCTTTAGAATTCCGATTAATTTGACTTGAGTTAGGAAAATCGCCTGGGACAGTATCACGCCTGTAATCGTCAAACAGACCTCTTTTATCTGCGCGCTCTGAGCTGCTTATGCCGATCGCTGCTTTAGTTACAACCGAGGCCACTGTTCCATTAAAACCGGAGTAAGAGTTGAACCCTTCAACAAATAAATCTTGTCCCATGATAAAACCTCCTTATTTCTTTTTTCCTTTGGGTTTAGGTAAAGGCTTGTTTTTAACTTTAGCTCTAGCGTTAGCTATGGCTTTGTTGACTGCGTCTAACAGCTTTTTAGTCTGTGCCTTAGTGAGCCTAGCCACTTTTGCAGCCCTAGTTGCATCAGCAATAAATTGAGCTGCTCCTATGTTGTTAGCTCGGGGATCTGTACCAAGCCTAAAGTTAGCTCGAGCTATGAACTGGCCTATATTAAAAGGCCCATCGCCTGTGTCGAGATCGTTACCGTTGTCCCGAGGTGGTGGACCTGGATCTATAATAGGCCGGGGCGGTTGAGGAGGAGGAGGAGGCGGAGACGTGACAGAACGGGGCGGTTGAGAAATAGTATTTGGGGGCGCAACAGGAGGTAATACAATAGGTGGAGGCGGGGACACAATGGGATCAATTTGGTAAGAAGTGAATGCGTGCATCCACCAATCAGCAGTGTTTCCAACACCATCAGCAGCTGTAACGCTTTTAGCGCCAGATATAACAGCTCCGCCGCTAGCCCTAGCCTCGATGCCGTTCATAGGCATATTTATTGATCCTCCACCCCATCCTACGGTGGCGCTTCCGGTAACCACTAATCCACGAGATGTTAGATCGATAACTTTGTAAACTCCGTCTAAACTGCTATTCCACCCTGCAAGGTTGGGCGGCCTAACGCCCCTAATAGATACGGTGTCGCCTTGCTTAAACTTAATGCCGTTTGAGCCTGTAATAGTTTCAGAGGCCCTGTACGAAAAGGTGATCATGCGATACATGGATTTATTTCCTTCCTTTAGGCTTTTTGAGTGGTTTTTTAGGCACTTTTTTTGGTGGCTTGGGAGGGGCAACAGGAGTAGTCCCTGTTGGTCCTGTTGCGCTCTGTGCCTGCGCAACTACAGTGGCAACTATTTTATTTGCTTCTGCATCGGATGCGCCGGCTTTTTGTAAGTTGTTTGCACGATAGTACGCAGACATCCTAGGAGACCAAACATTACTGTCGCTATTGAGCCATGCCGCCCTTTTTTCAGGAGGTAACTGGTTAGCATAGAGTGTACTTACTTCAGCTCTGGCAGCTATAACAGAGGGGTTCTCATCAACAGACTTTTGGATACGGTTGTAATAGATAGCCTTAGCTTTAAAACTAGACATGCCTTCTCGTAGAGCATCCCTAGCTTCTTTAGAGTTTGGAGGGCCGTAGATAGCTGAAGTAGCGGCTATAGTGGCCTCCCTTATAGCTGCCTCCCTAGCTCGATGGACGTTAGCCTCGGCGAAAACAAAATCGGAAGCGGCCTTTCTGGCAAGCGCCATTTCGGCGGAGCCGTACTTACACTTACAATCATTGGGCCCAACGTCAATAGCCGCCCGAGCAGCGTCATTTTTAAGGTACTCATTGTCGCGGGCTAAGTTCTTGGCAGCCTGCAAGCGAGCGCCCCACTCATTGTAGACGGCGGCGTCGCTGGTGCCAGGATTAGGATTTTTGGATAGAAACTCTTTACCAGCCTCTTCCATAAGCCGATGAACTTCATTCATATTAATCATATTATACTCCTACTATTGTTGGTTTGTCTTCAAATAAGATCATAGAGATAGCCGCTACAAACGCTTCGGTTACAGGTCTTTCATTCTTCCATATCGCTAAGCCAAACCTTCTATAAGGTCTTCCAGTATTATCTTTGTCATGCCATCTGTCTTCAAAGTCCTGCCATGGTATATAGCCCCTAGCGTCATCTAAGGCTGGGTCTTCGAAGTACACATTCTTATCGTCGTAGTCTATCGCTATAACATAATGCCCGCTGTCTCCAGCAAGCTCTGCAGGGGTAGATGCCCAAGCCTGAACAGCAATGATCACTGGTCGGCCTTCTTCTAAGTAATACTTAAGCTCTTGGTTGGTCATCCTCTCGTGCCATACTGTGCTGTAACCTCTGGCCTTGGCAGCTTTACTGAGCGCCATAGGACTGGTTCCATCAATAGGGTCGGACTTTAACTCAGCAGCTAAAATAGGCTCCTCGATGAACTCGCCCCAGTAGCCAAAGATAGCGCTAAGGGCTGCGGGTCCGCAGGTGTAACAAGACTTCTGACGGGCGTCAGGTAAAGGTATTCGGTTTCCTCGCAGGGTCCTGTCCATAGGATAGGCCTCCGTGCTTGGGTGATTGATTTAAGTCACCTATATAGGATAACCTACAACCTTTACGCTATGAAGACATTCCTTGTAATTTGATGTAAGTCATTATCTAGTCTTGCTTTAAAAGCATATTAAGGAACTGTTTGTTGGCAGATACAGCTGGTTCAGGTCTGCCCATGGTGATATTGCCTTGGCCTCTCACATCAGCGTTGCGCCATGTCCAGCACTCGCCAGTGTCATCTTGAAACACAACCCACATAAGATCATGCTCTTGGCTATAGTCTATTATGACATGAGCCATACCTTTTCCCTTAATAGTGAGCACTGGAATAGGCGGATTAAGTTGTAGAAGCATAGTAACTCCTTTGGAGACGTCTCCACTACCTTCGGCCTTTGGGTTTTGAAACCCGTTTCTTCTTGGGCTGCCTCCTAGGCTTGGGCTTGGGCGGCCGGTTACCAGCCTGTAACCGTTCGATTTCTTTCTGAGCCCCGTCGCGCATCATCGTGTTAAAGGCGATATTCTCAGCTGCATCCGCCTTCGATGGCTCACCTTGCCGAAGCGGACGACCGGGGTTTAGGTAAAACATGTTGACGGCAATAGCTGCCTGTGACTGGTGGTAGATTCTTTGGTAGTCACTCAACCCATTAATTAAGTTGCCTGAACTAGACAATGTAGCCATGGTGTGCCGCCTATGTTGTAAGTTAAGACCCTTTCAACCCTTGGTTATAACTTTGTTGAAAGATGCTACCAGCCTGAGGCTGCTGCTCTTGCTGCTGACCACCACCGAACATCCTACTAAGACCGTAACCCGCTGCGCCTACACCTGCTGCCCCGATGAGGTACTTGGCCCATGGATTGTTCTGCATAAAGTTTAGAACGGGCATAGTAACCCCTGCAGCCATTCGTCTACCTTCACTATTAGCTGCCTGCGCCTTGGCGGTGTTGTAACTATCAGTAAGCCCACTACCTAGGCGTTTAGCCCAATCAGCCGTTTGACCAGCTCGGCGCCACCCGAAGGGATCTCTAGCTACGGATACTGCAAGACGGCCCTTGTTCAACGCCGCAGTTGCTTGCGCCTTGGCCTTCTCAAGAAAGCCAGGATTAGGGTTTGGCGGCGGCGACCTGAACAACGTCTTGGCCGCTCCGTAAGCTCCTTGCATTTGTTTTCCAACTCCACCAAACGCATCAGATAACCCATTAACAGTGTTGTTTAGCTGGCTATAATTAGGCCTGTTCAAATCATCTTGCACTCTCTTTAAAGCGTCTTGGTTACCAAAGCCCGCTCTGAAGGCGTCACCTACTCCTGACGCTGCCCCGCTGAACGCATTACCATTATTAGAGGGCGCAGACGGTGCTGCAGCCTTAGGAGCTGCAATCTTAGGAGAGATAGCTGCAGGGGCGCTTGGCGCTGCTGCCTTAGGGGCTATAGCGGACCCTCCGGTTGTTGACTGTATGTTAGACTGCTTACCCATGCCCATTAGTGTGCTGCCAGCTGATATGAAGTTGTTTCCAAGCCTTTGAGCACCGGCAATAGCTTTACCCGCACTGTCAGTAGCGGACCCTATAGCTTTCTGAGCACCTAACGCTTGATTGCGTCGCCTCCAGACCTCACCGGGATTACTAAACCCTGGAGCCTTTACCCAGCTCTCCACGCCTGATGTGGCAGCCCTGCCAAGCATCTTGCCGGTGTTGGTTAGTGACTTATTAATGTTAGAGAAGTCAAAACCGTTAGCGGGGGCCGTGCCCCTTATAGAAGGAGCTTGCTTAGCCCCACCTATCAAAGATGGATCAAGCTTAGTACCTATGCTGGAGAAGTCGAAGTGGTCGGCCTTCTTTGATAGCACCTTGTTGCCAGCGTAAAGGCTCTCTGAAGAGCCGTGAAACTGCTCTTTAGCCATTCGCTCAAGTACTCGCTGCTCTGCTTGATGGTATAGGTCTTGAAAGTTCATGCCCTTGAGCTCTGGGTACTCTTCAGCGAAGTCTGAGAGCTCCCAGTCCTTCTTAGGGCGCTGCTGCCTAGGTATTTTAGGCGGAGTACCTAAGCCAAATAAAGAGAACGCCTCCTTGACCCCGCCAGCAGGGTCAAAGCCAAACTCTTTCTCTGTAACTCTTCGTACTGCGTTTCTAGCTGCCCCTAAAGGTGCAACCGGCTTCAGGCCTTTCTGATTAAAGCTCATCTTTCCGGGTACTGGCTTAGTAGACTTAGCCATTTGCAACCCTTCTGAGGAGTCAGGGTTAATAGCGGTTTCTTCTTCATCGCCCGAACCCCTGCCTGGGCTGGTGATTACGGAAGATAGCTTTGAAAGAAGAGACTTGGCGGCTGCCTCTTTTAAAGGAGAAGGGATGGACCATAGAGCACACAAGGCCTTAACAGCACTAAGGCCGCTAGCTTCCTTCTCTGTTTGATCTTCTACGTGTTCTGGTAGATCTTTCTTACCGGTAGCGGTAGACCACTCATCGCAGTCCCATGAGCCTGCCTGGCCTTTGCCTTTAAGAAGGTAGCATAACTTGCGCTGGGAATCTGATTTAAAGGGCATGCCTAAGCTCCTAGTTTGAACGTATAGTATTATAGTTTAACAGGAGCCCTCAACGGAAGCTATATATTCGTGCAAGCTAGTCTATCAATTCCCTTACATACTTACACATATCAGCTCTGTGCAGCTCTAAGTCTGAGAACTCAGTGTAGGCCATATCCTGATACCATTTTAGGACTTCTTCGCTACTTGCGTAGTATAACTTATCTACATTTAGTAAATTTGTGTTTCCTAGCGGAGCAGCAAAGCTAGCAAGGCTACACACGCAAGGTATGCCTAGGTTTATAAGCTCAAACACACTTGTGCTGTTATCTATGACAGCGCAGTAACACTCACCCTGTATAGTACTTAGGGGTCTTCTATTATCCATTATGGCTATGCCGTACTCGGCGCATATGTCTTCGTTTTTTTCGCTGCTAAAAGGGTGAGGCTTAAAAGCAATAGCCCTATTCGACGTTTCTCTAATAGCATGGTATGACTCGCTTATATACTCCCTAACCGAATTATAGCTGTGTGTTGGGTCTCCTTCTAAACCTCCAACTATGAGAATGTAGCCCTCTTGGTTGTTACGCCATTTATGGTCGTATACATTAGTTATGGGGTTGTAACCTTTTTCTCTTACTATGGTAGATATAAACCTATCCAGCTTGAGGGACCGAGTGCCGGGAGTAAAGTCAGGGCTGCACCACTTCGCCTTATCATGGCACCAGTGATTAAGCCCCATTCGGCTGTATAAAGGAAGGTGGTCTAAGTAGTTCTTTGACTCCTTTGAGAAGTTAGCTCTGAGCCTACTAAGAGTCCCAGACTCTAACACTATCAGCTTTTTACCGTTAGCAGAGGCAAATCCGGCCGCTATGGAGTTAATGTAATTCTTTATAGTAAGCATTATGTTTTTATTAAATATGGAAGACGGATCATACACCCTATAAGGCGCAGTAGACCCAAATGTAGACTGAATACAATAGACGTCGGCCTGGCTCAACTTAGCCATATCTTCAAATGTTAAAAGAGTGTGCCGGTTGAGCTGCTCCTTTAAAGTCTTGGCCTCATGCAGCCCTGGGACTAGCTCTATCTGCCTATAGGACGCCGCAGGAGTGCAGTAAGAGTTTGCGCACACATGGACAGCCTCTAAGTTGTGAGATTCTCCGTAAACTAATACGTTTCTATAGAGCTTTTTAAACCCCTGTACATCTCCTGTAAACGTAGTAATTCCGCCGATAAAAGCTATCTTTTTCTTAGCCCCCATGGTCGTGTATCTTTCAAGTTAAAGGTTAGAAGCTCATTTTAAATTTCTTGTACCAAGCAGCGAACATCACTATGGTAAATAACTCTTTCTGCGCCCCCAATCCTGGCCCGGACGAGGGCTTACCGCTAGGCTTAGGAGGCCCAGCATGTAATACGTTATTAAGGTACTTGTTGTCTATGTCAGAAGCGCTTATCTCGAAAATATCTCTTACACTCTTATCGGATAACACAGACCGTATATAGTCCCTCATTGGTGATCTGCCGTTGGCTGGCTTTGCAGCTGTACCTATAACCCAAGCGTCTGTAGGCGCTCTCCAACCTGTTTTACTTTTCTTTGTAATAAAGTCGGGTAGCCTGGCGGCGTAAGCGGCTCGTAGCAATCGCTTGCTGCTTAGGTCAAACTTGGCCTCATGGCCGGCAGGTGGAACTTTGAGCCTGCCGGGTACGCCTCTAACAAAGTCCTTAAACACACTGCACATAAATGGAAATCGGGCTTCCATACCAAACGCCATACCAAGCTTATCATTGCGTACTAAGAAGTCTTCGCTTAGAGTGTGCAAGCTTTCTATATACATGAAATCATTAATAGAATCTCCGGTTAGCCCCCCTTTGGGAATCCAAGACATAAGATAGTCATGCTGATCCTCTAGGGTCATATTCTTAGAGGCGTCACGAAACGTCCTATGCCTTAGCCTTAAGCTGTTTAGCCTATCTTTAAATGTGGAAAGAGATAAGTGATGCTTATACCCTGCCAGCAACTCATCGCCGCCATCTCCACTAAGAGTAACTACAACCCCGGAGTCGCTTAACAACTTGTTGGTAGCATAATAAGCAGGGTAACTCTTTCCCTGTCTAGGCTCACCTAGCGCTAATATGGCTTTGTCAAGGTTATCCACCCAGTCCTGCTCATTGAATAAGACTTCGGCATGAGGAGCTCCGTACAGGTCTGACAGCCTCTTGGCGGCATCCGCATCACTGTTATAGCCCTCTTCTAACCCAGGAATATCAAATCGAGTGGAGAAGGTATTAGGGCTGAGGCCTAAGGACTGAGACATCTCGTACAATATGGCCGAGCTATCCATACCGCCGCTTAAAAACAGCCCCATCTTTCTACGGCCCATAAGCGTCAGGCTTACAGCTTGTTTAAACTTGTCCCGTATAAGGTACGGAAAGTCAGATTCGGAATTAGTGTATATCTTCACTTGATCGTTGTTTATGTTGCTAGAGAACTCTACACCGTTAGCTAAGTCTATTTCTACGATCTGCCCCGGTACTAATCTAGTTATTCCATGAAAGCAAGTTACAGGCCCAGCGGTAAGGCCTGAGTAGAAGTAATGCTTGAACCCTTCTTTAGAGACTTTACGCTCAAACCCAATGTCCAATAGGCTAGATATCTCTGAAGAGAAGGCTAGATTGCCGTTTAGGTATCCGTAGTAAAGTGGTTTAGCTCCGTTGCTGTCTCTAGCTAGTAGCAGCTTCTTAGTATGCACGTTGTATATGGCGACAGCAAACATGCCGTCTATCTTATGCAGAAATTGCTTACCGTACTTCTCATAGCCGGCTAAAAGAACCTCGGTGTCTGTGTCTGTCTCGAAGTTATAACTAAGAGAGGCCCTAAGCTCTTTATGGTTATATATTTCTCCGTTGTACACCATTACGTAATCATTGGATCTCCACGGCTGAACTGATAAAACAGGACTGTCTAATATTGATAGCAGATTGTGCCCTAAGGTTATATAATCGTCACCCCAGCTGCCGCTGCCGTCTGGGCCTCTATGCCTTGCCGCCGATACCATTTTGTTTATAGACTTGTCTTTGTCCTTCCAGCAAAAGCCGTGTATTCCACACATGTCTTGGATTCCTGAATAAGAACCTACACTCCAGATTCAAACGCTCTGATCGTAGATTCTAAGTGAAGAATCTCAGCAGATAAGTCCTTACTATCATTGCCGACAAAGAAGCCATTGCTATCGATGTCATCGGCTGCAGTGAGCTCACCCCTAATTTCGTGCGGGCACATGGTTATCACTGGGTTCTTTGTAAAGTTACCAGCCACAATAGGGCGGGTTTCAATACCAGCAGCCGTAAGAGCCTTGATAAGCTCCTTGCGCCTTCCAGCCAGCCTACCTTGGAGAACAATACTAAACCCAAACCAGCTACTGTTGCCTACTTCTTCCTGAAGCCTAAGGTTAGGGTTCTTATTAAAGCACCCTTGGAACATGTACGAGTTCTTGCGCCTAGCCTCTAGCATCGCTGGTAGCTTCTGTAGCTGCACCGAGCCAATAGCTCCGCTCATCTCTAACGGACGCACAGAGTACCCAGGAAGGACAAACTTAAAGCTATCCTCAAAGGGATCTCCTGATTTTATATGAAGACTGTTAGCGTGCGGTAAATCCCTAATCCATCCGTGGGCTCGCATACTACGCATGTATTCTGCCAACTCATTATCGTTGGTAAGTATCATGCCGCCTTCCATGGTTTGCATGTGATGACTAAAAAAGAAACTAAACGTCCCTACAGATCCCATGGTGCCTAGCGCTCTAGCTTCATAGGTGGCGCCTAAGCTCTCGCAGTTGTCCTCTAAGAGGATAAGATTATGCTCAGCTGCAATAGAGCGCAGCTGATTCCAGCAGCAGCTATTGCCTAATAGGTTAACTGCGAGGATAGCTTTAGTCTTAGGGGATATAGCCGCTTTAACTTTGTCGGTATCTATGTTAAGTGTGTTTTTGTCGATGTCTACAAAGATAAGCTTTAACCCGTACTGCGTAAGCGGGAAGTAAGTAGTGCTCCAACTCACCGCCGGTACGACTACTTCATCACCCGGGTTTAAGTCATACTTAGGGTGCAGCACTGTAGCACCCACCATAAGCAGGTTAGCTGTGCTACCGCTGTTAACCATCACAGCGTTAAGGGAACCGAAGCTAGTAGCAAACTCCCTTTCAAACTTGGCCACCATCGGGCCCATGGTATATCTTCCGCTCTTAATAACTGATTGAATGGCTTCAATCTCTCCGTTGTCCCAGGTGTCAGAAGCTAATGGATACTTCACTTGTTATCCCTCCAGTACTTTTCGTTACGTTTAATCTTAAGGTCCTTAGAACGACTATGCCCTTCTTTTTTACGGTCCCCTTTGCAATGGTCCATGTGTGCGCCTAGGATGCCATTAACAAACGGGTGACTTACCTTCATGCCCTCAGGCGAGAGATTGTACCAAAGCGAGCTAGGAAATCCAGTGCGCACCTCGTCATAAGTATGACAATCGGTTAATCCGAGGAACTTGTGCTTCTTATCTGGAAGGGGAAGATTCCACACCTTATCCGTGGTGTATTGGTGTCTCCATACTTCCATAAAGCGCCTAGCCTCTGGAAAACGCATATCAAAGACATGAAACCCTGTCTCCGTATACATCCACGGTCTAAGCAGCGCCCCAGCCATCTTTCCATTCAACCAACGCATAATAGTTTGATGCGTTACTTTAGTATGCGTAATGACATCGCCGTCTAACCATACTGCTATGTCAACATCAGGGAGAAGGGCAGCATCAACATAAGCGAACACCTTATGGCTAAACCTAATAGCGTCGAGTAGGAAGTTAGCCGAAGACTGAAGAGCTTGACTACGGTTACGGCGCTTGAACGCCTCAAGGTCGGGCATATCTAAAGAAGTGTACTCCACATTGGGGGCTTTAGTGCGCCAGCCCCCTGCAGGAACCTCATCGTAGTAGACTTTAAGAGATATGTCTTTAGGCCAGTGCTCTACAAAGGTGTCAATGACTTTACTAGCGTACGCATCATACGACTTAGCACCAAAGGTAGTGGCCGCTACTATCTTCATGTGACACCTAAGTTATTAGTTAGCACTTCCACTTACGTAAAGCTTTATTGATTCGGCTATCTGGATCGTTAGCCGTCTCACTGGAAGTTAGCTTAGACTTCATGCCGCCCATACGAGCGCAGAAGCTATCTTTACGGGATCCACCCTCAGGCTGAGGCCTCTTAATGTCCTGCCCTTTAGCCTTTAAGCTCTTTCGGCCTTTCTCGTTTAGGCCGCCATCTGGGTTCTTGCCCTCAGCCTTCTGCCAAGCTTCTGAGGCTTTCTTTTCTGGCTTTTCTTCTTTCTTCTTTTTACCTACAGGGCGGCAAGAGCCTTCAGTTAACGCAGCTGTGCCGGGCACTCGCTCGTAGCCAGTCCAGCACGCCGCAGACTTTAAAGTATCTGCTGCTTGCTTACCCATCATAGATCCAAACGCTACTGCCCTTTCTAATCTGTCCATATTAAAATACCTCTACAATTAATTGTGGAGACGTCTCCACTAACCTCTAGGAACGTTAGGAACTTCGCCAGATAACGGTGGATTAGTTACATCTCCAGAAAATGTTGGTTTTTCTTTGTGGAGGAGGCCCTCTAGCACGCCTTTACCCTTCTCAAGCGCATGAGGCACCTTATGTAGTTGATGCTCTACTTGATGAACCCCCTTTGATCCAAGCCAGGCAGGTGCATTCTTCAAACTTGAGGGGGCGATAGATTGTGCTGATGGCAGCAAAGTCGACGCGCCTACGTGACCCGCTATGTGGGACGCGTTATGCGCAGCGGGGGCCGCCCACTCAGCGAAGGCTGGGGCTATTTTAGGAATTATCTTTCCTCCAAGGTACCCTGCGCCCGCACCTAGCGCTTCTCCTAGGGGGCCGGCGGCCGCCGTTGACGCTACGACCTGAGGTATTACTCCTGCGGTCTCATCCGCTACCCTTTGTTGTTCAGACCTATGAAACGCTACGCTATCTGGTTTAAGGTTCTGCCTGTCAGTGTAGGCTTGCTCGGTATAGTGCTTCATATTAGCCATCTCTTGATTCTTAGCACTTAGTGGAGGCCCACTAGGTTTGAAGGGGCTATTTGCGTTAGGGTTCACCTTACCTTCAAGCTGGTTTGTAGCTATTCGTTCGTTAGAAGGTCGGCTGCGCCTATCGTATATCATCTTCTCCCCTGGGTTCATCTGCTCTACCTGCTGCCAGGTCATTTTTTTGTTTGCTAAGTCAGCCTGTCGGGCCCAGTAAGTCGCCTCTTCATTAGTCTTATAGCGGGTAGAGCCGCCTTGAACAGGGGCTGGGTACTGCACATTAGCGGTACTAGGATTGCTCTTTTGAAAGTTGGCATATCCTTTAAGCAAGGAGTCTTGTGACCCTTGGTCAAACTTAGGGCGACCACCAGATAGATCCATACCCCCGCCATTACCGCCAAGGCCGCTTGGTGGAGTAGAGTTTAGTGATGGCCCCTTGGGAGCAGCAGCGGGCTTGCCACCAGGGGTGCCCATAGATGCGGGGCCCGCAGCCCGTTTTAAAAGCCTGGCTAGCTTGCTTAAGCTGCTTGATCTCTTAAAGAACACATTATGGAGATTAGCCAACTTATTAAAACTACGCATGATTGATGCCTCAATAAGAATTAAAATTACCTAACTGCTTTAAAGTAGCGGAGAGCTTGATAAGGCTGCGGTTACGCATAGCCTCATAAGGGTCTCCTTCCATTCCAAGGGTCTGTGCCCATGCCGGCTCTGTGCCCATGCCATCTTGCTTTAGCTTGGAAGCGGCACTTACCAGTTCTGGATGCTGCTTAGCCAGAGAGTTGGCCACGTCCCTATGGGCTCTTGACCTCTCTATGAAGTCTGGATTGTCGGTAGCGTATAGCCCTACCTTCCTACCATACCCTGGAATGTTATATATAGACCTTTGATCTTTGTGCTCCGCCGTAGTTCCCTTGGGAAGCTTGTCCATAAGCCTATTATATTCAGGGCTCACGTACCCCACATCCACATCAGATAGGCCCCTTACATCAGGAAGGCCCCCGCTGACATGGTGAAGCTGGTCTCCATAGCCCTCGCCCATGTCCTTAACGAATTGGTGATACACTTCATCCTGAGAGGGGGTGGCAGCAAGCTTACTTACTGGTGACGCGGACATGGCTAGAGACTGAAGATGCTGCAAAGCTTTTAGCCTAGCAGCAGCAGCTGCGGGAGCCATGTAGTTAGTGTTGTTGTTCATGATATCAATAGCCTCAGCTGGGGTGTAGTAACCCCTGTTGGAGGCATTCCAGACATCTAAGTTCTTGTTACCTCTTCGGCCAGCAGCGTCCGCTAAAACAAAGTGTGTCCTGGACCCGGCAAAATTGCGCTTAACCTTGGCCCTATGAGCATCGCTCCAAGGGTGGTCTACGGGATCGATAGGTAGCAACCTCGGATTCTTAGCCGTAATACCTGTCTCTTCCTTAAGCTCTCTCAAAGCAGCTACTAAAGGATCTTCCCCTGCTTCAATTCCTCCGCCTGGTAAGGCAAAGGACTTGTCGCTATCCCAAGTGCCCCCATAGATCTTGCCTTTGGGGTTCTGAGTATAAACCTCAACCCTGTCTCGCCATGGGAGATCGCTAGCGGATAGCTTTAAAAGACTAGCAAGCTTGCTTACGGGCAGCGCTTCATCAAACTCAATATACTTAGAAGGTATCTTTCCCATAGGGGTAACGACGTGTGCGTGTGGAACGTCTGATGCGTAATACTTACCTTCTGTGTCCTTAAAGTCTTTCCACATGTCTTTTGGGTTTTGGCCCCTAGCTATCAAAGACTTAATCTCTTCAGGCGATAGAGTATGATGTCGTTTATTTACAAATTCATTCTGCCCTTTTTCGTCTAAGGCATCATAAGTCTCATCTGAGAACGGAATCAATTCGCTACCTTCCAGCTTGGTAGTGGGGTAGTCCTTCAATAGCTCATGTAAGTTAATTCTAGCTCTAGTAGTATCAAACCTCTTGATTGGGTGCTTATCGTGGATCTTCTCAGGGTCTGTGTCACCAAACAAAGCGGAAGGGCCATTATAGGAGGTTGTCCACGGAGACTTAGCTAGTCTTTCATCCCGTTCTTTGAGCCACCTGTCTGCATCACCATTAGGTCTGGCTATATCTAGCAAGTGTCTGTTCTCGGGTTTTGCTAACTCGTTACCTGATAACAGTCCGTGCTCTTTTACATTCTTAATAGATCCAGATGGAATATAAGAGTGTAAATACATTGGATCCTCAGCTACGCCTGCCAGCTTACTCACCTCATTATCCTCAGTAACTTTCTTCTTCTTACACCCTACTGGGATATAGAACCCAAGTTGTGGAGACGTCTCCAATCCGTAGCTTCGTCGGATGGACTCTAGGTCATCGCTCTTAATAGAGATAGCCCATAGCTTGTCATAGTCACCGGTTGCAGGCAACTCAACTATAGGGCCAAGAGTGTAGTGATAAGAATGCCCTCGCTCAGTGATATGACTAGTGCCGCCTAGCTTGTCCACCTCTTCCTTGGTCATGACCTTGATAGCGCACTCAGTTCTATTGTTGCGCACAACGAATTCAGCCCCTGGCTCATCAAGGGCGTCAAAAACGCCTTTGATAAGCGAAGAGGGGACTGTTAGTTCTAGGTTGCCACTAGGACCTGCTTGAAGCCTACCTGCGAGAGCGTGCACTGAAGTATGATCTGCGTTCTTGTTCATGTATCCGTGAGACTGCCCGTAAGTGAACATTTCAGCGTTGAGAGCTTTAAGCCACTCAGCGCCTTTGATGATTCCTAAAGATAGCGGGGGCATGGTCATTGATTAGTCCAGTATTACTCTTTTGTTTGGTATTGTTTTGTTGGTAGGCATAGTTTTAGGCGTTTGCCGCTGGCCCATAGGCGCTGGTGGCATCTTCTGCTTCCCGCCTGCGCCAGGCAAAGGCCTCTGACCTTGTTGTCCGCCATTAGGTGTAAACGTGGCTCTAGGCTTAACCTTTCCACCCTGTATGGTGCCTTGATATGATCCATTGCCTGCATTACCAGTAGCGTTTTGTAGCTTATTCATGTTAGCTTTCTCTTCGGCTTGATCTTCAAAGACATCTTTAAAGGCTGGGTCATTACGCAAGCTATAGCGAGGCGTAGCAGCTGGGGTGCCTTGCGCTCCGCTTGGTTGAGTTTTAAAGCCTTTCTGATCATAGCCCGCCTGAGGAGTGAATTGAGCTCCTTCAGTTCTGTACCCTCCTTTACCGTCAGGGAATACTCTTCCAGTGGCAGTGCCGCCACCAGGGCCGCTGACGCCGGCCGCTGATCTAAGCGCAGCCGCCTGCGCTCGCGCGTTTGCTATCTCTTGTTCCTGCTGTTTCTTATAAAAGTCTAAAGCTGGGTTACCTGCCTTCTTGTAGAAGGCCATCTTACCCATCATCGCACCAAACGCTGCTGCTTTTTCTAGTCTGTTCATTAAAATAACCTCTTAGGTGTTTTACTTTCCATAACAGGGGCGGTGGCCGGCTTAGGAGTCGCATTAGCTGGAGCAGGGCTATTCTGTGTGTTTGATCCAGGCTTCGGTAAGAAGCTAGCAGCATTTGGGTTTGTGTAACTGCTTGATTGAATTTCCCTGTCTGTTCCTTTGTCTTTTACGGCCTGAGCTTTGGCGTTATCGGATACCTTCTGCTTCCATCTTTGCATTGCTGTCGAAGGGGCGCCTTGTGGACTACCCTGAGCACCGCCTTGAGTAGTAACAGAAGACCAATCTATGTTGTTACTCGTGGGCTGCTGCCCTTGAGGTGTAAAAGTAGCTCCAGGCTGAACTACTCCTTGCCTAATTGTACCAGTGGCTGTGCCTGAGCCGTAAGCGCCAGCAGCTGATCTCACTGCATCGCCTTTGCTTTTTAGGCCCTGTCGAGTCTTATAGATGTCATTCTCTCTGGGAGAGTAAGCCTTACCGTCTATGGGCGCAGGCCTAGGTAAGTTATCAGCGGTGTACCTTGGCTGTTGAGCGGGCTGATTTCCTTTAGGCAGAAAATCTCCTGCATTGGGGGCAGTCCATGTATCTCCAGCTGCTAGCTTCCCCATCATCGCTCCAAACGCTGCTGCTTTTTCTAGTCTGTTCATTAAAATAACCTCTTAGGTGTTTTATTTATCATAGCTATCTACTCGGACCATAAGGGTAACCGCCGTATGGTAGGTAACTTCCATCTTGCTGTGGGTATGTTATAAACCCTTTTGCATTAAATTTTGGGCCAGGCTTAACTAGGCCATAACGTTCAGGAAATTTAGCCCTTAATGCAGCTCTACCAGCATCAGGATCGGCTTCATTATATGGTAAATCTAGGTTCTTACGAAAGTGGGCTTCTGCGGCATCGGCGGCTTCGTTATTAAAATTTCTAATGTTAGGATTATTCAAATCAATTCGGTCAAGATTGTCTTTATCGGATTTAGATTTAGATAGTATTTGCTGCAGAAATTTCTGTCCTGCCGGTGCGTGTAAATCTCCAATCTTGTATTTCTTTGCTAATTCGGCCATCTCTCTATAATCCATATCCATGCCTGGAGCAAAGCTGTGAGTCCCTTCCATATGCTTGCCAGTTACATCTTTAAAAGCTCTAGAACCTTGACCAATTTCATTCCAAGTTGCCCCTAACTCCTGAACTGCACGTAGGTCATCTGGCTGTAGACGGTCCCCGGACATTCCCGGAATGCGTGTGCGTATAGGTTTGCCGCTTGAATCAGTATAAGCCGTGCCTTTAAAATCATCTTGATAGGCCGCATGACCAAGTTCGTGGAGTCTTACGTTGTTTTGAGCGACAAAGCTGTCTGGGTAACCATTCTTTTTTTGCCTAGGCCCACCCCACCCAGCCGGAGAGTATGCATACTGAACAGCATATGGATTAACCCCTTTAGGCCTAATATCAGTATTCATAATGCCCGGCTTTTCTCCTGGCTTTGTTTTACCTATCGGCGGCGGCGGCCTTAGGAAATTAGAATGCGGCTCAGAGTTGCCTACTATTTGGTTACGACTCCAACTACCAGGCGTCAGCCTAGGAGGACCGTACCCTTTACTAGGCCACTCTACATGCGATATAGGGGCTTGATTTGATTGCTCATCGCTTATATCCCCCATCCTTTTATTCCAATCATCAAACTTATTAGCGTCTTTAAGCTGATTAGTCAGATTTGTATGAAAAGAGTACCTTGCCTGGCCTAATGTTGAAGGGGCGCCTTTAAACCGCTCTTCAGTTGCAGGGTCCAACCCTCTACTATAGTTCCATCTCATAGCGTTATTAACCGCATCGGTGCGGGGGAATAGTCCATCGCCCTGGTATCCCGAAGGTAGCCTTGGTTGATCAGTGGCTCCACGTAATGCCCCAGCTGGGTTTATAGCTCTTCCACGTAATTGCATGTTAGGGTAGCTGTTACCCTTAAGCTGTACTTTGGCAGACGGCTCTGCAGAGCTTTCAGGAGAGCTCTTAGTCTGCTTAGGAAAAAAAGCAGCATCTGCGTGCTTAAGCAAGGCTGCTCTCTTCCCCATCATGACCCCAAAGGCTACTGCTTTTTCTAGTCTGTTCACTATGCGTAGCCTCCTGCTTGGGGTTTCATAACTCCACCCTTAACGATAGACAGTAACTGTAGTATGGCTTTATCAGAGAGTGACTTGTTCTTCATCAAGGTTGGTAGGTTCTTCCTAAGAATATCACCACCAGGGTTTCTTCCAGCTTCTTCTAACGCCTTCCGTGCCTTTTCTGGGGTATCTATTAGAATGTTCTTACCTTTAGCCCATTCTCGTTTGATCTCTGCTAGGTGAGCTTTAAACTCTTCTGGATCTAGGACGTACTTTAATTGGTCTAAATTAAGTCCTGTACGAACCTGATCGGCAATGCTCATCACTGGTTTTTCTAACAGCTTACCGTCATGTAACGCTGCGTGACTAAGCTCGTGTCGAAGGACTGTTAGTTGCTTCGCAGCACCTTGCCATAGCTTAGAGTAAGGGTTAATTCTGACGTCGCCTTCCGTTCGTGTGCCTAGGTATGGCCTCCCCTTGAAGGTAGTAATCCCGCCTAAACCATCATTGTTCCTAGATTCCTCTGGCCAGTCCGCTCTTCGGTTACTTACCGATATGAGTTTATCAAGAGCACTGGGTAGCCAAGTAACTAGCCCGCTTTTTCCAGCAGCTTCTTGATGAGGTTGCGCAGAGCTAACAGCCTTTTCTAACCCCCCTGGTACACCCTTATAAGCATCCTCTAAGAAAGGACGAAGACTCGCCGTAGCTCTCGTCTCGGGCGGTAATGCTAAGCCCTCCATAACTGTCGGTGTGGGTTCATAAGGGTTCTTAGCGGGTTGGCCAGGGATATAAGGGCTTCTAGGGCCGCTAGCTGCGTTAGCTACGCCTGAAAGGCCACCTATAAGGCCGCCAGCAAAACCGCCTATGCCTAAGCCAGTCATGCCGCCATGAAAGGCGCCAGACAAAATGCCCCTACGCTTATATAGGAGGTTGCCATCGTCATCAACATAGTAAGGCTTCTTAGTTCCATGCTCATCTTTGTAAAAGCCACGCCTATTTGAAGGGCCTTCTGTCTCTAACTCTTCAGAAAAGCCGGGGTTTATAGCGCCTATCAATCCACCGCCAAGAGCGCCAATACCACCGCCTACAAGAAAACCACTAGCAGCTGGCGATAAGTCACCGCCACCGCCACCTCCGCGCCTAGCGTACTTCATAGCAGCTTGCTTGCCCATCATTGCTCCAAACGCCGCTGCTTTGTTTAACTTACCCATGGACTTATCCTTTGATGTTTGTTTGTTCTTAACCTTTGCCTTTATGGTTTCCCTTAGTGCCTCAATCTGCCTAAGCGCTTCGTCCTTTGGAATATTATGCTCGCTGGAGTAGGCCCCAGCATACTCATCCATGTATTTCTTTATAGCCTGCTCATTTCCCAAAGCCTCCCTCTCGCCATAAGACTTACCCAAAGAGGCCCCTAGGTTACCGCCGGTTATTGCACCTGCAAGGCCACCCACAGCAGTTCCTAGCGCTCCTAATTGTGGAAAAACAGGAAGGCTGTTCGCACCCATAGCATAAGCCAAAAGAGGTGGGCCAGCTAGGCCAAGGGCCCCACCAGCTACAGTGCCAAGCGCACCGCCAATGCCAGATCCCCAGTAGCTACCAAGGCCCATAGGCTTAAGCCTAGCTGCCTGCTCTAGGGTCCTGGTTAGTAGTTCTGGGTTAAGCTTAGTCTTTGCAGCGCCTGTTAACAGGCGGTCTTTACCTTTACGCCATGCTGCGTGCTCTTGCCATAGGCTTGGAGAGAAGGTTTGGTACGCAGACGCCATCGTCCTTCTTAAAAGGCTGTCCTTAGGATACTCGTTAAAGTCTATTGCGTGCCCAAGCTCGTGCATCATCACGCCGGGGTTGCCAGAGGGGAGCCAGACGTTGTCAGCGGTGTAGTGATAAGCATCAGGCATTGACTGCGTAGTGACAGAGGTAGGGCCTTCAAAGGATTTAACTATCGTGCCGTCTTCATTTATCGTGAACCTGCCCTCGCCCTCTCCAAAGTTATCCACTTCCATGCCGTATGGGTTTTCGTAGTTTGCCTTATAACGCGCTGAGTTTCTAGGATTAGCGTTAACCCTAGCCTCCATGTCATTTAATCTAGTTCCGTTGAGTTCTACCCTCGTGTTGTCTAGCGCACCATGGAGAGAGCCCGCCTGCATAGCGTTAGCTAGCAAAGTAGCGTCGTTTAACTTAACCGCAGCAGAGGGTTTATTAGACATGGAAGGGAAGTCGGGCTGCCTGACTCTTTTATCAAACAGCTGCTCAACTTCTACAGCTTCTTTAGTTAACGGAGGTAGCCTGCGCATCGCTCACTTCCTTATTTGCCGTGAACTGGAGGAGCACCAGGTATCCCGGCTTTGGCGCCCTGCCACGCAAGACTACCCAGATGTGCATAGGCGTTGCCAGTGCCCCGAAGCAAGCCCAGGGAGGCGCCCCCGACAGGTAACATAGTCGCAACGGCCCCTAAAGCGTTAGCGTCATCCTGCACATCCTGCTTAATAGCTTCACCTTTAACGCCTTTAGTAGTTGGGGCACTTTTATCTTGTCGATAGTCCCGTCTAAAATCATTGTAATTGCCCATCTCTCGTTGCTTGTCAGACAGGCCTGGGACGTTGTTGTAAGGTCCGGATTTTCCAGTAAGAGTATCGTTAACTTTAGAGTTAAAGCTAGCGTCAGCCTGCTGCTTAGCAAAGGCTGAGTTTATTTGCCCCTGCTCTGGGCTAGGGTTGTGGATGTTGTACTGAGGAGGCGCTTGTGGATCTCTTGGAGCAAAGCCTTGAAAGGGGTTTGTGTTTGCTGCAGGCCCGCCAGTGCTTCGCCCAGAGGACGCTCCACCAGCGCCAGGCCCCCTAGGTGGAGTGGCCGGTACTCCATTGGGAGTACCCATTTGCTGGCCAGTGCCGGCTCTCTTCCCCATCATTGCTCCAAACGCTGCTGCTTTTTCTAGTCTGTTCATAGCTTTTATATACTCCGGTGGAATTAAATCAGTAACGTAGTGCTCGTCGTGCCCGCCTAGCCCCTTGGCTAACTCGTGAACCTTGAAGTCGCTAGGAAGATCTATTCTTAAAGGAGGCGCTGGAGTTCCTTGAGCTAACATTTGACGAATCCAGCCTTTACCTTCTTCTTTTGCTTTGGCCATAGCTGATGTTTTGGCGGCCATATTGGCGTAAAATTCAGCGTATGAAGGCGAGGTTGTAAGAAATAGCTTGGGTCTAGGATCTTTCTCGTTCAACCCAGGCAAAGTGCCGCCACCGCCCCCCACGTAACTTGGGTCAAGCCCTGTACGTAAAATACTATCTATTCGGTCTGGATACGTGCCGTGATAGAACGTTCTAAACTTGTTTTCAGGTTCCGCAAGCGGCTCAGCCATAGACTAATACCCTTACGCTGCATCTTGGTTAGAAACTATACTAAGTCCGCCGTTATCCAATCTACGTCTTAAAGACCTAAGCTCATCCTCTAATTGAATGACCTTAGTTCTTAGCTCGTCGTTCTCCTTACGACAGTTACGCCTGTCGTTGTAGAGTTCTTCTATGTCCTTCTTAAGGTTCTTCATCTCTTCCCTTAGGAAGGTCTGCATGTCTTTGGATGACTCTACTATGAGTCGGTACTCGCTGAAGAGCGTATCATTCTCATGGTGCTCTAAGCGCTGCTTCTTAAAGATGATCTCTTTGGTCTTTATGTCAGCTTCCTTTGCCGCTTTAAGCTTATTTACATAAATAAAGGAAATGGCCCCCGCAAGGGAGCCAGCAGCACCAAATAGAATGCTTATCGCAGACAATATGATGTCTAGCTTAAAGTCCATAATGTTAGACTCCTCAAAACAATTAAGATTAATACTTCCTTGGGGGAGCATTGTTTACATCGTTGAAGGTGTCAGGATTAGCTTTAGGAGATTTGAACATTTTACCCATCATGTTTTTAACATCCGGAGCTACCGCTCCCGCTGCCATAGCGCCTGGAACCAAAACGTTCTTGTTAGCTGCAGCTAGGATAGGATTGCCGCCGTTTCTTGGGTTCATCATGCCGCCTAGGAAGCCAATACCGGCGTTTGCAGCACTATGAGCTCCTTCAAGCCTTCGTTTAAAATCGTATATCCCATCACCGTTTGGTCCTAGTTGTGATTGTATGAACGGCCCTACTGCGTCTTCAATCCCCTTGCTGACCCTACCGCTAATATTAGACCCCATTGTTTTAAGTTGGTCAGCAGGTGTTGGCTGACCCGCCATTGGAGGGTTTGCAGCCCTCTTAAAGAACACCCTATGAAGATTTGCTAACTTATTGAAACTGCGCATGATTGTTACATCCATGTAAGTGTGCATTAAAAACCCAGTCTAAAACCTCTCCAGATCCCCTACCCTGGAGACCGAATTGGAACTTAATCCAACAGCAGGCCAGCAAATTGAGCGTAATACTGCCCGCCCCTCCTGCCATACCTAATCAGCTTTCGCCATGGTACGGGTTCCGAGTCTGTAGAACAGGCTTCCTGCCATTCGTCTATCAGTACCTAACCAGTTGACGCCCTCAACTAAGTCCTAGACTGGGCCCGTATTGTTCCAGAATCCCATCTAAAAGTCTATCATAAATAATAACATGGTTACATAGCGCAATCTCTTTTGTCCTCAAAGTCATGCCCAAACAGCTTTATGCCTGTTGCAGCCCCTTTTTAGAGAACACCATGCCGTTGTTTTTAAAGAACTCTCGCTTCATTGTGCTTACATTTTTTGCTGTGTTCGTAAGCACTGGGCAGAATGTAAACCCATACCTGCTAAATAGATCTACCCAGTAATCTGCAGACTTACAGTTAACGTGGTGATGCCCCCGCTTACCTGGAGGAGCAAAGGTCATGAACACATAGTTAGCTGCCTGCATTAACTGCATATAGTTGTCTTCAAACTTACTTTCTACATGCTCCACAAACTCACAAGACCATATCATGTCTACTCGCTTATAACTGTAGGGGCCTTGAGTAAAGTCATGAAGAATAAACCAGTCGTCAGTTCTCTGAAGCGTGAAATCTCCGTCTATGCCATAGGCTTCTATGCCTCTAGCTCTAGCTGCCTCTACCATTCCGCCAGTGCCGCAGCCCACATCTAATAGCGTGGTTACCCCTAGCTTGTTCTTGGCGTATAGAAGCAGGCCTACGTCTATATGTGTTACGTTAGCATGCCCGCCGAGATGATTAGGTAACTTGCTGGTTGAGTTCATGAGGAAAGTGCTTTCTAATTAGGCACTTAGGTTAAAGTGCGCCAGGGGGCATGTAAGGAAACTCATCATCGCCGTCTTCCGTATCAGCGTCCTCTAGGTCGCTTAGCTCCCTAAAGATAAAGCTAGCCTTGCTAATCATATCTAAGCGAGGAAGCTTAGGGAAGATTAGGCGCATAGCCTCTTTAATCCTACTAACATTACGAGTAATCATGCAGTCATCAGGGGAGTTGAGCCCTATCTCTACGATGATCTCCATGTAAGGAGCCTCAGGCTCATCATCATAACCAGAATCTAATAAGTCCTTATCATCATCGTCATCATCGTCCTCATCATCGTCATCAGAGTCTTCAAAGGTAATATCCCCAATATCGTAGTGCTCGCTATCACTATCAGAATCGCTCTCTCCTGGCTCGCCCTCTTGTCCCGTCTCGCCTTCTAAGCCATGGTCTACGTGCCATTCAGCTTCTTCCTCTTCGTCTTCTCGCCTGTGCCTCTCTATGCGAGCTCTGTGCTCCTCAAGGTCAGCTTCGGTTATGGTGTTAGACTCTTCGTCCCTCATAGTTACAGCTTGCATGAACAAAGGCCCAATCTTACCAGAGTCATCTTTGATCTGGGCAGAGGCGACTACCTTCTCAAAGTGCGCTACTAAGTCTTTTTGGGTTGTGAAGCCTGACTCAGACAAGATGTCAATGATCTTAGTAGAGTCATATACAGCAATGCACCCACTCTGAGGAGCGGGCACTACACCTACAAAGGCTTCGTCATAGCCTTCCATGAGCTTGATGTCTGGATAAAGGCTCCTTAGCTCCTTCAACGTCATGCGAGCGGCGCGCTTTCTCATAGCTATTCTTCCTCATCTTCAGGTAGTTCATCCGACCCCTTAGAACTCATAGACATAGACAGGGCTATGGCAGCCGGGACGCTAATACCGCCAGCTATTAAAGCCTTTTGTAGCGAAGTCAGTCCAGCCTTTGCTGCATTAGCCTGTGCGCTGGCGCCTGCCCCGTCTTGAGCATTAGGGGTGTCAACTCCTTTAGCCTTTAACAGAGCCTTCAAGTTTGATATGGCATTCATAGGATTTAGCTTTGACTTTGTCTCTGGGCTAAATTGACGATAGGCGACCCCTGCTGGATACGCCGCTGTGTACCCCAAGTCACTAATGCCATAACCTACAGGGTTGAGCATGCCAGAACCCAAGTTGTAAGCCCCTTCACCTACCGACTTAACAAAGTTGGGTGAGGGCCCCGGCAACGGGGGCTTTGGAGGATTAAACTTCCCAGCCATTTCTTTAGCAAATTGCTGCGCTCCGGTAAGTGCCTTAGGGGCTGCCTTGACTGCGTTAGGCAATACCTTAGGAGCAAGGGAGGCAGCCTCCCTTGGAATAAGCAGGTTAGCAAGGCCCTTAGCAGCATTAGTGCTTCCTTGGCTGATGCCTCTGGCCATCATGCCCACGCCAGGCGCTAAAGTGGCCCCAAGAACATCACCATAAGGGTCACGGTTATCACGGTTAATATACTGCCCCATACCAGGTCCGCCTGCTGCGCCGTAGACTGACCCCTTTGCTATACTGTTGGCTAACGTCCATTGTGGAGTAAGACTCATAGCGCCGTATATCGGGGCTAGCACTGCTGATAAGCGACTGCCTTTACCCGCATCTGTTATAAGCTGACTCATAGTGCTAGGGCCGTTTAGCTCATAGTCCTTACCTCCTGACAAGGCCCCACTCACGGTAGATACGGCACCAGTCAATTTATCTCTCTCTGCCCTGAGCTGAGGTATCATCTTGAGCCTAGCCGGGTCTCCTGATGCGATAGCTGCAGTTATGCTTTGATTGTATCCCTTGATCCTATCACCCTTCTCAGCCATAAAGTTGCCGCCATTGATAACTTGATCGACATTACCAAGGTTTCCAAGTACCTTGTTAGTGGGCTTTCCAAAGTTAGCAAGTGCGTTAACCGTGTCAGCTGCTTCGCCTACAGGCTGTACAGCGCCTAGGCCAAAGTTCTCTTGAAAGTTGCGTACGGCGCTGTCTGATTGCCCAACCCCCGTCTGCCTAAAAGCATCAGCGCTACCAACTGCTGCGCTGGCTTCTCCGTTTCCAGTTAAAACATCGGCCCTGTACCTTAGCTGAGATAAGAGGCCTGGAGGTAAGGCTTTGATCTTATCTTGGTACTCAGGCGGTAGCATCTTAACTCTCTGCTCGAACGTACGAGAATCAAGTGTATTGCCTAAGACATTCATAAGATTTATTGGCTGGCCCCCCATAAAGCCGGGGATAGCTACTGGCCCGAGGATCTCTTCGTGCTGCTTGTAGATTGATTCATCTAGGGTTTGGATCTTGCTGGCTATGGCTAGGGAGTTGGGATCCTTAGACTGCCTAAGCATATTAATCGTATCCGCCTTGCGAGCATAAGGCATGTTAAGCACGGCGTTAGACTGCTGCTCTGGGGGTAGCTGCGAGAAGTTGTTAGCCAACTGCTGATTCTTAACATTATAGTTTAACTGTCGGCCTATAGTGTAAGGCGACTTGGGATCGGAGCTTGGAGCTGCGTCTAAATTGATTAGATTAAGCCCATTGGCGAACTCTGCTATTGGCCTGTCAGGATCGTCGAATAACCTAGCTTTACTACCTGTCTCAAAGGCGCCATAAAGGTCCCCCTTAGCTGGGGCTGGCCCATTAGCGCCAAACTTAGACTCTAGCTTGTCTAGGAAGTAGGGAACTTCCGATGCGTCCATTGGTTTGGTAGGGAACGCTTTGTTATATTGTTCGGCAAACGCATTTACTGCCGCAGGCTCATAGTTTTTACCTAGATAACCATTATAGTTTGTTTTTGTGTAGTTTGGAGAGTCAAGTGAGTAGTCAGCCGCTATCGTAGCCGGAGTAATGTTAGGCTTAGCCAAGGGGTTAGGAGTCGCAACAGGCGCAAAAGGATTAACAAAGGGTGCCGCTGGCTTAGCCTCAACAGGTGCCGTAGGCTGTGACAGCATACTGGCCCTTGATACCGTTGCAGGCGCTGGTGCTGGCTGCTTAGTAGCTAAAGAAGAAGGTGGGCCCATCATCTCGGGCATAGAGGGAGCGGCTGGCATTGAAGGGGGCGCCAACATACTAGCCCTTGAGACAGTTGCGGGGGCTGGAGTTGGGGCTGGAGTTGGGGCTGGAGTTGGGGCTGCCGCTTCGTTTGTAGCCTCAGACTTATTCTTAATCATGCCTTTAAGCTTGTCGATACCAGTGGTGACTTTGTCCTTAACACCAGTAGCAACACTAGACACTTGCTTGCCTATGTTAGAGAAGATATTGTCCTGCCCCTCAGGCGGCTTGAAGCCTTTAGCAATAGTACTGTACAAGTTCTTAGATGCGTCCATGATCTTGTTAGACGCTTCAGGTACGTAAGACTGCAACGTTGAGGCTAAACCGCTGAGGTCAGCTTGCTTGGTAGTGGAGACGTCTCCACTGCGTGTAGTGTACGGCCGCTCAGTGTACGCAGGCGTACGGTAGCCCTGTGTTTTTATGTAAGAAGAAGGTATGTAAGGGGTTACGTCGTCGAAGGAGGCTGATTTATTCACATTAGCACTTAACGGCCCTTTAAGCAACTCCGTTTGAGCTAAAAATCTATTATCTTCTCTTTGACCTAACCTCTTTGCTGGAGGGGGCTTAGCAGAAATGTCTTTAGGGCTTATCGAAGAATGTCGAAAAGATCCAGACTGACCTAGCCCACTGCCTAGTGCGCCTAATGTAGCAATAGCCGCTTGCTTACGGCTCTCTTTAAGGGACATGGATATAACCTCAGATAGGGGAGACTAAGGGAACCATCTTGCCTTCACAGAGAACCACCTTGTCTGAGGCAACATCCCTGCAGTAGTCGATAAAGTGATCAAAGAACTCGGAAACAACCTGCTGCTCACCCAAGGGTACGGTACGCACCTTAACTCTAGCACGCAGGAAGTCTTGAACAACGTTGTCTAAAAAGGAATCAGCGCTCTCGCCATTGTAAAGCCTTAGCATTGGCTTCTCTAATGGGGTTCTTTTTTTAGCCATGGGACACAGCTCCTGTTATAGGCGCTGAAGTATCCAGCTGCCTTATAGAGTTCTGCTGAAGGGATGGGAGCCCTCCAGTAATCGAAACGGTAGCGGTCAGATTGGGGACAGTACTGATCTGATTAAACGGAATACGCTCGCCATTAGATAGCAGCAGGCCTATCCCTTGATCAAGATACTCCATGCCTATGACTGGCTGCTCGCTTATCTTATTCTTACTAAAATCAACAAAGAGCCTTACAACGTCGGCTTGCTCTTTAGTAGTGGTTGGTTCTTTTAACCAGTGATCCATGAGCCACGTCAAGAGGTCTGGATCATTAGCTGTCGAAATGTTAAACCCAAAGCCTTCTTTCCAAGCTTTGATAGTATTAGCGTCCATTCTATAAGTCCTTTCTATTGATGACCTATCGCATGTTTAGCTTCATAACAGTCAGCCCCACGGCAACTATTAATGAGCCCAGCACTACATACTTATTAACATTGAGACCATAAAAAACAAGGGGAACAAGGTAATCAATCGATATTACCGAAAACTCCCAACAAAGGCTAAATAAAAAGATGCGCTCCTTGTTATCAATAAGCTTGATGCCTGATACCCATAAAGAAGAAACCATAATACCTATCACTATGGATAGCCATGGGTAGTACCAGGCATTTCTTATGTTGTCGTCATAGCATAGAACTAGGGAGAGGGAATAAAGCGTCATGACAGCAAGAATGATAATCCATTCCATACCATTAGCACCTCATTAAAGATTAGTTACTTAGATCATACCCTAGATGAGGGAGTGGCTGATAGCTAAAAAAAGAACCAGAGGCTTACCCGTGAAGGTAAGCTTCTAGTTTGGCCTGCTTCAACCGCTGATACTCAGCGGCCTCCTCCAACAGGCCTCTTATCGCCTCTAAAACACGAAGGGAACCTTCGTGATTCTGGTCCTCGTGAAGGGCGACGGCTGCGTCGCACTCTGCCTTTACCTGGTCCATTAAAGCTTCCATGTTAATCTCCTAAAGAATGAGTAGAACAACCCACAAAAAGTTCGTAGGTTTGGCCCCGTTTTTACAGGTACGGGTAACCATTATATTATGACGCACTTAGAGGTTGAATTAAGCTGCGACGAAAAAAGGTCGCTGGCGACGAAACGTAACTCACCCGTAACTCACCCGTAACTCAGATGCCTTGTTACGTGTTCGATGTGAGTGGAGACGTCTCCACTAGCTGATAGATAAAAAAAAGACACATGAGACCGGGGTTTAACCCGGTAACCTCATGTATCCCTCTTTGTGGAAGTTTCATCCACACCCACTTATCTACGGCTGGTTACCGCCCACTGTTCTTAGGCCGTGGGGCCTGAGAGTAATAGTTGCAGTTTATAGTCATGCCAAGGACTTGCAGTGTTAGCCACTCACTGTAAGGCGGTGAGACGCCGAGCAAGTTAACGTCCTGCTCAAGACGTGCACCTCACTAAGATGCCGATAAATTCTACGCCAGTAGTTACTTGGCATAGTGTGGAAGTTTCATCCACATCCGTCCCCGGCCGGTAGCCGCCCATCTGTTGAGTCAGTGGGAACCTGCAGTTTAACGTCATGCATGGACGCCCGCGATAAACTTTAAGTGAAGCAGTTTAACGTCCTGCTCAAGACGGAAGGAATTTACATCCTTCTTTGGAGACACTTCCCACCAATAGGGGAGGCTAGCCTGCAAGAATTCGTGTTCTTGCCTACCAGAGACTTTATGCTAGCCGTGTCTCTGGCGGTTCCTATTGCAGCACCAATCTGACCGGAACTATCAGTTGGGCTCCCGAAACAACTTGTTTAAAGTCCTTCTCGGGTAGGACCGATACCTATCGGTATCCATTATATTATGACGCGTTTGTAGGTCGAATTAAGCCTTGATGCCGCCTATGTCTGTACGCACAATGTCGTGCTCCGATAGCTCAGACCAGTAGATCTCTAAAGCTTCAGTCTCTTCTAAAGCTTCAAACTTATGGTTCAAGCCAGGAGGTATCTTAATGCACTCGGTAGGCCTAAGCGTGATGGTGCTCTTTGTAGTGCCATCTGGGTTGTAGCAGATAACCACTAGCTTACCTGAGACTATATAGAATTGATTCCACTTATGCTGGTGAAAGTGATTAGAGCAGTATCCACCTTTGAGGATATGTATGTGGCAGATCTGAAAGGAGTTATCCAAATGAATGATATGGTTTCGGCCCCATAACTTCTCTTCTTGTCGTACAGCTAGAACGTCCATGAGTTAGCCCTCTATAATCTTCTTCCATGCTTTGTTAAAGCTAGCTCTCTTAGTCTTTCTACTCAGCTTAGTTCGCTTGTTCATGCCCGCTAGGCGGTTATCAATTGCAATCGTAGCCGACTCTATAAACTGAACCGCATCAGGCTTAGCGAACATAGGCCCATTGGGGGCCCCGCCAGCATCACACGGCACTAGCATTCCGTTGATGCCGTCTATGATTATATCAGACATAGGTGGCATGTCATAAGCAATAACTGGTGTTCCCATGTATAACGATTCTATACCTACAAGGCCAAACCCCTCGATCTCAGCAGGCCACAGTACTAGGTCATGTGCTCCATACAGCAGCAAGGAGCTTACACAGGTCGACGTATCAATCACAGCCGCTATCTTCTTGTTCTTATGTAGGAAGTGGCGAATCTCCTTAAGTACATTCCACGACATGCACTTAGGGCTATACGAGACAGTAATAGAGGCATGAGGGCACCTAGCGCTCACACCCGTCAGAATATCAAATAAAGAATCCAAATCACAGCGCAGTCCTTGGCTTGCGTGCAATGGCACCAGCACCTTAGGATTCTTAACATTGACTCCGCTACTTGACTTTCTAGTAACAGGCAGCGGGCTGTCCCACGCTATGGTTGATACGTTGCTCAGCCTGTACTCTTTCTTAAGCAACTTAGCTACATCGGCACAAGGGGCTACCGTGTGGGCGCACATCTTAAATGACTTCTTAGTATACCCTGGGAGGCAGTCCCATGGCGCTAAGGCTATGGTAACAATGTTCTTACCTACTGCCTGCACTGACTCCTTAGTGGGAGGCACAGGCCATATGATATGAGTAATACCTTTAAGCCACCTAGCATAAGTCATCTCTTTTGGGGTGACAACCATAGAGTCCCACTCACAGCCATAGACATGGCTCTTCCTTCCAGTGCTGAATAAGGTGGTCTCGTATCCCATGCTACGAAGAGAGTCAGATAGGCGTAGAGCTGCATAAACTGCATCGTGAGGCTTGTACTGAACATCAAAGCCTATCTTCATTAGGAATCCTGTCAGTTATGCGTAAACAAGTAGCCGTCTACCTTTGCTGCAGAAAAACTGGGCTGTATCATCAAGTTATTAATGTAGAACCAATCAGCTGCAAAGTCTAAGCTGTCCCATTTAACCAAACTAGTCAGGGCTGAGCTAGCCAACCAAGCACCAGCATCTATCTTACCTCGCTTAAGCTCAGTCTTGATGGGGGCCCATAACTTGTGACTATGTACCATGTTACAATAAACAAAGCCAGCCTTCATTCTGTGCGCCTCAGACAGCATCCACTCAAAGTACGTAGGTGCATACCAAGAGTCAGCGTTCATAGTCCCTATCCAGTTGCACCCAAACTTAATAGCTAAATCAAAACCAGGCTGCCTCATGTTGTGGCCAAACTTATTAGTTCTCTCCTTGGTGCATATAACATCAAAGCGGCGATCTCCTGCGATGGCCATGTCGCATACCACCTTGTCATCAACAGATAACCAAGGCCCATCATGAAAGATGAATATCTTAAAATTGGAGAATGTCTGCTCTTTAAGAGCATGAATCAAAGAGGCCAGCCCATCAGACCTACCATACGCCACTAACGATATGCCTATCTTAGCCCCCTTAGGAAGCGCCTTCTTACCTAGCTTATTCCAGAACCTCATGGGGCTACCCTCAATGCGCCTTTACCAGCCCGCTTAATATTAGGATGCCTAGTCACACCTCGATAATGAAAGACAAAGCTAGAACAAGCAACAGCAGTAGTAAACCCTAGCTTACGCCAGCGCCCAATCAACTCGTCCTCGTTCTTAACCATCTTGAACTTAGGGTTGTAAAAGGCCCCAATAGAATTGTAGGCCCCAGCCAGCCAAGTAGAGCTTGAAGCTGCCATACAGAACCCATTAAGAAGTGAATGATCTACCTTACCAGAGTGATTAAGGATGAGCTCAGATGAGACCGCTTTAAGGTACTCATCCGAGTCATCTACTTTGTAGTTACGGCAATAGTGCTTGACGTTCTGCTTACTCCTGTGCCCCGGTGCATTCGTCGTCGGCCCCACTGCGTTTACGCCTTTTGCGAGAGCTTCTACGATTCCCTTGCTCCACATCGGGGGAAACTTCAGGTCTGAGTTCCCTGTCACTATTATCTGGCACTTGTTCTCCAGAGCAAGCTGTATCCCCTTGTTCCACGACCGGGTTAGGTTCTTGTCGTTCTTCGGGAACCGATGCAGCAGAAACTGGCTCTTCGGATACTTCGCCCAATCCGCAAGGTTCCATTGAGGACTCCCGTCGTCCACAAGAATCACTAGGCAGTTCGCAGTGTTCTTCAGGCAGCTTTCCACAGCTATTTTTGCATATGCGAACTGGTTGTACGTCGGTATTATCACCGCAATCTTGGGCTGGGATGCCGCAAGGGGCGTCGAGCTCAGAACAAGGTTCTTCTTCTGGAAACGGGGCGGCTGCAGGAACGCTGACCTCCTCTGGCTCAACTGTGTTAATCATAGGAATGGACTCAGGAACAGAGTCAAGGTAAGTGACGTCAAGGAAGGTAAGGTCTGGCATTACCTCTTGTGGTTCTGGGTCAGCTGGCATCCCAGCCTCAGCTAGCAAAATAGACTCCAAGCCACCTAACTTAGCTGGGGTTAGCTGAGCAGCGCACGACACCAATAGGCATTGAACATTGACTGGCCAAGAACCGTTAGAGTAAGGGTCTTGATTAATAACATCAATAGGAGACGCTACTTCAACAGTAATCCCATAATCACTCTTTAAAAG